AAAACCTTGTGTTATCAAGGGATTAAAGCAAAACCATAAAATCGAGAAAACTGGAATAAGTTGTTATATCTTGATATAATTTGGTATATTTTGATGTATTGATGGAGACAAAATGGAGACTCTTCAAAAACCGTGGAGACAAAATAATAAAGAACTAGAGACAAAGAATCTTTGCAAATCGTAAAAAATAGGGCATACAGAAATTAATCTGTATACCCTATAATTTTATGCTAACATATTGTCGTCAAGTTCAATGACGCATTTACCATAGCCTGTCTGATCATCACATGCAAGATACTTTTTAGTATCAATACTAAATACATATCTGTTTCCCTGGTTCTTGTTAATCAAACACCGATACAAGCCATTTATAACGGTATTTTTCCCCGGTAGCGGAATCACTGTCATAACTACATAGTCATCTGCATATCCATATGTACTTTCGCAAGAAATACTATATGTCTCGCCACCATCAATCCAGAATCTGTACCCAGATCCTATATATCCGTATACTCCGATATTTGAATTATCCTGTAATGTCGCTGTACTTATCAAATATGATAACTGTGTTCCTGTCGTCATTGTGTCTGAAATAAATACAAAGAATGTCGCTCCATTTTTCCCGTTTGCATATCTTAGCCTGAAATTCTTTGCACTGTTTCCATTCATATTCTGGTTAACTACCGTTGCTGGTTTGTTTGTTCCTGTCTGTTCTACACCGTTTATGTACTGCCGAATCGTAAAATTACTGCCGGATATAGAACAAATGAATCCATCTTTTGTAGACTCTCCGCTATACAGAATCCACTTGCTGCCGCTTGTGACTGTACTTAACTTACATCTAAGCGCATCAGCAATCTGCTGCATCACTTCATCCGTGATTGTTACAATATAGCTGTTGTCAACCAAGTTTGACAACATTAACTCCTTATATCCTTTCATCATTCACCCTCCTGTTCTATCGTGCATGTTCCATATATGTTTTTTACCGTTCCGTCACTTGTAATGATTGTATCAGCTTTCCCATACACACCATATCCGACTGACTGGATCTGCTTAATCTTCTCTGCCATCGTTTCAAATCCATCACTGACAGATTTTTTTAACGTTTCAATATCGGTATTACATTTTTCAACTTGTTGAGATAAATCACCTACATCTACAGCACCATGTTCTTCATAATAATCCTTATCATAATAGGTAATCATAGGCAATCCACTTGCTTTACATCTAACCATACATGTTCCACCTTTCCCAAAAGTAGGAAAGATATCATTTATTTCATCTTTATAATAATTAAAATAAATATATTTAGCATTGTAAGGGGCGCAATATATCATCGTAGTAATATTGCCCTTGGAAGCTTTTTCATTATGTGCCACATAAGAAATTTCGCCCTCGTCATCAATCACAACAAACGGGTATTCAAGATCGGATTTTAATTCTATAGCTCCTGCATCAGCATTTAATACAACACAATTGATAGAATCATCATAATTATTATCTGTATTTAAAACTTTTTCACCTGTGGCATAATTGAAACCATCGCAAGTTCTTGTACTCAACAATCCTTGCTTTGCGATACCGTCCTTATAAAAGTCTCTTACAATGCGATTAATTGGGTATACAGCGTTATCCAAGAAATATTGATATATTTTTTCATATATAACTTTATTCTTTACAGGATTTTCGGATTCGGATGATAATTCATCATCTATATTACCAAAACCACCGTCCTTGATACATTTAACAATCTGATTACTTGACCATGTTGTATTTTCGGAGATGTTATCATCGGCAATTTCAGGTATATGAGTTACCTTTTCTAATGCATCAACTAATGTATTAAACTCATTTGAACTTTTAATGTCTCCATCCTGAATAACTTTTTTAGCAACTATCATTTTACCTGTCACGGTAGAAATAGCAGTACCTTGCTCAGTTAATAAGATGTCATATTCAATTTCACCAGGCTTAACCGTTGCATTTTTACCGAAAGAAAAGACAAGAAGATTATTCCTCTTGTCTTTATCTAAATTCGATATAATAACGGTCTTATCTGGCTTTTTAATATTGATAACAGCATCTAGTTTTGATATATCTACTGGTTTTCCAGCATTTACGATTTTAAACTTGACAATACGATTGATGTCACCTTGCTTGGCATATATAGTGCCAACAGCGGCATGATTCATAACGTCAAGTATTATATATTGTGTTTCATTTATTTTAGCCATTTCGTCCTCCTAACCCTTATATCCATATGCAATCATAGCAATAGGGGCATATGTAATTTTAATTGTACACGGGCGATTAACCACAATTCGATTTTTAACTGTTTCGTCTACATCTTGATATGTATTGATTAATCTAGGCAATAAGAAATTACAGTCCTTTCCTAATTGCCTACCATTTATGTTACTTGTCACAAGTTGAGATGTCCCATTAATAGTAATAACCTCACCCATACAGCAATTATCAATCTTAAATTGTCTGTCAATAATCAATAATTTATTCTCTTGGTCTACATAATAACTAGAAACAGTTAAGTCGCCAGCTTCTTTACATGTAATAATATAGTCAGCGTTTATACAACCATATTTATCACTGTTGATTTCAAATTCTGTTTCTCGAATATTCGCTGATAAATCACAATTAATAAGCAAATCATCTTGTAAAGCATATGGTGTATTGGCTGTAAAAGTCAAATTAAAACCAATGATTTGATCATTTATCATCACTTGTTTTGCAGAAAAATTACCAATCCAGTAGATATTCTCATAACCAGAACAATTGATTCTGAATTTCTTGTTTTTGAGAGAAAGCCACTTTTGAATTTTTCTCGCTTGTGCAACAGTCAGATAATCTATATCTGAATTACACATGTTTACGCATATAGAGAGTGGAAGAGTAAATGGCTCATCATATGTCGTAGAGTATAAATTGAACCAGTCCGATCCAGATGATTTTTCTTGATTTAGTTTTAATTCCACACCAACTTCCACCATACCTGAATTACTATCAAAATTACAACATATACAGTTAAAATCTGCCAATGTTTTATCAGCAAAGGTAAAATCATTTACTTTCACATTTTCACCTCCTTTATAACATAGCAATCCATGCTACACTTGTACTATTAGCATCGATTCGATTCAAATATATATCAAATCCTTTAGTTGTAACATTTGATACCGACACACATTTTACATATGTTCCAGGTTGTGCGGAGATAGGGGTAACAACAACAGTTGGCACTGCACTAAATGCGCTACTAAAGATAACGGATGTTTTTGTTGGAGTATTTGCAGTTGCTTTACAAACAACAGTTCCTTTTTTGCAAAATCCAGAACTAGATCTAGCAAATAATTTTCCTTGTAATGTGACACCAAAATAAGGATTTCCAGAACTCCCTGTTTGTTCCATAATTAATCCATAATTAGTCGTAGAATTATTAACATTAATTGTTATTCCCATATTAGTAATTAATGTAGATGCACGTCCTCGTGTATCATCATCTACACCTACATTTACTTCTGTACCAAACACACGCCCATCTTTGCTTACTCTAAATGGGCAATCAGAATAATTATCGTGAGAAATTCCTCCTGTTGCAAATGTCCATGTTGTGTTTGCAGTTGGAATTTGCATTACTGAAACCTTTTCGCCACTATTAGCAGGATCTCCACTATATATTTTACCATCTGTTATAGTCCAACCTGCCAGACTTGCCCATGAAGCTCTCATTTTACCATCTTTACTTACTCTAAAAGGACAATCACTATAATTACTATGAGATGTGCCACCAACCGCAAATGTCCATAAATTATTCTTTTGTGGCATCTGCATAACCGCTACAGGATTATCTGCTGATCCATCACCACCATATAACTTACCATTTTCAATATTCCAACCACCGACCGAACCTTTAATAGAATAGATACTGCCATCATATCCAACATGAAATGGTGCATTATTGCTATCATTACTGCCAGCCCAAAAAGCTTGGTTTTCACCCATTCCTGTACATGTATCGTCACTTCCTGTTATGAGATATGTATCTGTAATATTAAATCTACCAATCGTACCTTTCGAAGCATTTATCGTACCACTTATATTTGCATTGCTCGCATATAAATCGCCACTTGTTGTAACGCCAAACTTCGAACCAGCGGTGAAACACCAACCAGAAATAGCGGATGAACCACCAATCGCTTTATTCTCTGTAGTTCCTATTGACATTAATACTGATTTATCTGTACCCCAAATTCCATTACTGAGATTGTTTGCACCAATTTTGAATCCACCAAGTTGTCCAGAATTACTTATAATAGTACCGTTCAGATATACATTATCCGCATATAAGCCATAACCGACACAATCATAAGTGCCACATTTTAATCCGTCAAGATACCCTAATCTTACACTCGGAATAGTATACACAGTGTCAGGATCAGAGCTTGATTTACTGCCCCAAATGTCTACATAAGGTGCAGAATTTGCACTACCTATAGCAGACATTCTAATACCGACAGGTGAATATACATTCTTAGTAGTTGAGCCAATTTTTTTACCATATCTCTGATAGAGCATTACACTAATATCACTGTAAGATGCGCCATTTTTAGCCGTAGAAAAATGATCGGCTATTGAAGATTCGACAGTAAGTGTTAATGACATAGTATTAGCAGTTGTATTCAATTTAGCAGCCATAACACCACTACACCTAATATTTAAGCCATCAATTTTACCTTGAAATTTAATTTTAGAATTTTGTGCCCAACGAACCCCTTGAATAGAATCAGAAGTAATTGCTGTTTTATCTAAGATAGAAACAGTAATAGTTGTAGCACTTGCTTTAGATACATTAACTGTTGCACCTGATTGAATATATATTATAGGAGCAACACAGAATTCACCACCTAAGTCTTGAATAGTATTTAATTCATACTTAAATGCTTTCAGAGTATCATTGATTGTTACATTTGTTGCTGTAATATTATTAGCGGCGAGAGAGTTGTTAATTGTGACTGGAACTGAGAATTTTGCAGAAGATGTGTTGAATAAAACTCTGCTACCAGAATCTCCTACTTGAAAAGTCCCGTCCGTTCGTACCGTACTTTTGCCAAAATATACTCCACTACCAAAAGCAATTTGGTCGTTTATTCCTAGCCAACTATATCCGTTATCTCTGATAGCTATTTTATTATTGAGAGACAATTTTCCGTTGGTTGCCGAATTACCAACATTCAATGTACCAGTAGTGGTAGCATTACCATTAACAGTTAATCCGCTTGTCGTTACACTCGTAGCAGTTATATCATTAGCATTTAATGTTTTTACGACCAATGAATCGCTGATATTTATATCTTCACAAAAAAGCTTACCCAGTAATCTACTTGATCCTGTGACAAGCAAATTTCCTAATTGTGCCAAGTAAAATCACACTCCTTTCTAAAGAGAGCAATTTACTTGCCCTCCACAACTGTATTTTCTTTAATTTCTTCGTCTTTCTGAATTTTATCCATAAATGACAACATATCAATATCACGGATATTTAATCTGCAATCATCGGGAAGAGTATCATACACTGATTCCATATCGAATACAGAAAGAGTAATTTCGGTTCTGTCTTCTAATACTTCATCTAATTTACGCTGGCATTCCGCTGCATCAGCTTGATATTCCTCTGCAAATTCTTTCTTCACTTCAATTCTTTTTGAGCCATTAACCTCTACCTCTTCAGTCTTACCAGCTTCAATATATTTATTTCCTAATGACTGTGTTAATTCATTTCTCATTTCAATTAAACTCTGTGCAGTCTTATTTACTTCCTGCATATTTGTACGAAGTGCTAACTGTACTCTAAACGGCAGAACATTAAACTTTTCTTTATCTTCCTGTCTGCTCTGTGCATACCATTCTGCAATATTTACCAATTCAATGTTGTAAAATTCCTTTGTTGTAATCTTCTTATTAAATGACATAATAAATTCTCCTTTTTCTCAACTAAAATTAGGGCATATAACAGCCCATTAACTTATTCTCCATACGGTCTGAATATATGTCCGAACACGACATAGTAAGGTTTATTCTCATCATGAAGCACCTTATATTCAAACCAGTCCAATATAAAAATTGATATACATACAATCACAAACCAAGCACAACAGAAGAGGACATTAAGTTGATTCTGTGCAAATGTTCCCCAAAGTCCCCTGTAGTCCCATATAGTAAAATCTTGATTGAATGTAATACCAAATAAATATTCCAACATGATAGAAGTCAAACCACCAAATAATACTTGCCATGCTAAATCCATATCATATGTGAACATATTGTTATACTGTGAAATGATAATTCCCACAATAAAAGCGAGTATGAACATCGTCCAATGTGTCCAACCTCGCCATAAGATTTCTAAACCACAATATATAAAACCAGATACTATACCAATGCTAGTTAGCTGTAGTATCTTTTGTAGTAGTTTCTGTATTTTCGCCATCTGAATCACCACTTTCTGATGTAGAGGTATCCGTGTCAGGTGTATTATCTGAGTCATCTGTAGTTCCTGAACCGCCCATAAACCCAGCAATAAGTCCCTGTATAATCTCAAGAGTATTAGCTATAATCTCGTTATACTGTGCCTGATATGATTCATTAAGAGGTGTGTCATATGTATAAGACATAATTGTATCTCTGTTTGTCTCTCCGTCTAACTGTACACGAAGCAGATTACATTTAGTAGTTTCCTGAGTAATCTTTAACTGCATCTGAAGATAGAGTGATATAATTACTTTAGCAGGAAACATACGACATTCGTTGCCATTTGAGTGATATGGAAGATATGCAACTGCTGGATTCTGCATTGCAGTCAAACAGAGAGAAGAGATATTGTTCTGATCATGTTGTTCAAGGCTGAATGTCTCTGTGCCCTTATCTGTTTCTATTTGTACACCCTTTGATATTTCTGCTGTACAGGTATTATTGAGTACACCTTTCTTGTATGTCTTAATTTCCTCGTCAGACATTGTATTAAAATCTATAACAGGATTTACAATATCCTGTAAACTCTGAACTTGTTCAGCGAGATTATTCTTTGTTAGTCTAACCGCCAAGCAATCTACAAATTGGTTCACATCTTCATTATACTGTGCACCACAGTCTGTAATGTCAGAGTATGTATCGTATATTTCGTATAAGCCAACAGATATATCATTCTGGAATATCTGTATAGCTGTTATTTTCTTGAAATTCTCCTTAACTCCACGTAAGTAATCTGTCTGCAAATAGAGCACAGGATCATTCGCAAAATCCTGTGCAGAGAACTTTACAAGAGTATAGGTTTCTTTATTATTAACTAGAACGTAACTTCGCATTTAACGCTCCTTTCTACATAATAAAAGAGCCTACCGAAGTAGACTCTATGTGTGTTAATTACTTGATTTTAAATTTCCCATATTTCGTTACAAACGACAAAATCATTCGCAATTCTGATTTTAATGTTATCGTTGATTGCGTATTTTAATAGATTCTCATCTTCAACAACCGCATCTGTTTCATATATTTCAGTAGTAATTAGATTTCCTTGCTTAGTTATATTACTCATTCTGCAATCACCTCGCCAGCTAACATTAAGTTTCCATTATTATCCACTGAAGCAGAGGATTGATATAATTCAAGAATATTAGAATCAGAAAGGGCAGTAGCATAGATGCGGAAATCAGAAAGTTGCCCATTAAGATAATTTGAAATACCATCTCCACCTTGAGAGGATGCACCAATTGTACCTACGTTTGAAATTAATTTCATATCTCCAACCGTATTTACCGTTTGTTTTAATATTCCATTAACATACAATTTTTTACAGGATGATGACCTAGTTACAACTACATGTATCCATTCGTTTGCTGATATTGTATAGTCTGAAAAAGTGCACTGTCCATTATCGTCAAACCTAATCTTATTGCCAATTTTAAATAAAGCAATTCCATTTCCAACGGCAGTTCTCATAGTGCATATAGTTGAATTACCAGTTATGTCATCAAATTTTACCCAACAAGATATTGTAAAATCTGTTGAAGAAGATGTTATAGGATTTTGAAATTTTAAATATTGGTTGTTTCCATTAAATACATAACTTCCTTTGTATCTAGGCGTATCACTTGACCAAGTAGGGCATGTAGAATCTGTTACACTACCATTGTTTTCATATCCACTTGTATCATAAATTATATTGTCATAAAAGGAAGCATCATCTTCAGGGGCTGATGTCCAAGGTGTAGCGGTAGAAGATTTTTCGAGTTTGACATTTTTAAGTCGTGCTGTAAAACTTGCTTCGACATTTGCGTTTGAATTGTAGAAAGATATATAATTTTGTTGCCCAACATTTGAAGATGCTTGCTGAGGAATAGTAACGGTTTGTTTTACATGATACCATTTATTTAATTCACATCCGTTTTGTCCTACTACGGGTAAAATATGTCGAGTTACCCCTCTCCAAGCTCCAGTTGCGGTTTCTCCACTTGGGGCATTAGTATATCTTTGTCCCATCCAGAATTCCCCCCTATTAGAACCTGTAGGAAAATTCCAAGCAGTGTACATTATGTCATACGACCATGTATATTTTTCGCCAACCGGGTAATCTCTGCATCCATATACAAATCCGTCATAAAGACTAATAGTTGCATAAGTTTTTTTTGATTTTAAAGTGAACTCTCCATATTCGTCTGTTACAGTTGGAAAATTTTTGAAAAAACCTGCTTTCTCGTTTCCTTTACCGTTTTTGATCAGATTTCTACCACCGATCTTTCCGTCAATTTCTCCGAGAGGGTAGTGGCAGACTAATCCTTTTGATATTTCCTTGACTTGGCGTGGGGATAAACACTCATTATAAATTCGGAAGTCGTTTAATTTTCTATAAGCATTTTGCCAAACAACCCTTGTCTGATATTCAAAAGATGATGAATTACTTACGCTACTATATGTATATTTTTTGATACCATTAATATAAACCGTCATAATTGGATTATGATATGTTACGGTAACATGTGTCCATTGATAAGATGGCAATACTCCCTTGTAAATTGGAGTCATCATAAATGCGTTTGCAGCATCATTCATCCAACTTAAATGTAAATCATTACATGTAGGATATTGAAAAATAGAAAACTTCCGATTATTAAATTCTACATTAGTATTAATATTTCCAAATATTGTGCCACCTTTTGACCCTTCTTCTGCATTTACGTATATCCAAAAACAAATTGTCAATGCTTGGTTATTTAAAATTTTAGATGTCATTGTAGCACTCATATCAAACTGCCCTTGTTCAAGACATTTTCCTAACTTACCATCATTAAAAAATGTTGGGTCAATACTGGTAATAAATTCATCATTAATCAATCCTTGATTTTTCGTTGTCCCATCTGTGAATGGAAACCATAAACATAGCAATCTATCACACTCCTTTCTCTAAAAATAGGAGAGTAGTACCAAACCTACTCTCCATAATATACTATATATGCCTATGCAAAAACAAAGTTTAAGCACTGTAATTCGGCGTTATATTCTAACGTAACGGCATCTCCGATCATTGCCTTATCTGCGCTTATTTGCCCCTCAGAAGCGATTCCTCCCCTTACTTTCAGTGCGCCAGTGGTCTTACTGGTAGAAGCTGTGGCAGATGAAATCGTTGTTTCTTTCGAGAAGGTTTTTGATCCTGATATAGTCTGTGTCGTATCTATTGTGACATATTTAGATGTAATTACATTGCCTGCACCATCTTGAGTTGCTTTGGTAGCTGAAGCTACTGATTGAGAACCGATATTTGCAGATGTAATTATAATATTACCATTATGAGTAAATCTATTTGAGCTTGTTGTGGTAAAATTAATACCCCAATAATTAGATATATTTAACCAATTATACCCATCATCAGCTCTATATGTACCAAGTCCGTACCAACTACAGCCTGTAGAATTGACACTAGTAGCCGAAGAAGTCCATCTGAGAACTTGAGCCGCAGATGATGAGATGATTGTACCAGTCATACTTCCACCAGTAAGAGGAAGATATGTTGAACTAATCACATTACCATTACCGTCTTGAGTAGCTTTTGTTGCAGAATCAGCAGAGATAGCCTTAGTTGCGGTAGCAGCATTACCTGTAATAGATATACCCCATGTGCCTGAAGCCCCTGTACCATCTTTTTTAACTGTATAATCAGTATAGTTATTGCTTGATAAAACAGTCTGCCATTCACCCCATATACTAGCTTGTTGCCCACGTATTTGTAACTCAGGATTCTCTCCAATAGTAACTGCTAATTGAGAATCATATCCACCTGTATTATCCCAATAGAAATGTAAAATATGTCCATCAGATTTTGGCTTATTCGTAGTCATTAATTTTGTTGCTTTAAATGTAGCTAATCCACCACTACCTGTAATGGCTATATTAGCATTTGTAGGACGATTACTATACAAATTAGCTAAGAAATTAGCCTTTAAAGCATTGCCACCAACACTATCACTTAGAGCATACTTCGTACTTGAGCTCAATGCATCAGTAATTCCATAACCACTTAGCGTAGTAGGATTTGTACCAGCCGTTACATGACCATAAGTGTCAACAGTAACAGATTTATATGTGCCAGCTTTCACACCACTTACATTGTGTGTAATCGCAACTGTCTTATCATCACCTATCGTAGCAGCTAATGCACCACTTGCAGTTACACCTGAGAAGTCGATTGTACCACCGCTAGAAACCTTGATAGAATCCAGTTTACTACGTTCCTTTTCGGTCATAAGACCAAGACCAGTTGAACCTATTGCGGTCTGAAGATTAGCCTTTGTAATAGTAATCGCATTGCTTACACATGAATAATCCGTACCAGCAAGAATCACCTTTGAAGCATAATTATGTGTATGACTTGATGAAGACGCTCCAATATCAGAGAGAGAAAATGATATGTCTAATGCGCCATCAAATGACTTCTTAGCTAAACCAATTGTAATATTTCTAGCCGTTGTCAACTTACTTGCCGATAAAACATTCTTGGTTGAATCAGCCGTATTATCTACATTACTAAGACCAACTTTAGATTTCGACAATGTAGGAATATCAGCTTCAACAAGTGTTCTAAATGTTGCCTTTCCATCTGATCCATTAGGAGCTGCAAGTACAGTATTTTTTGTTCGAGTACCTTGAGCACTATAAACATAAGTTTCCCAATCAGATATATTAGCCATAGTATGTGTGTGTGCAGATGGTGCAAATGTACTTGGTTTATCGGTGATTCCACTCCAAGGAACATTAGATGCAGTTCCTTTTAAGTTACCAATCAAACCATTGGCGAACCTAGCTACGCCACTAACAAGAAGTGTCCCTGCTGTAAGATCGTCTACGTCAACTGAACCACCAAATGACACATTCTGACTAACCGAGTCAAAATCTTTTCTAAGGTATGTATCTGAAATTGTATTGCCGTTTCCATCCTGAGTTGCTTTTGTTGCACTTGCCACCTTAAGAGTAGATGGATTAACCCATGATGGGGCAGAAGTGCCACCACTCTGTAATATGTAACCAGGAGTTCCAAGAGATAACTGCGACAATGTACCGCTTGCACTTGCATATATAATACCATTAGCAGTCCAAGATGATTTACCAGTACCGCCATAAGCAACGCCCATAGTTCCAGCTGTCAAATCAGCCGAGCCATTCCATGACTTACCATTAATACTCAATGTATGAGTGAGCTGGTTAGCCTTACTAGCTGTAGCAGTGAGAGTACCATTAACAGTTAAATTACCTGTGACTGTACCACCTGAGATTGGGAGATATGTACTACCTACAGCATCCTTACGAGCATATTTATCTGAAAGCTTTGTACCATTTTCATAAATAGTACCATCTTTATCTACCTTGAATAGATATTCCCAAGTAGACTGAGAAGAAGACGGATCTTTAACTCTACGAATATATAAGAATTTATTATCCCATTCGTTCTTAGAGCCGAAGATAGGTTCAACCATACCCATATCATAGTATTTCTGTGTTTCTTTATCGAAGACATAGTTACCACCATTGATGGTTGTCCATCCCGATTGAATACCGAGACTACCATCTTGAGACATAAGATACCAATGACCAGCCGTAAGAGCAGCGTTACCCTTAGAAATCAATGCACTATATTCTACACCGTTCACAAGTGCATCATCTTTGTTCCTAATATTATCAAACTCAGCAGAGCCAATATACCAGTTATTATTGGCATCACCAAAGTAACCTGCATCAGCATTGACTGTACCTTGATAAAACGCATTGCCAACTGAATCTAAATAGAATCCAGGTGTGTGAATTTCTCCATTAGACAAATCAAGAAACGTACCAAGTGAACTATATGTTCCATCGTTACCAGCTACATAATTGTTTGACTTCAAGGCATCTGTTTTGAGCTTTCCACCTTCAATAATCGTTGCTGAACCATCAGGAGATTTGATGATGAACTGTTTTGTGATTGCCGCAACAGCAGAATCTGTAAGAGTAAGAGAGGTGGAAGATGAACCTGATTTTACGAGCCATAAAAACTGATCCAAGGACTGTTGTGCCTTTGTTTCGGCTTCTTTTGCAGTTGTATTAGCTGAAGTAGCAGTGGTCAATGCATTAGACGCATTTGTATTAGCTGTATTAGCCTGTTTTCTTGCTACAGTAGAAATAGAAAGAGCACTATTTAATCCATTAGATACGATAGGAGTAGTTGTCTCTTGTGTATTGTCGTCATAAATAACAAGTGTTCTTGTCCATATATATTTTCCCTCAGACCATTCTGGTTCTTTATCCGACCAACCTTCATTTGGTTGTAAAACGTTGCTATCAGAAATGGCATACTGAGGAGTAATAGATTTTACACCTTTACCCTTTACACCATTTTCACCTGGTTTACCATCTTGACCATTAGCACCTGATATACAAATAGCTTTTGCTGTTTGAGAATTATCTGTTCTGTCCTTGTAGTATGTAATAACTTTCTGCCACACATATTTTCCGCTTATCCATGTAACACTATTTGTTGTCCATTCGCCACCAACTAACTTTGTAGCAGAATCAGATTGATAGAAATATGTCGTTACATGATCCACGCCTTTTTCGGCAAGTTCACGAATTTTATTCGTTTCAACCTTTAAATCTTCTGTAGCCTTGTTTGCTTTATCGGCAGATGCTTGTGCTTTTTCGGCTGCTTGTTGAGCAAGTGCTACTAACTTTTTAGCTGTGTCAAGGTCAATGATAACCTCTGATATGGTCTTTCCATCAGAGCCAACTTCTGTGCCTTTAATCTTCAGATATCCACCATCAATTGTAAGACCATTTTCGTCTATAACAATAGACTTGTCTTCATTGTAGATTTGAAGTTCCTTACCTATTATAAGATTACCAACTACAGTCTTAGCGATGATGCCGTAATCTTCAACAAGATTGCCATTGATATCAGTATATGTAAAGCGTCCAACGCCTGTTTCAATTGTCTCCCAACCGTCTTTGGTGAGATATAGTCCGTTGTTTACAATCTTTAACTGCTTTAATGAAAATTCATTATACACATCATCCCAAGATCGAGCTAATAAACCATTTTTTGTAAGTGTTACTGTTTGCTCTTTAGAATTACTGAATGATATATTATCACCAAGTAATCCATTATTTGTCCAATCTGAAACTGTTTTTGTCGTACCTTTTGACTTATTTACTTGATCTTTAACAGAAGAGTAAGATGTAGACATAGATTTTGCTGACTGTAATACAGACTCTACATCTGAATAACCAGAATAGATTTTTTCTACAGTAGAAAATTCTACAGGTATTTCTGACAGATTATCGTAATCAACCTGATAAGAGAGCAGACGAAGCGAGTATACCTTCTCGTCAATTCCGACCTTGATAAAATTACCAACTTCAAATTTATCTACAATTGGTTTGAATTCTGGCAGAGCAAGTAGATTACCCATTGTTGTGTTAATGGAATACTGTAAGTTTCCTGCCTTATATAATTCTCTCTGCGCCGCCTTAAATAATTCGGTGGCTCTCTTGATAAGTTCCGTATTATTTAATCCAGTAGAAGAGTAGTTTGAATTATTATAATCATCTTCACGCCGATAAGAATAGAATAAATTCCATAAGTCAGTACCGAGATATTTCTGTAAATCTAACTCTTTTTGAATTGACTGTTTCAAAGTTTGCAGAACACCAGTTGACTTGACTGGATCAAATATAGCTTTAACACTATTTAATTCGCTAGTTCTTGTTTTGATCTCATTATTGATCCACGTTAATCTGTTTGCGTAGAATTTTTGATACTTCTTTTTAAGCTCGCTGTTATTATATTGTATATCTACAGAATCTTCTGTAAATCCATTTGTTACTATATCTTGACAAGCCTGAAATTCAGTATACATATTAGTCAGTTCAGTCAGTGAATAATATGTCAATTCCTTTTTAAAATCTGCATCTGATAAATCAAAACTGGTTATCTGCTTATCTTTGAGTTTCTTTGATTCAGCAGTCATACGCTTGATTTTTTGCTCAATATACTTCTCGTTATTTTCTAGTACAGGACATGTAACATCAACAGATCCTGTCAGATATTCTTCATTTTCGTCCTGCTGAGTTAAACTTGTAATTGTAACAGTACAGGAATATGTTTTAGTTTTCGTGGAAGAGTTGTAAGCAGACAGCGATTTCGTTTCAACCGAAATATCATAATATGCTGTGCTGCAAAATACTTGACATAATTTTTCCAATGTATTTCTTACTACACTGGATTCAATTGAAGATACTTTTGTTACAGCAACTCCTCCTAATGCCTTGATTCCTTTTGTAATTGATGCCAGGCTATCTTGAACTCCGAGTCCATTTATATCAATTACTGGCATCATACTATCATTAATATAATAGTATAAATCAGTAGCATCATATCTAGCAGCGATGAGAGATGAATAACCCACAAGAGGGTTAGCTAACTTATTAAAAGTAACTTTATCCTTATCATCATCTGAAACATCGGCAAATTTCTTGGTTACAGAAGTAACGACATTATTGTAGTTTGTAACTTTCGTAGAATCCAAAGCCATTTTTCTTGTTGTCTGAATTTCGTTATACAGTGTATCATATGACTTTAATTTATTTTTGAGATTGTCAGGCATATCTGATAAAACATCGTCAGAAAAGTAATAAATATACTGTGATCCGTTTGGATTAATATTACGAATAGTAGTATTCATTAAATCATCTGCACCAGTCACATAAAAGCAGTTCTTTAAAGAGTCTTGATTTGACTCCAAAGTAATACTTTTTGTTAAATTGGTACTGTTGATTAATACATTCGTATCTTCGCCATATTTATTAATTACTTTTGTTGATCCGCACTCAGGACACGTATCAAGAAAATCTCCTCTGTATTTACATGCAGTACATGTGCTATATAAATCATATACTGAAATAGTTCTTTGTTCAGAATTAAAAGAGAATAAACAATGATACGCTTCGGCAATATCATTTTTTAGTGCCGATAAGGTATCTGTTCCATCAAATGTGAATTCATGTACTGTTGATAATTCTCTAAGAGTAGAATCCACATGAGCAATTGAATAATGTGGTGCTTTTTCTAATACACGATGCAGAAGAGAAGCATGTGTAAGAATATATTTCTTTCTGGCAATCACAGAAGCAGTTGTTGGATATGCACTTGTATCCCTTAGATAATCATATTTTGATTTTGCCCATATTTTCAAATTGTCTGCTGAGTCATAGTCGTTAGGATCTCGGTATAATACAGTCGGAAAATTTTCATCATACAAATCATTTGTCATGTCAGTTTCCGTATTAATCTGTACTCCATGTAGATTGATATTCGATAATTCAGATTCACACAATGCTGTACCTGTAATAGACTTGGATAAATCGTCTGGATCTTCCTCATCCACCGAAACAGCAATTTGAAATCGTTCTTTCAGTTCAGGTATATATATAATTCTAAAATCCACTAACTGATCCCATAGTGGATGTTTTATTCCATGGTTAAATTTATGTATTTTAAATGATATTTCATTTGCATCATTAAAATTGTTTTTATATGTTAAGCCAGAGACATTAGTAATTCCTCCATTACCGATTGTTTCAAAATTTTTGTGCTGTAATAGGAGAGTAGGAGTCTCTATTAAACCTTGGCTATTAAATAATACTTTCGCCATTTACAAAATGCCTCCTTATTTTAATTTTATTTATTATCCATTTCTTGATTCATCTGTTCGTGATATTCATTTGCGTCAAGTTGTAATTCATTTATCATGTGTTCGTAGTCAGTCTTGAGCTGTTTACACTCATCTAATAAGTCTTCATATTCTTCCTTCGCTACGAGAGTAGCTTCGATCTGTGTAGCGAATTTTCGCACATTATTTTCCCGTATATACTTACGCAATTCTTCATTTTCTGCCTTTAATTTTTCGATTTTCTTTGTCTTGGATGATTTATATCTCACAAATATCCACCTCCGATTTAATGTGTTTTGATGAGAAAATAAGCATAATAAAAGAGAGGAATTGTTGCCTTCCTCTCTGTTACTATGTTAATATTTAATTTTTAATATTTCCGTATTCCAAGTGAGTTGTGATTAGGTGATAAAGATCCTACTGTAGTATCTTTAATCATATTACGAACTCCACCCGTATTATTTTTAATAGCGTCCTTCATAGAACTAGCAAACTGCTGTGGATTCTGTACTCCCTCTAAGTTTACATCACCAATAGTGATATTGATGTCATTATCCGTTCGATTAGTAACAGGCATATTTGGCATTCTAAATGCATTACCAGTATACATATTACTAAACATCATAGGATTCTTTGCAAAATCCATCAATGTTTTAGCCTGTTCAGCAGTGAATATCATATCATTCTGACCAACAGATTTCAGTACACCCTTAGACACATCATACTGTAACTCTGTGCCATCTTCACCGAGATTAGCAATCATATCATAAGGGATTCCCTCTGAACCACGTCTGAATCCTTTAATACCAGATTTGTGAAGTGTCTGCCAGAAAGCAGAAGTAGACTTATTTGAGAATGCGTAACCAGTCAAGTTGGCAAGATGTTGTAATGCTTCTTTTGACAGAATCTTACCAGTTTTATCACCATACGATTTCCATATAGCTTGATTAAAAGCACCATAATCAGATATTTTTTTACCCTTGGCAGGATTAATTAAATTGCTATTTATGAAATTCTGAATCTCACGTATCCTGGACTTTGACAACTTTTTACCTGCATCTGTTCCAGAACTTGTCGTTTTTGAAGTAGATTTGTTTTCAGAGCCATTTCCACCACCAGAAGCTGATGTTCCAATAGAAGAATCACCAGATTTGTTTCCTTTAAGTTCTTTAATCTGGTCTTGTAAATTTTTAATGCGATTAGCAACATCCTGTTTCTGTGCTTTTGATGTTACCTTTTCTTCTTTTAGTGCTTTAATCTGCTGATTTAATGCATCTATCTGTTCTTGTTTCTGTTTTAGTTCTTTTTCTTTTTCACTTGTTGTCTGTGAATCATGAGCCGTTTTATCATACTTTGCCCATGCCTTTTCTAAGAAGATCCTAACTCCATTAACCGCATCCGTTGTATTCTTGGTAATGTCGCCATTAGCATACATTTTAAGTCCATCTTTTGTAGCACTATAACCAATAGTAGATAATGTCTTGTTAATGACATTATTATCACTTGACCAATTCTCGTTGATTGTATCAATAAGACCTTTGAATTTATCATCCAATGTGTCAATGATATTCTGGATACTTTCGTCCAAGTCATCTTGGAAGTCTGAGAGCATATCCTGTGTAGCAGAAACATACTGGTCAAACTGCGTATCTTTGAGATCTTTCTCAGCATCTTTGAGTGAAACATTTAATTCCTGAACTTTTACTCTTGCTTCTTCAGAAACATCACCAGAATAAGCCGCAAGTTGTTTACGAAGATTTGCTATCTGCTGAGTCTTATCACTAATATTGTTTGCATAATCATAAGCATTCTTTTCAGAACTAATGAGATCATTATATTGGTCGATCAAATCAGAAATATGATTCTTGAGCGAAGCGTAGCCATTTTCAATGAGATCGATCACGGCATACTTTTCATCTTGTGCCCCTGCAATTGCATCCTGATATGATTTAACCAATTCTTCTTTGTGGGCAATCAGTTTTTGATTATACGGATCGTCCGCAAGTTGTTTATTGATCTTCTTAATTTCACTCTGATACTTTTTAGCTTCCGTCTGGTAGACTTTGTAGTTAGATACATGTAATCCGGCAACAGCGTTACCTTCTTTTGTTAAGCCACCAGTCTTATCGGATGTCAAATCCTTACGAGACAATTCATTGATAACGAAGTCAGTCTCTGTTGTAAGATTCTGTAACTTAGAAATATATTCATCTACACGATCCCAACGTACCTGTAAAATCTGGTTATTATATTCTGCAAGTGCCTTTTTCGCATCATTAATGGAATTGGTTGTGTCGTCAATTTTTGACTTCATATCATGCCATTCCGTACTTCCTTTTTCGATGCTTCCATTAGCTACACTGTCGTCTAATTCTTTAATCTGTTTCTTACGTTTTTCTATAAGAGAATCGTATTCTTTCTGTTCGGTCTTTTGTAAACGAACATACCAATTAGCAGAAGCTCCATTGCCACGCTCCTCATATAAAGACATTTTGGCATTTAACTCTGTAGCAGTTTGTTCATATTTATGACGTTTGTTATCCATCTCTGTCGAGATATTGGAGAACTTCTGCTGTGCCAATTCCGCTTTCTGTGTAATAGCGGTCTGCTTATCTATTTCAGCCTGTTTTCTTGCCTGATCTAATGACTCACGAGCATTATTATAGCGGATACACGATTCATAGAAAGAGCGAGAGATATATCCCTTTTTATAGTATTCTGTGATCTTAGATATTAATGATGCAGAAATTGGTTTCTTAGATTTTGCCTGCGAACGTGCCTTTTCAACTACATTTGATACTGCTTTCTGACCTTTGCTTCCCAATCCGTTATAAGCTGTTGCCGTTGCAGACTTATGCATAGTCTTTCTCGCAGATTTTACAGATGAAGCATATTGATTAATTTCAGCTTGATTATTCTTAGCAATTGTATCATAACCAGAAGCTTGTTTATTAAGATATTTGTTCTTAATCTTTGCCGTAACAGCATTGTCAGACTTCGAACTATTGAGATCCATAGCATCATTTGTTGCATCGTCTTTGTTACTATACTTCTCTGTAATATTCTTAATCGCATCGGTGTAATTACTAGAGTAAGCTGTTGCGTATTCCATCCTAGCAGTTTCAGCATTATCAAGAGCTACATTGTATGCATATAACCGATTATACACATAAGTAGAATGTGCACTGATTGTAGATAAATCCGCATCAGATACAGCAGTCTTGTTCTTAATCGCTTTCTGAGCATTCAACAGAGCAGTGCGATATTTAGCATCTTTCGTTCCTTTAATAGCATTAGTAACTGAGCCATTTGCCGATGCAGCCACCCCATTTGTATCACGGGTTACATTTTGCACATAGTCACGATATACTGAATTCTGTTTGCCAAGCGAAGAGTTAGAAGCATTAAGCTGTGAATTTTTTGCTCTAGTTGAATTAGCCACTGTGCCTATTGCAATATCATTATATCCTGTAATGGAATCGAGTTTAGCGTCACGCTGTTTATCCCGAACATCCTTCAGATCCTGAATATAGGTGCGGATATTCTTGTGCAGTTCTTCTAATGCGTCAGAAGCATCCTTGCCTTTGTTATACCATTCCTGATAAGCGGAGATAACTTCTCGAATCTCATCTGAGTATTCTGAAATATTCATGCTACCATCCGCAACACGAGTCGCAATAATATCGGCTGTTTTCTGTGAGATAACTTCACCTGCTACAGCTTTATCCAGAATTTGACTTGCCTGTGCATAGTATTTATCTCTAGCAGTTTCCTCGTAGCCAACCTGTACATTTGTTGCGTCTATAGCATTACTATAATTCTTAGTAGAGGATGAATACTTCTTATCGTCTAACTGGGATTCAGCCTTTGAGATGTATTTACTAATCTTATCCGTCTGACGTTCCAGTTTGATTTCTATCCAATCGAAGAGAGTAGAGAGCCAATCTTGAAGTTTTTCAAGTGGGGTTTTCTTTTTGGTGGACGAGTCTGAACCGCTTGTTTTACCAGTTTTGGCAGTTTGTTTTGGTATATATTGTGCTGGTGCGTAGTCATACGACATTTTTGCATCAAGCGCAACCTTAACCTGACGATTTAATTCCTTCTCAATCTCAAGCCGTTCCTGACTGCCAGTTGCATTTTTTGCCTTGTTATATAATAACATATAACGAGTTGTACCCTCTAAAGAGTCAGCCAGTTTCGCTAAGTTCTGAATACTACCAGATGTCCAAATAGATGACTTATTTGCTGCGACCTTCTGAATTGCATAATTCTGTAATGCAGTTGCGTCTTGTCCTGATGCGTTTGCTTCATTAATTAATGATGCAATATCTCCTAATGTAGCATTCTGTAAATCAATTGAAGCTAATTGGGAATATCGTTTAGCATCTGTTGCTGCGTTGATATTGGTGGACAGATTCGATAAAATAGCACTCTGATTTTCCTGTGCTTGTGTCAGCCAATCTGTTGAACTTACCAATCGACTATTAACAACCTCATCGGCATTGACAACACCGATTTTTTCAAGTTCTGATTTTACATAATCTGCATTGTCTTCAGTCAAGTTTTTAATCAGGTCAGAATTATCTATATATGCCGTTGCAAGCTTATTCAAAGCTTCTTTACCAGCAGATATATCCCCCGGCATAGAAGTCAATGTATCCTTAAAATCTTCAAGGGCAGTACCACCATCAAGTTCTCCAAACTTTTCATTCAGTCCCTCGATCGCATCAGCAGCTACACTTGAACCAGATACAATTTCATTATAAATATCTTCAAAACCAGAGAATGAATCCTTAATATCCTTTAATGGGTCAATAGGATCGGCTTTAAATGATGCATCTAGCTCATCCGAATTGATATAATCCTCAATTTTCTGTTTAAGATATTCAACATATTCTTTTGCAGTCTGGTCAGTAGATTGTTTATCTATAGACAGTTTATCCAGTATATCAAGATTATCAGGAGTGAGGGAATCGATAAAGTTATTTAAAACACGCCTATCGCCTTCTCTTGTGTCACCAAACACACTCAAGATACGGTCTTTCTGTTCCTGTGCAGTTTTTGTAATTTCAGCATCATCTGGTTTAAACCATGAAGAGAAATCGACTTCTGTATGATCAGTATCGTAGTCTTGTATGATCTGTGCATATCGGTCAAAATCAGCTTTGGATAGATCTTCGTTCAGGACTTTGTTCATAGCATCGACAACTCGTGTGTCATCTATACTGGCAATAGAATCAATGATTCCTTCTTGAATCTGTTCTTTATATGCCTTCTTCCAACCATCCTCATCAGAATCATACTTTGACATTAAAGTATCATATCCTAGATTGCCGACAATACTATCAACAATATTTTTCTTGACTGAGTTATTCTGAGCCAATGTCTGATAGTTTAAGTCATTATACAATGAAGATACAACATACTGACCAAATGCCTTATTCCCTGAATTAATTTCTTGTTCCAAATCTCGGATTGTATTATCATAGCCTTTATAGAAGTCATTATATATATTATGGAATATTTCTTTTTCATTAGTGTCCAATGAAGTATAATGTCCAAGCTTATCCATATAATCATCTATATTTAATTGATACTTCTTAAATTCTGCTTCCATTCCATCAAAATATGTAAGAAAGTATCTGCCATATTCATCGGTACTATCATCAGATAAATATGACATAGCATCAAAAGCACTCTGCCGATTCTTAAGAGCTTGCTGATATTTTACAGAATAACCATCTTTATTATCATTCACATTCTGTTTATACTCTGCAAAAATATCTGGCATCTGTTTTGCCATATCCTGTGCAGCAACAGCTTTTTGTGCTTCTACTAAACCATTAAGAGATGAGGTAATTGTCTGTACATCACCATTTAAGTCGAGTATCGCATCTCCATTATCTGTATATCCATTGGTGAGAGTAGGGAATAAATCAGCCAAATCATTACTGATGTTTAAGAATTCTTCATAATCATCGTTGGATAATGAACCCTGATTCTGTGTTGCTTTGCCAAGGTTGCCAACTCCCTGTGCGAGTTCTGCATAACGATCTTTAACTTCATTTACCTTTGAAGCAGTAGAGTTCATTTCGTCTTGGATAGATTTGAATTCACTACGGGCGGTTTCACCAAGTTCAGATATTTTCTGTTTAGCTTCTTCTTCAGCTTTTCCAGAGAATTCTTTAAACAGTTGTGAAATGCCTTCAACTACTAATGACGCAGCAGCACCAATAACCATCCCTCCAATAGCATTGATAGTTCCTGCAAGTAACTTACCGCCTAAATTTTTAATAGATGAGCCAATATTTTTTAAACTAAATCCAGTCTGATTTAATTGCTTTTGATATGCTTGTAGATAAGTTTGACCTTCTTTGAGAGAAACATTACCATCTCGAACCGACTTGGCAAATGTAATAGATCCTTCGGTAGCTTTTGGGTATTTTTTGATGAGATCGTCAAGTGGTTTGTTAGGATTGTTTAAATTTTCATCGTTTAAAAATCCAATCGTGTCATCATTTAGCTGAATATTTTTTTTACCAAATGAAAAACCATTCACATTATCATAGTTTGCAAGCGTAGAATATAAATCACTTTGTACTCATTATATTCAAATAATGTAAATGGCTTCTCAACATGTAATATAATATTTTTATTAATGATTATGATACAATTGGTACATCATAATATCCATCTTTGCGTAAGAGTTTTCTTATGTAATCTAATCCATTTTTAGTCGAATATGTCACAGACCGTATTTTCCCATCATGACACGGTGTTTCTTTTACGGCAAATTTCCCTTCTTTGCGGAACCTCTCGTAGGGAACATTCACCATATCTTTATCATAGAACAGAACCTTTTTACCACGAAGGTAAGCGAATAATGTGTATTCACCAATTCCCAGTTCTTTTGCAACTGTATTCATTTGCATCAATCCTTCAGTGTTCATCAAGTCATCATAGAATGTCTGTAACTCTTTATTCTTCTCTATTAATTCATTCACTATTTTACCCTGTAAATCTGATGAGAGAGAAGAGAAGTAGTAATTTACCATTTCCTGTTCTCTGCCATGAGGTATTGCTGCACCTGTTAATCGAATTGATTTCAAATACCGCTTAATCTCTTTCTTCATCTTTTTAGCGATAGGCTTGCGAGACTGCATACACACTTCATATAACCCATCTTCTGTTAAAAACCAAGCATCTCTGTTCTGACCTGATAGGAATAATGTTCCCATCAGCTTTTCATCATCATCCACAGATTTTACCATTTTAGAAGTCTGTGAATGTTCAATCCACTCAGCAACATCACTTGCAAGAAATAATGGTGTTTCAATATTGTTGTATACTTTAATCTTTTTCCCAAGAATCTCAGTCTCTTGGATGACTGTTAAAACTTCATTCATCTGTATTCCTCCAAAATTTCATTGATAAAATTTTGAAAGTATAGTAGACTATAAGAGTAAGAGAACATCTTACCATATGTAGAAACTCCTGTGCATCCGTCCAAAGATAGCAGGAGTTTTTTATTTTCTCTTTAAATTAGACTTAATCTTATCTATCGCATTCTTATTAAATAGATAGCTACCTTTTGAAGTTTCTCTAAAATCAGTTTCGGGCAACTTCAACGCTTTCGCCATTCTAACAAGATACGCAGGTGTGATATCTAATTGTCGAGAGACTTCGGCAGTAATAAATACTTCTCTTACATCTGACATCTCTATACCTCCTTGTTACAGTATTAACTATAGCACTTTAAAAGTTAGATGTCAATACATTGATATAAAATATCAGTGACATTTATATTGAATACAATATATGATTTTGTTATACTAATAAAAAAGGTGGTGATATAGTGTATAAGATAACATTTTGTCAATATTGTTATGAACATGGGATAGATAAAGCAGAAGGAAGTAACCGATGTGCCGAATGCTTTAATGGGCGTTTCAATACTGAAATCACAACTTGCCCGATTTGTGGTAACCCAACTAAGAAAATGGCAATAGATGTTGTTGAGTTCAATACAATCCTTGATATCTCCGGCGAAACATCATTTATTCTCGCAATGGATGAACTTAAGCAAAAAGATCCAATCGAGTTCCAATTAAAAATGTCCCAATTTAAGACGCAACTTCAACAACAGAATAGCAATACCACTACAGTTAGTAATACTCCAAAATGCCCTACATGTGGCTCAACCAATATCAAAAAAATATCAGGATTAGCCAAGGCAGGATCAGTTGCAATGTTTGGAATATTATCTCGAAAAGTTCATAAACAATGGCACTGCAATAATTGTGGAAGTGAATGGTAATTTTTGTGCCATAAGTATTGCCAATTCACAAGCGATCATGTAAAATAACAAGTTGGAAATAATGTTATATAGGCATTCATATAATTATTTGACGTATGGATGTCTATTTTTTATATTCATGATCACAATAGATTACATCTTGGTAATTTTTCACAAAACATATGTTTAACCTGTATTATGCGTATAAATTATGATAATATATAGTTATCTTATACAAATGAGGAGGTTGATGGATATGAGTGAAATAAGTATAAGCAAAGCCACATATGATCTAGCATTTGAATACATGAAAGAAAATCAAATGTTGAAAATATCAAGCGATAATACGCTCAATAAGAGAATGGAAGAGTTTGAAAAGGCTTATAATGAAATATATTCTGTATTAGATAATAAGAATATATTAAAGTGATGGCTATAATTGTTTATTAATTTTCGTATCCGAATTCAATGCAAACTTCTGGATTGAGTTCGGATATTTTATTTAGATCAAGATTCTTTATATGCTTGATTGCCTGATCTAAGTCTTCAAGTCCATTAATTTTTATATTTAATTTTATCATATTATTTTTCACCTCGATTTTAATATTTTAGACAATTCTACAAAATGGAAAACATATGTTCTGACTATACTTATCAATAACCAAATGGTAAAATATTCCATATAAAACATGACGACAAAAGAGGAGGTATAAATTATGGACAAATCAAACGACCAGTTCCCCATCTTAAAACCTGAAACGAATGAAATTCTTTTATCACGTTGTAGGTTTGTTGAAGTTAAACAACGACATACTATTATGACAATTAATATAAAGGGAAAGATAAAAATCGATACAGATTCTCAAACAATCTATTATCACATGTAATGAAGAGGAGTGGTAATACCATGGATAAAATTCAAAGCAAGAACTTGAATGATAAACCCATTGTAGTCAAATCAGACGTATATAAAGAAAAAAGCAAAGAAAATGTAGACGGAGAGAATGTGTATGTATATACAAGCCTCAAAAGAAGCGTTGCGAAATTAAGAATAAAAGAAAAGACCATTTATAAGATTAAAAGTGTATTATGTCTAATACTTGGTATCGTGCTGGCGATGTATTTTTATATAAAACCACAGAATATTAAGACATTTATTAGTTCACTGAAAATTATGGGCTCAAATTTAATAGATACTATATTATTATGTGTACCTATGTACCGTGAAAGTTATATTTTTAATTATAAATATAATTATTCTCTTATCTTAATTTATTTTTTATGTATCTTATCCTCATTTTTTATAACTAGTTTAAATGAATTAGATAAGCATTATATTTTCTGGGCAATAGTTTTTATTATAGGAGGAATAAATATAGAATATTTGATTGTACCACACCTGGCGAATCAAGGATCATTATTCTGGATAATTTCAACATTTTCAATTTTAGGGTTTACATTAGCCCTTTATTTTGTTCTTTTTATGATTATAACAATATTCCAAAAAATAGTAGATACAATAAAGTGATAATAGAAGAGAGTAGTAAGAAATTACTGCTCTTTTTTGTTTATGCAAAAATAATACAGAGCCATAAAATATGACTCTGTATTACCTCTTGTGTTAAACGCATGTTAAAAACAATTGTTTCAATTCCTCCTGATGTCACATATCTATCAGCCAATGGACACCCATTTCTGTTTGATATGGTACAAGTCAAGGCTAATGGACACCCATTTCCTTGTTTGTAAGGAGTATTATATCAAATAATAAACTTGTTGTCAATATTAAAATAATTTTACCAATCCATATGAGTTAACATTATTTTTATAACCATCATATATTTTTGATTCTAAAACATTCCACATAGAATGTTGAATGTTATACCCATTGATATATCTTATACAATTATATGCAACGATATCTGCCATTTGTAACCCAATACTGTTTTCTTCTTTTACCGTAAAACTCGTTGTGGTTATATATTTATCAATTGCTTCTGGAATGTAAATATTAGTGCCATTTTGTAGAATACTAAAATAATGTTTTTGTATTTTTCTATTCTGTGTTTCTTCTCTTGATTCAAATACTATACTTCCACGAGCCTTATTTTTTATTAAAAAATGTATATAACTATTTATTATAGAAGAGAAAAGTATTTCATATATATCATGAGAAAATTCAGGATATTCATTAAGATACTCCTTCACATTAGTATATGCAGTTATTACTTTAAAATCAGTCTCATCAATACTTTTTCTTAATGAAGTCCAAAACTTAATTTGCAGGTCGGTATTTGAGCATAAGATTTTAAAATCTTTTTGTCTTTTAAGAATATCAGTATAATGAAATACAATGTTGGAGTTTCCTAAAATAGATTTTGTGTTCTGTATAGATGGTATCAAAAATTTTTTATAATTATTTCTTGATATTATAATACCACCAAGTAACAAATATGGATTTGTTTTTGTTTCTGCACTTTCATCTAAAAATAATATATAATCTGAGTTTGTCATAATATTCCCCCATCATTAGTATTTAATATTACTATTATACACCAATAATTGACACAATTCTATCAGAACATATGTTTTATAGATATATTTCCAGTAATATTGTATAATAAACTATATATTTTACAATTCACAAAATCAGCAGGAGAGGAGAGTACCATATGACGAAAAATTACAAATTACATTACCACCCAAACTTAAACTTAGAAAAAGAAACAACTATTGAATTAAAATCAGTAGAAGAAGTGAGAATATGTCCTCATTGCGGCATAGCTACAAGCCCTACATTTATTGATGGATATCTTATTGGGGATAACAATAGCTATATACAACCAACCACTTATATAATATTTCATTGCCCAAGTTGCAACAAACTATATATCGCAAAATATTACATACCACACGACTACTATATAACAAACGACATGATGCCATATGATTTTTCGCCCATATTCCCATCATGCACATATCCAGGAAAACACATATTACCAGAATTCACTGAAAATATAAAACAATTGTCACCTATGTTTGTAGAAACATATAGACAAGCTTGCTATGCAGAAGAAAATGAAGACACAATTGGGTTAGCTGGGTTAGGTTATAGAAAAGCAATTGAATTCTTAATCAAAGATTATCTTATTAAGGTAGATCCAGATAATAAGGATAAAATTATTAAAATGCAACTAGGAAAGTGCATTGATAAATTAGATGAAGATATTCAAGATATCGCAAAAGCGGCTACGTGGTTAGGTAATGATGAAGTTCATTATTTTAAGAAACATAGCGATTATGGTATTGATGACATGAAAGACTTTATACAATGTTTGGTAACAGATATAGAAAGATATTATGTTAAATTGAAAGCAAGAGAGTTCGTCAATGCGAATGATAATGCTACAAAATAACATTGGATACAATTATTACTACACAATAAAAGACACCTTAGTTGGTGTCTTTGTTTGTATTTAACATATCGATTATTCCGTCTATATCTGGTGTCATAAAATGTTTATTACCAGATTCACATTGTTTTAAATATTCCTGGCAAGATTGTATTATATCTGATTCGTTATCGTCAATTATTTTCTTTACCAATATATCAAATGATTCACTTATCAAATAAGATTGTACATACATGTCATCAATTGGAAACAATTTAATATAATGTATTCCATGCGAATGACGAGGTTTTGTTTTTGGGTTTGGTGGTAATGAAAAATATTGACCTTTTGGCGTTTTGGGTGATATATTTGAACGAAGAGGTACAACAAACTTATGATATTGTTCCTTATACTTCAATTTTACAATTAAAACACTTGGACGACCATCTTCGTTAAACATAAGTTCCTTATGCACGTTGTTTTCTTTACATTTATTGAAAAATTCATTAGATATTTTAACTAACCTCATCTTTTGCTCCTATAAAGAAAGAGCCATCTCTGGCTCTTTCTAACTTACAATTGGATAATATTCTAATTTTACATCCCGTTATCCACGGAGATATACTTACAATTGAATGATATTCTAAATTTAAGTCCCGTCATTCACGGAGACAAACATACAATTGAGTAATATTCTTGCCGTTACTCACGACTTACTAGAAACCATTTCTGATTTCTTACTTATATTATATATTGTAACACATAAAAAATGTCACCAAAACAAGAGAAAATTTTTGTGCAAAATTACTATTTGCTCAACATTTCCCTTATTTCATCAAAACTCAAACCTTTTTCCTGAATCAGCTCGTCCAACTCAGAAAGTCTTTGCTGATGAATCTGTTCTTCAAGTTCTTTCTTTGCTTTCTTCATTTCTTTTAATGAGTTTTCCATATTCTCAATTTCTGTTGTTATTTTTGTTAATTGCTCATCTAATGTGAGATTTTTGCGTCCTCTTGCCATAATAGACCTCCTGCCTAACTTTTTGAAAAAAGTATAGTGCAAAAAGCCTTTATTTTCAAGGGTTTTCGTATGACAAAATTTGCAAGAAATCGAGATTCCTTGGAATATATGTTCTCTCTACCAGAATATTCCAATATGATGTATAATACGCTTACAGTCTTTATCAAAATGAGTCGAACTTTGTCGATCAATTATTATTTACTACAGAATATCATCAGAAAATAGTATTCTCATAAGAGGAAGATAAAAGTGGTACATCGATATGATAACATTGATATGTATCACTTTTTTATTGTTTTTCTACTCTGTTTTACAAAGTCAGCAGTAGAAGAGTAATATAACTCACTATTTTTTCGCACTGTATAGCTACAGTTGAACTTTTTCACTATCACGCTCAATGATAGGTGTTTGACTATACCTTCGTGGGTTATTATAACCTACGCCCTCTTGGTAGTCGATGGGAGCGGCACTTACCTAGTTGGCAGTACGCCTCTCTGCTGATTAGATCATCGTGCTACATTACGAGTCACACGAGCCATTCCAGTCCTTGTCTAAGCCTTACGAATCTTAGAGACTGCGTAGTTCACGCACAGTCATATCAGAGGTCTACAGTGTAGTATCTGTAGTTGATTTTACTTATATATCTTCCTTGTTTAATTACAAGTTCTTTGTGTTTTACCCAGGGATTCTCACCTTGGCACGAGATATATTCTGAACCTTGCACATATTGCTTACTACATTTGTATGTGTATATAATCTTGCACATTATATACTTGCATAATTCAGCTTTTTTTTACCCAATACAGCACCGATTGTTGTAAAGATAGCAGGAATTTCTCTGCCATCACTAATTATAAAATCTAATAAATCAAGCAGTTTTCCACCTGCATCTATTGCACCCTTCAAGAAGTTTGAAGATAATAGATCATTTGATAATTCTTCAAGCTTTGCTTTTGTTAAGTCGATTGAAGCCTGGATTGATTTGCTATATTCTTCATTTTCCTCACGAGCTGAACCTTCAGCATTAGTTGCTTCTTCATAGCTCTTCTTAAGAATATCAATATTACTAAGGGCGGCAGCCAGGGCATTACTTTGTTGTTTACCCGCCAAAGCCTCTAAAAGCGAAGCACGATCAATGTCACTAAGATCCTGCCATTTTTCTCCGATACCAAGAACAATATCATAAATATCCTTATATGTATCTTTGTCCTTCATAATATCAAAACCTGTAATTCCCTTTACAAGTGCTTGTAGTTTTGATGTAGAAGTTACAAGACCATCTGTGTCTTCGCCCATCTCTTTAAGCTCTGTCTCACTTCCTCGCAAACGAGCCGAAACGGTACGCCACATATTACCTACCTTCTCTGGATTCTGAAGTACAGAGTTCGTTGCCGTAACGAGAGATACTGACTTTTCAAGAGAAGTATTTGCAGCATTAAATGAAGCGGCTGAACGCTGAAGGGCTTCTCCTATTCCTGCGGATGATATTGCCTCGTTGTTCGAAACCTCATTATATACATCTACAATATGTTCAGCTTGATCTGCCTCAAGTTGAAAACCTTTCAAAGTTGAAATAAGCGACTCGTTGGCTTCATCAATATTAATTCCATCGCCAACATTTTTATAGAGCTGAGATACCTCCGCTAACTGTTTTGCATCTGGAATGCTATATCCATCTTTTGACCAGTCGGCGGTGGCTGAGATAGTATCAGAAATAGTACCTCTAACTTCTTTTGCAATATCAGCGTAACTATCAAAGTCGGCATAAATCTGTTTTGATGATTGCTCTGATACTTTAGCAAGTTCTGTAATTTGGGTATTAATATCCGTTACAGTTGATGCAAATTGTCTTCCCAAATTAATCAAATCATAGAAACTAAACATCCCAGCGACCTGAGCAACCATCTGATGTAATCTGCTTGTCTGAAAAATATCCTTCAGACTTCTACCAGCACGACTAGCTTCAACTTCAGCATTGTAAATCTTCATAATTTCAGCATGAATCTTATCAAGACTCATGGTAGGATTACCACTTTCAATTTCACGATAATATGCTTTAATCTTAGTCTTGGCTTCAGAAGACATCTTACTATTTTCATTGAGAATCTTATGAATCTTATCTAATTCTTTCTGACCAGATACAAAGTTATATCCCTTTTCAGAAGCCGACATATTAGTAACAGTAGTGATAGTATCTTTGATTTTCTTTTCATAGCTGTCTAATTTGTTGATATCTTCACTTGTTACCAAACTAGCATCTTTGCCCTTTAATTCATTAAGCAAATCTTCATACTTTTTAACGGCATTCATAACGGCTTGCACATTTTCCAAATATGCATTACTTGTCCAACCACCATCATTAAATCTATCAATGGTTGTTTTATATTTGTCAATTTTGTCGTTATATGAATCCAAACGCTTGTCATACTTATTAAAGTTTACATTGGCATTCTGTTCTTTAGCTTGTGTATTTTCTTTAACTTTCTGAGTATTCTGCTCTAATACATTATTCTCTTCTTTGATGGAATTAGTAGCAGACTCTACAGATGCAGAAACATCTTTATCAGGAAATGCGTCTTTCTTTCCAAATGGAATATTCGTTTTCTGTCCATTAACTTTTGCTTGTGTTTTAGCGACATCTTCAAGAGCAGAAGCAGCTTTCTTACTCTCATTAGTTATGTTCTCTACCTGTTTAACAGCACCACTTGTATTGCCACCCATATTGCTCATGTTTTTATTAACATTAAGAATATTCTGACTCAGTTCAGAAAGTGATTTGTCAATGTTTTGGATAGAAGAGAGTAGTGTCTTCGTGCCAGCATCATCTACTTTTCCAAAAGCTTTACTTAAACTTTGTACTTCTGAGACAACACTTGATAACTCTTTTGATAAATTCTCAAACTGTTTAAAATCACCTGTTCCTTTACCAAGCGAATCAAGCATTTTTTCGAGATTAGAAATTACACTGGATAATTTCTTTTCATCGACATTTAATTTGATTTTATATTCTTTGCCCTCAACAGTGTCTAATCTGTCTTGGACTTGTTTCATATCTGAAAGTAGTTTTGCTACATTCGATTTGATTTCTACATCATACTGATATATACCTGGCATTTAATTACCTCACTTTCTTAAAATCTCATCAATTCTTTTGTTGACAATTTTATCCAAACGACCACCAAAACCGTCCTCAATGTCTCGTTCAACATACATATACGGAGGTAATGATTGATGCATCATCCATTTTCCATAACCATGTTCTCCATCCACAAACATATAGTCGAAAGCTGTACTTGGCTGTAAAGTTTGATCAAACCAACCGACATATGAATCCATCGCACCTGAATCAACTGAAAAATGAAGAACATTTCCTTTTCCTCGTGTTCTTGTAGAATCAAGAATTTTCATGAAGTTATATGTTCTTTCATACGACTGTGGAGTGTAGTCGTTGTACCAATCTATCAACGAATATCTAACAGATTCTTTGAGAAGTTCATTTGCTTGTGGTGCGACTTCTTCTGCAATATGGTTTTCAATTCTATCTAACTTCTTTTTAAAATCTGCATATATATTTTTTGCCATTCCAATCACCTCCAAAAATTTCACTATTTATTCATTAAAATAGGAGAGCAGTATTACCACTCTCCATAAGAAAAACCCTATACGCTGTGACACGAATAGAGCCTGTTTATTTTATTTATTATATATGATATAATTATTACACCTGTGGTAAATATAGGTAGATAAGGAATTGCTGTAATGGAAACCGCTTGTTCAGTCGTTTCTGCTTGTGTTGCAGTCTTAGGGCTTGTATACACAATATACAGAGACAATAAAAAGAAATAATATAACCTATTATTTTAAGTACAACAGATGCGAGTATCTACTTGATAAGGTTGATGTAATAGAACGGTAGAAGACCAGTCACCTTCTGCTACACAAAACTATAATAACAAAACCTATATTTACATAGTTCTTGAGGGACAACCTAACCAAGTAGAGAAAGTATTTGCTTGACAAGATGATTATAAATGCTATAATCAACAATAGAACAAGCAAAATAATAAAATCCATTACATGTACTAATCCATATCTTCATTGCAATCTGACTAATTGTAGCCGAAGACTAAGAAGTACACTAGGAGGCAGGAGATAGCATCATATTATTCGTAATGTGGTGCTATCTCTCGTTTTAATAAGAAATTTGAATTTCCTATACACCTTTCAAGATGTAAATAGATTCATTGTTGTGATAATCTTCGTTTGCTGAGTAATTGTCAAATTCAAAATTATGATATATTGATTCACATTCGATTTCATTTTGTGTATTTCTTGGATCAATTCTCAGTTCATGTGTTCTAACAGTCTTTATTTTATTGCCTGAAATCATACAGTCATATAATAGAGGACTAAATGACAGTAAATGGATTACCATATTACTATTAGAAGTGTAAGAGACAGACTGAATTAAAGCTCCGTCAAGTTTGATCGTAACATCGTTATCTAAGATGAAATCTACAGAAGTGTATTTATCAAAAATTAAGAAATCATATTTTTTATCATTTCCAATAATTTTAAATTCTCCAAGATGATTTAAATTATTCATATTCTTATACCTCTTTAAAATTTGCGGTACTGCTAAGTTTATAATCATCAAGAATCTTTCTCAATTCATCATTGGATAAACTATCAATTTTCTTATTCACAACATCAACAAGTGGTGTGAGAGTAGCATTTGCCAAATCAGAAATCCTTCCAATCTGTTTGCTAATAAACGCCTGAGTAGTTGTCTCATTAAACTGAGTGTCTGACTGCTTCATTGTTAAAATTGTCTTGAATTCACTCAATTCACTCATAGAAATAAGTGGATCGGCTTTATCAGAACCAGCCATTAAAATATCGAGTAAGCCAGATGATTTAAGTGCATCATATCCCTTGATGAATCCTTTATCATCCTCGTCAATTTCAAGGTCGGTATATAATTCAATAACGGCACGACAAAACTGTACATACTGAGCAACAGAATTTACTCTAATCTTATCTGTTTTACGATACTTTGTTCCTCCATTGTCATCATAAGCTTCCTGCTCAAATGTTGTTTTATCTACAATCAACTGTGCGTAAGCATCTTTCTTAATGATTGATACATAAGGGGTGATTTTAACTTCCTCCTTGATAAATCTATCCTTTAACTGCTGAGTTGTCATGTTGTTGTATTTCTCTACAAATTCCAAAATTTTCATAATTCCTTTTTCTCCTTTATTTCTTATTTTTCTTCGCTTCTCTGCGAAGTTTCTTTAAAACGTCATATTCTACCCAACCACCATATTTGAGATTTCTGCAAATAAACGTAAGGTTGGTTTCTGGGTACTTAGCCCACATCATTTTTCTTTTTAAAAGTGACATACTATCTGGATTACCCTTCACGTCAAAAACCTGTAAAGTTCCATCAGACCAGACAACATTAAAATCACTTCTATATTTAATAGGTAGAATTGTTTTACCTTTATATTTAAATTTATCTTGAAGAACATATTCTACTTGGCGTTCATATGATAATATTTCTCCACTTTTCATCTTAGGTTCTATATACTCTTGTAAAAATTTAAGTTCAGTGAGACTGTCATAAGTTACACCTTTATATGTTCGATTTTTCTTACCTTGTTCTGAAATATCTACATGATATTTCGATTTAGCTTTTGCTATTCCCTTTCACTCCTTTACATAACAAAAGAGCAGTTTCTTCGGAAGCTGCTCTTTCTAAAACATATTTATTTAATTTTTTACATCGCTAATTGCATAGGATATAATTCCCACTTACCATTAGGATATTTAGTTACATTATCCATAACAACCTTATGTACTTCTTCTAAGCTTCCCACATTCTCATCAATATGAATCACTTTACCACCCAAAATTGAAATTTCCTCACAGATTACATTAAAGTAACATCTTTCCATACTTATTCCTCCTCATTTAGATATACAAAATAACTCGTATATATCAACTTTAAGAACACGAGATAATGTGATTGCATTAGTAAGAAGTATATCACTTGTATTATCATTTTCTATTTTGTTAATAGCCGCAACCGATAAACCGGTAAGTCTTGATAGCTCTTGTAATGTGAATCCTCTTTGATTCCTGTAATACCACACTTTGTTCTTCATAATGTTAATATGTACAAATGTATTTTATTTATGTACTATATTATAATATGAGTAATTTTTACTGTGGCAGAAATATTTAATCATCCTTAATTGGCAAACTTAATACTTCTGGTTTCAATTTTTCGTGGTAAATATCATCGCCCCCGGCGGCTTCGTAAATTTTCCCTAACTCCGTAAAAGTTTTTAATCCAGAATTGTCAACATAACCTTTTTCAGAAAATTTAGCATGTAATCCATATAACTGATTTCTTAATGTCGCAACTGTACGCTCTTTATCAGCTCTTTCTTTTTCAGTTAATTGACATTTTATATCATCTATACCCTTTGACATTTTAGATATTTCTTTGTATTGCCAATTATCATGTTTTTCTAAAGTTATAAGTCTATTCTCAACATTTTCTTTGTCCTGCTCAGAACCAGTTTTAATTCGTCCCTTCTCTTTAAAATAAGAAATGAGATCAATTATTTCTTTGATTGCAAATAATAATAAGAACACTGCTAGGATAACACTTATATAATTTTGATTAAATACTGCTTCTATATATTTCATTCAAGCCACCTTTCTAAGAACATAAATCCTTGAAAGTTTTCTTAACAGCTTTCGATGTTCCACAAGCTTTCTTTAATCCTTGACCAAACACACCAGGATATTCGATACCCTTCGGGTCTTTTCCTTTGAGTGCACATAATATCTCAAGTGCGGTTACTAACCACTGCCTTTCACCTACTTTAACATAGTGTGATCCAAAAGCTTTGTCTGTAGCAGAACCCCAAATTCCGTCAACTGACAGTTTTGCTCCATAATCCTTATTTAAAGCGGTCTGAACAACCTTAATGGCAGCTTTCTTTGTTTTATTTCCCCAGATACCATCAGCAACAATATTACAACCCACAAACTTATTAGCTGCTTTTTGCCCATTTGCCACGATCTTCTTTTTTGCATGATTAGATGTAGAAGTAGAAGATGGGGTTGTCGTAGATGCCGATGGTGTTTTTGAAGTAGTATTAGAGGATAATTTATTATAAAACTCTGTTTTCCATAAATTATTTTTTGTTTCATTTCCACACCAATATGCCGGACACGCTTTGCCTGTACGGTCGAAATGCCTAAGAACATGGTCTTGTGGGATATGATACTTTTTCATTAATTTCTTCGTAAGTTCAATAGCATTTTTGATAGTAGCTTTTGATGGATAAATTGTTCCATCTCTTTTTGTATCACACAATTCAATACTAATACTATTACTGTTAGTACAAAGAGTATAATATTTCCCTCCCCCAGTTATATTACAGTTGCTATATCTTGTACCACCAACAGACCATGCAACATAATTATCTGGGACTGATTGTGTTACAGAATCATCATCAACAAAATAATGTGCAGATGCCTCCACATAATTATTAGAAAAATATCTGGAATTCGATTCATCAGAATCTCCATCATTACCTGTGTAATGTATGAAAATATATTTAATTGCAGATGTACTTCTTTTTGCTCCGTAATTTCTTTTATTAGCTAAATTCTTTTTCATTTTGTAGGACATTAAATCACCTCCTACTTGTTCTTTAAGTCAAATAAACTGGATTCAATTAAAGAATCTAAATATTCGTCAAAATCTGCATTTGCCGTTTTAAGACATTCAAAAGCAGAAGTCGATAACGCAAAAATAATCTTACTCTTTGCAATCTGACGAACTTCTTCTTTTTTATCCTCCGTCCATGCATCAGTACCCTTAACTCCCTTAACTTCTGTTTCATATACATCTTTAACTACAGATAAAACATTTTTCTGTAGAATTTCGGTATATTTATCAATCTTTTTTGCCTCTGTATACTTCTTAATTTCGTTTCCAATATAAGTCAGTACAGGAAGCAATATAACTGTCCAAATTGTCACAATTACCTCGTCCCAATTTAATGAATTTAATAATTCTTTCATAATTCTTTCTCCTTTCCAAACAAAAAAAGAACGGGTTTACCGTTCTCGTCATAGTTACTTATTTAATTGTCTTAATATCTCAACACATCGTTTCAGATTACTACATAAATAATCCAATTCGTCCTTTGTTTCATGTCCACTAAATGTCATACGAATACCACTATGTATTAGTTTTTCATCTAATCCAATAGCTATGAGTGTAGAAGATGGAGTTAAGTCACCTGATGTACATGCAGAGCCAGTTGATACCTGTATATCTGCCATATCCAATAGAATCATCAATGATTCACCTTCAACACCATCGAAACAAATATATAGGTTATACGGCAAACGATTATCAACATCTGCACCTATAATATGAGAATCCACTATATTATTGATAATGTAATCATGAACATAATCTCTATTCTCAGATGTAATAGAAAAGTAGTTATAATTCTCAACTGCTTTCCCCAGTGCAGCAATACCTATTACATTTTCTGTGCCACCAAATAATCCCTGCTCTTGTGAGCCATATATAAGCGGTTCTAATTCAATTGATGATTTCTTGTATAGAACACCAGTACCTTTTAATGCTCCAAGTTTATGTGCAGAGAATCCTAAAACATCAACATTCAATTTCTTTACATCAACAGGAATTTGACTGATAGATCCTGTACAATCAACATAAACAATAGCATTGTAAAAGTGGCATATATTAATAACCTGTTGTATATCCTGAATTGTCCCTATCTCAGAATTGGCGTATTCTATAACAACAAGTTTTTTCATAGGGTTCATAGACAAACACTCTTTGAGATCTTGAAAATCAATTTTTCCTGTGTAGTCAACTTTAAGTGGACATTTATATTTCAATGATTCCACACATTTCAGGACTGACTTATGAGATGTAGGAGAGTATAAAAACATGCAATGATGTTTATTTGTATAACCTTTAATAAATAACGTGTTATTGGCTGAACCGCCTGATGTAAATATAATATCTTTAGAATCTGCATTGATGAATTTTGCTACATTATTTCTTGCAGTAGTAATAATTTTCTTTGCTTCAACACCCGATTGGTACATTGACGATGGATTCTGATATGTATCCAAAAGAGATACCATATAATCTTTAACTTGTGGTAACAATGGGGTAGTAGCTGCGTAGTCAAGATACATACAATCACCTACCTAATCTAACTCATAATTACACCACTTTTTATACACTTCAGTAGTGTCTGCTTTAAGAAATACCATTGCCAAAATTACATTATTTGTTTTATCATCTATACTTGTATACATATCAACTGGATATACATTATTTTTAATATATAGTAGATACTGTTTTGGGTTGACAATCCTAACTGCTTCGTGTGGAGAATAATCTCTTGTTTTTAAATTCGTTTCTATCATTTCCCTTTCATTCCTTTATCTGTATTACCGTAAAAAAATGGGAATACAACATTTGAATAGTAATGTTATATTCCCATCAGAATTTTCTAAAATCACTATTCAAATTGCATCACCCTTTCTTCTTAGGCGAATACTTAATCTTTTCATACTTATTTATATTTTCCTTGGTTAAATTATCAGTTGTATCCTGAGTAGTAATATCTTCAATCTTGTCTGATTCTACGTTTTCGTTTATATCAGCAATAATGTTCTGATAACTTCCACCAAAATCATTTAATCCAGATAAATCAAGCTTATCTAATTTTATTTTTGCTTTATTTGCTGTAAGTTTATGATTTGCATAGGAAGATGTAGTAAGATAAATGTCATGGCAATTTTCGCTACAAAATGTAAACATCCATGTAGGTTTATCCTTATCTTTTCCACAAACAGGGCAATACTCATATGGTTTATAACAAACAGCACATATCTTTTCCTTGCTCAAGGTAGACCTCCTTTAGAAAAGCAGAGTGGTAGAAAAACTACCACTCTTATAGTTTATTAGATTGATATCAGATTAGGCTTCCTCTGGCTCGTCAATAAAATAGATTTCAACCATCATCTGCTCAGTTGTACATGTATCAGTAAGGATTGAACCCTTATAATCCATAGTCTGTGAGTCACCACCCTCAAGTGCGATTGTTACCTCTGGACTTGGGATAAATGAAGCGATGTGAATAACAACGGCTCTAAAGCTTTCTTTATCGCATGGATCAACTGCAAGTGCCTTAACAAACAATTCGTGAGCTTTAGGGAACTTGCTACCAGTAATAGATACTTTTGCACCACTCTTAACCTTTTTCTTGTATTTGATGAAGAACTCTGTTTCATCATCTGCCTTTGGTGGAGTAAGTACATGTGTCGCAATACCAAACTCAGTCTTTGTAGCGGTTTCAGGGGTAGCAGCAAGCTTATATTCCTTACCAAGAGCACCATTTGCAAGACCAGATACAACTGCTGAACCATCAACATAATCTTCTGAAAGATCAAGTGTTTCGCCAGCTTTAAGAGTTGTAAGAATCGGCATCTCAATAGCATTATCACTTGTTGCGATTTCTGCGTCTGTTGCAGCAATAGTTGAAACGACAGCAAGATTAAGAAATGCGTTTGTTGCAGTAACATCGCCCTTCTTACCTGTATACTTTCTATATACAAGATTACCCCTTGCGTCATTAACGTCTGTTGAATCAGCAGTAATGTCAATATTAAAATTATTAAGCTGAGTAAGAGCATACAGTGGGACACCAGCTTTAGTAGCACCATAACCAAACTGTGCTCTATCAATAATTACGTCACCAATCTTAAATGCCATAATTTTATTTCCTCCTTAAATTATTAAAAATTTGTATAAAAAAAGAACATCCAAATAGATGTTCAAATTAACTATATTTCTCTCATAAAATTAAATTGTTCTTTATCAATTTTACTTGTGTCACAGAATCCAGAATAACTTCCACCCATCAATGCATGGGTTTGCTCATATATTTGAAGTCTTTGAATTGCATCGTAAAATTGATATATTTTTACTTGTTTTAATTCTTCAAGTTTGTATTTAAAACCAGGGTGATTTGTCAATGCTGAAATAATAGGTAGAAGATTAGACTCAGAATTATCATCTGGTTTTTTCATAGATAAGTTCATTTGGTCTTCTTGCCTCATCCAATCTCTAGTAGTTCTTCCTTTTGCTTTTTCTACTTTAGGATGAATATTCATAATGGTTCTGATATACTCAGCAATTTCCATATATTCATTTTCTGACAATAGAATATTAGACTCTGGATTATATAACCCAAATTGTTCTTCTGAATTTTCATCGGTATAAGGAACAATTTTATAGTCTAGGAAATTTACATCATGAAATATCAAATGAAGTGGAGAATAATCTTGTTCTGGAATTTGAGATAATAGATTATATACCTCTATATCTTTTACCTTGCACCAATTTTCTACACCGAGATTAAATAGCATAAGACGAATCGAAGTGGAATTATTAATAAACGGGGAGATAGCAGTATAAAATTTTGATTCACCAATATCTAAAATATCACCTATAGTTGGCTGGGATATTTTAATTCCGTGTACATAATAATCTTCACCAAAGAAAAGTTTTAATTTATCAAAATGATATTTATCATTAGATGATTTTTGTTTCTTTTGGTTGTCTTCAATAGTAGCGGTTTGAATTGCATCCAATGCACCAGATGATATATTAGCCATTAAATCACCGCCTTAACTGATAGTTACCCAAATTTGTTTTTCCATTGGTTGTATTTACAATTCCATTAGTGTCAATAACTTGGAATACGAGAGTACGAACAAGATAATTATTATCTGTTGTGGACTCTTTTGATGAAATAAGATGTGTTTGCATTCCAAATATATTAGACCAATTAAATCGCTCTCTTATAATAGAGGCAATAAGATCATGTCTTGGAATCCTTGTTAATTTATCCATTCTATCGTTTCCATGAACAAATATTGTAAATGTGATAGTTGTATATTTTAATGTGTCTTGATATCTCGGTGTTTCATCAAAAGACACCTGATAACAAATATAATGTTTTACCTCTGTTTGAGTATCTGGAATAAATAAAAAAGGACGGATATTTGAATTACTTCCAAAATATCTATCCCATTCTCCAAGAGGTTCATATTCCTTGGTATCTTCATTCCATTCCCAGTTAATATTACCATCTTCATCGAAAAGTTCAGATTCTAATGATTTCTCGTTAAGTGCATATAAAAGACATGGATTAAGCATAAGTGCTTTCTCAATCTTTTTCTTATACTGAATATTTTCATCATCAGGAGTTGTCTTATACGCACGAAGCTTATTTAACAAATCGTTCTTTGTAACTAATTTTTCTACCATAAAACACCTCCTTACTCAGTTAATTCCAACGGCAAAATTTCAGATTCAATCGGCAAATTATCCTTAACAATTTCACACTTAACAGACAGTATTTTGCCGATAACGGAAGTGTCATTTGAAAATTTTACTTTCTTTTGGTTGTACTCTGTACCAACTCTCCATGTTACTTTGTCAGTCCAATCTTCATTATCAATAGAGCCAGCCCATGTAAAGGTTGCATCAGCATATTCAGTTGTAATATCTTCATTGGAATCATTAAATAGATTTACCATAAGATTTTTATAAGAGCCACCAACTTTGATTGTAGAAGTGGATGCTGAAATTCTTGCTGTAATAGAAGATGGGGGAGTATCTGGATCTGTTGGGGCGATTTCTGCATCGAAATAATTCGCATACATTTCACCTGTTTCAAGATTAACATAATCAGTATGCTCATTCCAAAATGCCGTATATATAGTAAGTTTTTGAATACCAAATGGCATTGAATTTTCAACTTTGGTCACTGTCCATACTGTAGGATGCTCTGTTAAAGCACTTACTACAACTCGCATATTTTTAGAATCTTCAGAAGTGTACCAAAACTTCTCTGTAATAGAGTTCATTGGCAACCATATCTTATCCTGATTATCTGTGTGCGTAAAATATCGATCTGTGTAAGTTCCGATCGTGTAAGAGCTTTGCTGTCTTAAACAACACCACATACGCCTCTTAATGCGCTTATCATTAGATTTTTCAATCCATGTAAGTTCGTAATTTACTGGTAAAATCAGATACTTTGGAAACTGATTTGCAGGTTCATCACGACAAACAATCCATTTATGATAAATTCCTCTATCATCTGGAACGTCCACAAAAAGTCCTATCGGAAATGTTGCCCCATAGCGTTTCCTAAAATCAGTCTCATAATAATAAAGGTCATCACCTTTATTGAATCTTACAGGCTGACTTGGACGAAACATAATATAGTATTCCACTTGATCTTTATCCATTGACTGATAAGATTTGATAATAAACTTTGCATCTATTTTTGTCTTATTGGTATTTTCATAAGTCATACCTTCAGCAAGAGAACGTGTAATTCCATGTTCATCTGTGAAAAAATCATCATGAAAATGATCATAGATATAACAAGTCTTTGTAGCGATGTCGTTTTCAAATGTCTGTTCCATCACCCAATCAGACTGTTCCTTATAAATCTGACCAATCGTTTTAGCACCGTTGTTCTTGGCGTTTGCGACACGCCTAGCTGTCTGTAGACTCGGCATCGCAACCCACCTCCTCAAACATCTGCTTAATATATCCGTGAGAATCTAAGATTGCTCTACGGAATTTTTTGTAACTAAAATGGTCGCTCTTAAAATTATCCATAGCACCTTGTAAGGTTGCCATAAGAGTCACCATAAGTCCATTATCATTAAATAAGGTTTTTGTACCACCTAATTTAAACATAACGTTTTCAAAGAAAACGAGAAATGCTTCGTCATCTTCAAATATTTTCTCTTCAATTGTTTTGTCTTTATAGAGCAGTAATTTGTGAATATCACCATGCATTGCACGAACTGCTTCATTGATTTGCTTGTCTGTGAAGTCACCATATATGTATTGCATATTAGGACTCCGTGTTAATATAGGAATTGTACATATATCCATAATCACGAATACGTTTATTCAATTCAGTTTTCATGGAATCAAGACGGTCAATCATATTTTTATGATTGTCGAGTAGCTTCTTTTCTTCCTTGCCACCTATCATTACTGATGTGTGCATAATAGAATCAACCTGTGGCTGTAACCACTCAATCGTCATTCCAAGTACAAGAATTCCTACGACAAAATTCATATCAGCCGTTTCATCTACTGAATTATTCAGTGTGAAATCCAACTGTTGAATTTCATCATCGAGTGTGAGAGAAGAGAATAGTCTACGCACCCTTGGATTAGCAATTACATTGCTTAATCGCTCTGTATAAATTTCAAGCAAATCGTTTTCATCAAGAGAGAGTTCTTTCGGATCTGAAATACGTCCTCTTGTTCGTGAAAAAATTGTTTCATATGGAAGCGTCATTGTGAGCCTCCTTTACTATTCCTGAACTAATGTAAGTAACATTTTTGTACCAAAAATTTCATCAAGAGCCTTAATTCTGTGAACTGAATCAAGTGCATGAGATTCAATCATTGTAGAAGCAATACCTTTAATGGCTTCCTTTGCTCCCTTTGGAAGCTTTTTAATTGTTTCTGACATCTGCGGAACAGGAAGATTTAAAATCTCATTTAAGTCACTTGTTTCATACATGGACTCATATAAATCTTTTACAGACTTATTCTGTTCAACAAAATCTTCATCCTCAATAATAATTCTTGGTGAATAAATGTTTACATCTTCACGAGTTCTAACGAGATAAATTAAATCTCTATATTCAACATCAACTACATCTCCACAGTCAGCCCAACTATAAAGAATATGTGAACGTGCTCCCTCAATATAAAGCCCACCACTTACTAATGAGCGACATGGAACAGTATCTTCAGGTAAAAATGTTTTTACATCTTCTTTAACTTCTATAGTTTTTGTTACCTTTTCTGTACTACCAGTAGTAGCAGTAGTTTTCTTTGTATATGCCATTTCCTTTTAATTCCTTTCAAAATAGGAGAGTGGCAATCCACTCTCCATATAATTAATCTATAAGTAAATCTTACAGATCCCACTCACCATGATAACGAGTCATAAGAGTTGCAACACCCATACGTCTCTGTACTTCATAAGACTGCATATCATCCTTAGTAGCACCCTTTTCGTTTACTTCAAGTTCAGTCTCTCCATAGTCAACAAACTTGATAAATCTATCATCAACTGCTGGCATGATATAGAGCTTCTTGTTATCAACGATAGGAGTAGCAAGAGACTTATCAGTAAACTTCTGTGGAATCTCCATAAGAGGTGTTCCTTCGTAGCCACCGATAATACCTGTGTTTGCTACAGACTCCTTGATTGAATTAGCAGGATCAGCCCAATCAACCTTTGTAAGAGCATTAAGAGACTTTAATGCTGTCTTAGTACCCATGATTACAACACCGCTTTCGTTAGCAGCACCAACCTTTTCGATAATTGCATCAAACTGAGCCTTTGTAGAAGCGGCTAAAGCACCAGTACCCTTGAGAGTAGCAGGAACAGGAATAAGGTTTACACCATTTGCAAACTGAGAAGAAATGAGTGCCTGAACCTTCTGGATATAAGCCTTAACAACCGCATCCACGAAAGCACCCCAATCCTTACGACCAGTTAAGAAGAGACGAATATCTCCACCAACCTTGATACCATATACTGCTGTATCAACATGATAAGACTGACCAGAACCTAAACGCTGAATGGATAAGTCATGTGCGTCACCGCTGACCTTGCTTACAGTAAGTAATACTTCATCATCAGCCCAGAATTCATTTACGTCTCCATCTTTCATATTCTTTGACTCAACATAATTGTTGAAAAACTCATTCTCAGAAAGACCATGAGCAATCTGAGTATCAATAATTTCCTCAATTACCTCGAAGAACTGTGTTCCTCTCTCAGAATTTAATGCTCTCTTAATCTGCTTAGTAGAAGAATCCTTAGTAAGTCCAAGGTATTCAAAACAAGCCTTTCTAATTGTGTCACTAGCTTCTGCCTTAGAAATTACACGATTAGAATCGGCATCATAAATTTCACGACCTGCACCGAGGTCAAACATAAGATTTTTTACACTTGTATCTAACATTTATTTATTTCTCCTTTCTCAAAAATTAGGCTTTCTTTGTAAGCTGCATAGCGGCAGTTACGCCAGAAATGGCTTTGAGTTCAACACCGTCTTTAACAGCGATGTCACCAGAAAATCCATCTGCTGAAATCTCAACTACATCACCAACTGCCAGTTCATAAGCTCTAACTACCTGAGTAGGAGCATTTGTATAGTTGCTTTCTTTCTTAAATGTGTTGCTATATGTCTCCTCGATCATTGGCACCTGGTATACAAACAGGGCATTCTCGGCACTTTTAACCTCAACATAAAAATTTCCGTTAGCTGCAACACCAACTACAGTTCCTTCAAAAGAAGTAGGAGCAACAGCTTTATAAAGGTCTAACTCAATAAAATCGCCCTTACCAACGAACCATCCATTGTCTACATAAGCACTTGCTGCTTCTGCTAACTGAATGTTATAAATATGCTTTCCACCATCTCTTGCGAGAACTTTAGAAGGGAAAGCCACTGCATGTTTTGCAATAGTCATCTGAATCATTTATTTTTCCTCCTTAAATTTTTGCATTAAAAAAGACACTCAATTTGAGTGTCATTACATTGATTTATATTTCTTGTTTTATTTGCTAAAAAGATTTCCGTAACGGTTATCCTTCTTAGACTTGTTTACATTAGCAAATACTTTTACGGTTGACTTTTTCTGAGTTTTATCAGTGGTAGCTGCAAAAGTTTTCATATTAGAATCCGCATAGATAAGTTTTGCTTCCTTCTCTAAATCTTCGAGAGAGTAGTTATCCATATTTGTATACAGTTTCTCAAAATCCTTATTAATGAATTTTCCTTCTTCATCTTTTTCAGAAATAGAAGCAAAGTTTTCATTTGCAAGAATTTCCTCACGTTTTGCATGAAGTTCATTCTTTTCTGCTGTCTCCTTAAACTCTTTGAGTGCAGCGTAGTTTGAACGCATAGACTGTAACTCTGCAAATTCACTATCTGTTAAAAGTTCACGATGTAAATTGTATCTTTCTCCATCAAAAGCTACATTATCACCGTCTTTTGTATAGTTCTGACCGAAGATTTTATCGCCATTCCAGTTCTCATATGTAAAATGATCATCGTAAACAGCGTTGATAAAGTACCACTCATTATCAGCATCTTCATATTCAGATAAAAGCTGGTAAAGTGCATATCTTGTATCTTCATGACTGATTTCATATGTACGAACAATCTTTTCAAAAATCTGACTTCCTCCTTCATCACCATCTGGATCAGAAGCTCCTTCGCCATCACCTTCTCCATCATTGGAAGGTTCACCAGATTCTCCGTCATCTGAATTGTCTCCGTCAGAATTGTCATCATCGAACATCTCGGCGAATTTTGCTTCAAGTTCCTCATCTGACATTTCTGCATAGTCGAATGTTACATCTTCAGCAGTCTTACCATATTTGGCAAGTAACTCTTCAAATTTTGTCATTTTGTTATTTGTTCCTCCTTCCCTTGATTGTGTTTGAACAGAAGTCTGTTCTTTATTGAAACTAGAAAGTGTCTTGTTAAGATTTTCTAAGAGTTCAATCATTTTTTCATCTTTGTCAAATTTTACTGAATTGTTATTTACACTAAAATCTGCAATATCGGCACGAGAACCTTCCATACCTTCCTGAATTTCTGTACCATCATCATGACTTCCTAACAAAGTCGAAGCATTTACATAGAAATCATTTAATTCAAGATACTTCTCCTTGGCGTTATAAGAGAGTTCATCAATGAAAAGCTCGCAACTATTTTTTGAACCTTGTTTTGCACGAATAATTTCACAAGCCTTTGTATATTCTTCACTTATATAAGCATAAGCACATACATAATCTTTATCTAAGCTATCATCATGTTCCCAAAATGCAGGTTCAGATGAAAAAGAACCAACTTGAGATTCAATATATCTCAGTTCTTCTTTACCTTTTTCGTCTTTAACAATTTCCATCTCATGACCTTCGAAATCCCAACTGCCATCGTCAAGCTGATGGATTGCAGCCAACACAGGTCTGTCAGCAATTGTATGCATTGCTTTCTCAGCAGCATCTTTTGATACATAACTCTTATTTCTATTAAGTCCTGTATGAAAAATTCTGAATTTAAGACGCATCATTCCACGATGATTTTCGTCTACGGCATCATCTATCTCAAAAGTAGTAGGTACTTTTAAAGCCAACTGATAGCCAGTATCTTTAGAACTGAATTTTGCAAATTTCTGTTCTTGGCAAAATTGTAGTAAATCATCTTCAGTTAAAATTTTCTTTTTAATAACCTTTGGCATTATTTAACCTATTCCTCCTTTCTTTGTTGATATACCACTCAAAGTAGGAGAGTGGTTAGAATGTTAGCATGTTGCTATACTGAATTTTTGTTATATCTATATCATTTGAAAACCGAAACTTGTCAGTATTCAAAAATACATAAATACCATTAGAATTTTGTACCTGTTGATATCCTTGCTGAGATAAAAGAGTAGCAGTATGGGTATCTTGGGTTGTTATAAATTTCTGTTTCATAATCCATCTACTCCTTATTTATTGTTCTTATCTTGATCTTTTGTCTTGAGTCCTTCATCACTTAAATCTGATTGGTCTTTTTCTTGACCACCACCTTGATTATCACCAGATTGTGTATATGATGTGCTAAATGGTTTAAGCTTCTCGCCAAGATTCAGACAGTCTTCCTCTAAGAAATTCATAGCAAGAGTGTCTTTTTCAGATACACCATTTAATGTGTTGTATAAAATCTTGTTTGGGAGTCCATTTTGACAAGACTCAAGGATTGATTTCTTAAAATCATCCTTCTGATAAATAGAGACATCAAAGAATTTAACTTTACAAGGTTCAGATATCCAACTAGATAAAAGTCGATTTACAATCGCTTGAATCTGCGGAATGAGAGTTGAAATAGAAAATGTAGAATCTGCAAGTACACCATATTTAAAAGCAGTAGAGTTCGATGCAGAGTTTAAATTCAATATCTGAGCACCACCAGCCGTATTGAGAATTTCTTTTGTAGCTTTTTCAACCTTTGTAACATCACCTGTTGCATCATCTGGAAAACTAATTTCATGTAATTCACCAGGAACAATAGCAGCGGAGATATAAGGCGGTAATGCTTCTTCAAGCATACGATTGAAATACTGAATCATTATATCTGGATTCACAGCCCAATCATCTACATCATTACCCATTGTCTTCATTTCAAGCCACACCAATTTATAAATATTAGCTGCTTGTTGAACTGCCTGATAATCAGAAGCATCCATAAGATCAATCAATGATAAGAATATAGGTGTAAGCACGGGAACGATGGTTTCCCAATCCTCAGACCTGAATTTAATACATACATTATATTCTTCGGGAATTAGCTGATATTTTTCATTTGTACTCTGATATGTATTCCACATACTATTGAATGGTTCGCCCCAATATTCCAATAGTTCGGAATTTCGCTTAAAATAACTCATATCCATTGCACATGCAAATGAACCATCAGGAAATACACCTGCAATTCTCATATATGATGGATCTAGCGGAAGTATAAACATTCCTTGTCCTTCAGTATAATAAGCGCATCCATAAAATGCGTCTTCTCGAAGTGTTATAGATGCAGCTTTACGAAACTCATAATTCAATCCGAGAGTATCTACAACATCAACTGTTTCCTGATACTTTTTCAATGTGGATTTTACGTCATTATTATCTGAAATTATAAATGGGGGAACTATGTTACGAATAGATAAATCAATTTGATTTGCATAATATTTGCAAAGACGATAGTAGATTTCTGAACGATAATAAAGATAACGAGATAAACTTCTAAGACTTGCTTCACTAGAAGAAATGTTTTTAATATAATCTTTTACATCTTCTTTAGAATAATTACTGATTGTTGTATATGTCTTGGATTTTTGAATATCTCGAAGACTTGTAATAGCACTTGTTGCATCTTCGTAGCGTTCAAGTTTACTTTTATTTTTCTCATACCATTCACGCATTTCATTTGCGGTTGGCTGTTTTGGAGTAGAAGAAGTGGTTTTCTTCTGCGAATTATTTATTTTAGCAGGTGCATTAGAATTTGCATCTACTTTCTTAGGTCTAGGCATATTTGATAATGCACCTCCTTAATTGTATTTTGCTTTACGGATTGTAAGCTTTGAGATAAAATCTGTTGCATCACTATATGAAAGTTTTCTGTTAGTAATATTCTCACGTCTCATGTTGGAAAGTTGCCAGCCCATTAAGGCACACACATAGGCTTTATCATCGTTTAGCTTTCCTGCTTTATCAGGTGCAAGGTCAAATCTATCACGACCATTACTCTGATTAAAACGATAAATATTAACAAGCTCTGTTTTCATACTATCAATCAACTTTAATGAAAGTTCTTCATCTCTTTCAAGGTATCTAATTTTATTTTCTATAGTTATACCTTTTTTCTTAAGTTCTTTTTCTTCCTTTTCTGAAGGATATGTATATCTCTGTTTCATTTCGCCATTTGGATATTTCTCATATAAAAGAGTTAAATATCCTTTGTGCATGTATTCTTCTGTAAACTCAATCAAATTCTGTTGCATCATTTTAATCAATGCTTCAAATAAATCTGGTTTATATTTAGCAGGAGAAATAAGATGTAGAATACCGTCTATTGCATTTGGAAACTTTGACTTCATTTTTTCATCTGGTCTAAATTCTGAATCAATAAGACCACGATGCATCACACCATTATCATCTTCCCAATCTTCACAAAGGAAATCCGTGATTGGTACACCTGCACCTCCAGATCCGCTATCCACTAGAATAGCAAGTATATTTTCATAATCTGCATTTCCATCTCCATTGTAATCAAGAATAATTTGTTTTAATGCCTTAATCTGATTAGGTGTACTCATTGGTGTTTTCTTTTTAGTAAGAACATCAGCTAACTGAATTACATTTACAATACGAGCTTTCCAACCAACATTTTCATCACAATAAACCTCAGTTACAAGTACAACAGATCGGTCGGCAAGTCTAGCAGGATCATACGTGATAATATATTTAGAAGCACCATCCTTATTTTTTAAATCTGGAACACGAGGCACTGAATTACGAATAATGTCGGCACGTCTAATAATCTGACCATCGCCACCCTCTGAAGTGAAGATGTTCCCGTATTCTCTTAGACCAGCTTCTTTATCTTCACGCATACGAGCATCAACAACTTCTTGAGTAAGAAGAGGTTTTGGCATTAAGATACCACCTTTTGTAGCTTTGATAACTGTATCAGCATTTATATCTGCACAAAAATAACGCTTATCACCAGCGTCCATGTGTAAACTGCATTCTCTATATTTTCGGAATAAATATTGGTCAGTACGACCAGCAGAGGAAGCGTAGATAAGCTGATTAGGAAACATTGGTGGCTCAATTAAAGCGTCTGTTGCATCGTAATCAACACCATCACCAAATTCGGAGTTCTGAGTACAGAATGGCTCAGAGGTTTCAAATAATTCATCTGGCGAATTCATACATTCATCATAAAAATTGCAATTTGAACGTTTTGATCTATTATTATCATAAGCACCATTTAAGGTATAACATGCACTATTATTGTAAAGATGAAACTGATAACTTGAGGGATTATGTGTGAATCCATTACTATTCGCTTGGCTTTTAACAACTTCTCCTTGAAAAACATCCGTTAATGTCTTAAAGGAAGGAATTGCATTAAAAGTTAATTTCTCTATCTTGGAAAATAATTCTATACTTTGAGATCCGACACCGCAGAGTATATATGCAGAAAAATTGGGCACGAGTAAAGTACGTGTCATTAAATAAATTGCACCTAAAATAGATTTTCCTGAGTTACGTCCCATACACCATACAACAAATTGTGCATTCCACGTATTCATAAAAACATAACGTTGATAGTCCATCATAGAAATTCCGAATATTTGTTCCGCAAATAAAACTGGATTGCGCCTGCCCCATTGTATAAATTCAGAAATTTGCTTTTGTTCTTCTAATTGTTTTTGAGTTAGTCCATAATTTAATTTAGAATCAAAAAACTTATAATCATCTGGAACTAAAATTCCACCATCAGTCGTTTTCAATAATTCTATAATTCTCATCGACAAGACCTCTGTTACGAAGATAATCTTTCAAATCCTTATTTTCCATAAGTAATTTTCGAGCATCCTCAACTGCCTTGTCTCTTTCTTTGCTCAACTTTTCGACTAACTCAACTTTTATATCTTTTATTTCTTGAGCAATATTTTCATCATATCCAATTTGCTTATGACGAGCAGCCTCACTAATTTCTGCTACTTGTCTCATACCTTCGCACGTACCTATATCAAAGGAATTAATTTTTGCATCACGCAAGCCTATTTCTGTTAATTTTTTAATTTTACCAGATAGGGTATTAGCACCTTTAGATTTATTATTGTTAAAATTAACTGATATACCATTATCTTTTGCAAGAGTAGAAGCAACGTTCATAAGTTTCTGTGAGCTACTTGCCATTTTATCAATTAAAGGCATGTTATCAGCAGCATGAGATGAGTCACTGATATATTTATCAATCTGATCATTCAGTTTTTCAGCTTGATTAAGCTTTTTAACGATCTGAATAACAGCACCCATTTTCATACCATCATTTTTTGTCTCGTCATCAATAAATGAATTCAACTGAGCATATAAAATAGGTTTATCTTCTTCGACAGGATAATTCTCAAATGGATCATAACCAATAGCATGAATTGTATCTCGTCTATTCATTTTGTATTGCTCAATAATTTCTTCATTCTTTTCTCGTACAATAGTATTGTTTTCCTTTTGTGATTCTTTTATTTTTTCTGTTTGCTCAGTTTGCAATCCATCAGAATCCTGGTACGTTAAGCAATTCCAGTTTCCCATAGCGATATTTTTTGAATACGCTGCCCAAACATTTGATTTAATTTTTCCTGAAGCAAGATTTTCAGACTCAGCGATACTAGCATCCCATACTGTCTCTAAAAATGGTTTGTTAAGATATCGTAGGGCAAGTCGTACTGAAGTTTTATCTGGCTCATGTTCAACTTTATCTTTACCAATTGATAATGCCAAACGTTTTGCACAGTCTTTGCAAATAGGAGTAAGACCACTTTTATTTAATGGATCTGTACTTACATAAAACTTATCCCTTGCTTTATGTGTATTACATAGATAGCACCACGCACCATCTTTTAATGTTTGTACTTTATTTTCTAAATCTTCAATTCGTTTCTTAGCTTGTGCAACTGTCATTTTCGTTGCAGATTCTTTTGCTGTTGCCAATAACAGTCACTTCCTTTCTTTCCAAATAAATTAAGCACTCTCTGCAATAACAGTAAGAGTGCTTTCCAAATATTCTACATAATCGTAGTTGATATTTATTTGTAAATTGTTTTTCTTAAACCATTCGTCAAATTCCCCAATATCAATTCTATATACAAAATCTAAGAAATCATACGGAGAGAATTTGGTGTATCCATAATTATCATGAAATAGTTTATGTACATCTTTATTTATACAAGCTCCAAACCCATAAATTATATGTAAATCCTTTAATTCGTCTCTTAAATATTGAAACTCATCTTCACTATAATCACATACTTGTTGTTTGACTTTTATGCCAGTTAATTTAAAAACTTCATCAACAATATCTCTAAATGCAGTAGTGTGATGCACATTATCAAATTCTCCACCAGTAATTACACATTTATAATTACAAAATTCCATTGATTCATTAAACCAATCTTTTGTATCAGAGCGAAGTTCCGTATATGTAGGTAAAATACCACCTTTCCAACGACCATTAAGTTCTCCATTTAAAGGATTGATATGTCTTGGATTCTTGTCGCCAGCCCATTTGCCTTTCATACGTTTACTAATAGCTTTACATTGTTCAGGACTTCGTTTTCTACCTTTCCACCAACTATCATGGGTTTTGTAATATTCTTTTTTGGTGGCAGAAATTTTATCTCTTGCCTCTTGTGAAATAATTCTTCCTTTTAATTTTTCACTACATTTTAAACTCCTTGCAATATTAGCTCTATTTTGTGCTTCATAATTTTTACCTGAAATTCCCAAAACACCTGCATGACATTCAATTGATCTTACGGTTCTATTTGGAAAGAATATATTATGCAATTCTTCACCTGTAAAATCCTTATAATTTTCATACATTATTTTATCTTCAGCTTCAGACCATTTTTCAAAAACCGTATAATCAGGATCTAAAAATCCAGATTCTTTTTTACTACATTCTCTACATACATTTCGTAATCCGTCTATACAAGCTAAATCAATTGGAAAATATAATTTATTATTAGGTAGATCACGTCCACATTTTTTACAATGACGAGTACCAGAATAAAATAAATCTTTTTCTTTATTTTGTTCAATAATTTTTAATCTTTTTTCTTTATTGATTATTGCTTGACAGTTTTTACACACTGCATTCAATCTACCAATTCTCTTATTTGCATAAGAAAAATATTCATTTGTATTTGGATATTCTGCATTACATTTAGTACATATTCTTGTTTTCGAATCAACAGTAGTACCATGTGTATATCCCATAAAAATCACCTATAACCTTTCGTCCTAACCTCAAACAACAACTAAAAATAGCAGTAGAAGTGGGGAGGTTAGGTGTAAAACCCACATACACAAGAATGATCAGTTCTTATGTCTACTGCCATAATCCAACTATCTGCAACCGAAACAGTAACAATCCTCTCATAGTTGGCTATATATTTATTCTCTTTTTAAATTTCATCACAACATAAAAATAAACTTGACCAATTCGACATATAGCGATAAAATATGACAAAAATGTATTGGAGGTATTTTGTTATGGTTGAAGTTAAAAACATCAACGGTACATCAAAGGATAGATATTCAAATCCTAAAGGGTATTCTTCGTGGCTAGATTATTGGGAAAACAATTCTATATTTGTTACTCTTGACAAGTGTGCTTGCATAGGATGTTCAAATAAGGCAAAAGTAGGCGCACATGTTAGAAAAACAAACGGAGACAATAAATGGTACATAGTTCCATTATGCTATGAGTGCAACAAGAACACCGAACCATTTAATGTAAATGAAGCTTACTTGGTAGAAGTAAATAAAGAAAATACCGTTGATTTATGGTAATAGTATAATTAAATGGAGAGTTGACAATACTCTCTATGTTTTGTATATAGAACCGTTTGTACAAACATTTTGAATGTTTTGAAAGTGCAATTCACTTCACTTAGCACACCCTCTACGATTTGAACATAGACCTGACGATTTTGGAGATCATTGCTCTGCCAATTAAGCTAAAGGTGTATATAATAAAAGAGCCATCTCCAAAGGAAACGGCTCTTTCTCATTTCATATTTTGTTACTCTTTTAAATGATTATCCTCGGATGGAGTAGTAGTCTTAATCTCATCCACGGTTATTCCAACATTATATGTTACATCCTTAATGACACGAATATTTTTATATCCATATTCTCGATCAAGCTCTTTAATTGTATTTTTCAACTCATCCAAGTCATCCGTTGAATATTCAATCAACTCTGATGGAGTACCTTCAGTCTGAATCTGATACATTTGATAAAATTCTCTTCCAAGCACAGAGTTATATTTAATTAATATTTTATACATATATAAATTACCTCCAAAATGATAGAATTAGAAAAGCTGCCAATAGGATTTGAACCTACAACCTTGGCTTTAGAAGAACCATGCTCTATCCATTTGAGCTAAGACAGCAAGTTTCTGGTCTGCATGAAGCACTAACTAGCAGATCTTGGACTGTACACATCCAGTTATTTAGAATATGGTCGCTTATCCGCAACCTAATTCATGCTTCCATGCACTTGTTTTTCTTGCTAACCAACGCACAAGAAGAGTAAGTGACAACTCGTATCAACCAAACTACATTGTGCTTATGTATTGATACTCCATTAATTTATCCAGTTGCAACGCCACAACGGACTCGAACCGAAATCTTCTCTCTATAGGAGAGACGCATGATCCTTTCATGCTGGTGACCTGAATAATATATTATTTGATCATTCCTAACTCGTACTTATAGTACGTCAAATGCATGATATGTGTATGAACAACCGTTTACTTTATCATTCTCCGCATATTTTCAGTCTTCGGAACAAAGACCACTCGATAAGGTTTAATGACTCTTATCCGTCAAAATTCCAATTGTAAAAATCAGAAAAGACAATTTGCCATTTCTTACAAAACTCTGTGGACAGTTTTAATCATAATAATGGTTCTCATTAACGCAGAGAAGCACGAACATCTTCTCATTTCTGAAGGTTGAGAAATACCGATAATCCTAGATGTTGGTAGGAAAGAAGTAGGACTTACAATACTACATGAATAGCAAATGCCAAGATGTGATAGTCGTCTACTAAGGCAAGACTTCTCCATAACACCGCCAATGAGCAGTAGCAGTGGGAAGTTTTAGACCATTCCAAAGGTCAATAATTTCGCAAACCGACCTTTATATTTATGTCACATATCGGTCAGTGACAGCTCACTTGTAAAAGTCCGTCAACGGATTGACAGATCACCCTCACTTCTTTTTGGATGTGAGCAGCTTGTTATATTTATTTATTCTCTACATTGTCGTCACCTTTTTATATATGCCTTTCATGCCTGTTTATAAGGGCTTTATTTGGATAATACAGTGCTATCGGTCTGTTAGTCCGTCTGATTTTCACAGAGCCTTGTTGAGTTCTTATGGTTTCAGAGCATTCGGCTGTAGGTATATGAGTTTGTTACCCTTAATATTATTCAATCACTTTGACATAAATCATCTTAACATGCTATGATGTAAAAAAGAAAATTTTATAAGGAGTATATATTGGACACAATATTTGAAATATTTAAGACCATTTTTCCTGCTATTATTACTGGAATTTTTACATTCCTAGCCACTAAATATACGTATAATAAAAATATACCTTTAGACAAAATGGAGATAGCATATGATAAAATATACAATCCTATATATCATATACTATTACAAAATAATTCTAATAATATATGTACAAATCAAATCAGCTTAGATATATTTGTCATTTTAAATAAATATAATGATTATGCAGATCGATCGACACTTCACGCATTTGATTTATATCATAAAAATAGAGATAAAGATAGTTTTATAAATTTTAAAAATAACATCAATAATAAATACATATATCTTCGCAAAAGACTTGGATATTTAGAACCTAATTTGATACAAGCGTATACATATTCTTCAAAAAATGAAAAATCTGTTTTACGATTAGTGTTAGAGTGTACTGTCGCATACATAACAATGCTCGCATATGCATTGTTGAGTGCATCAGTTCACACAGTTATAACATGGATAGCTTTTAGTTTAATATGTATCATTATAATTGAGTTATTAACTTTATTTTTTAGGAATATTTTAATTTATATCAGGAAAATTATAAAACATATAAAATCCAATAATAAATGTCGTAAAAATTGACATATTTTGACAAGAAGTGTCATATAATATATAATAGAAAGGACAAGCAGTTATTCAAACATCTTTGTTTTGGCTAGATAGAGATGGTTAGGCGGTTAAGTCACGTCAGAGTAGTGATACTCTGTTTATATAGATATCCTCATGACACAATGTAGGAAATACTTACAAAGGAGGATAATACGTGACATTTTGTGAATTACTAATTTTTACATTAGTGACTGGCATAGTAAGTGGTGTAATTGCTACATACTTAGTCAGATTGTTCGATAAACACAAAAATGACCGCCACGGCAAATAGCGATCATTTCCTTTGTGTTGATATTGTTATATTAGCCAAATAGTGTTCAATATTGGCTTAACCGTCTAACGGATAATTGCTTGTTTCTTTTGACTTGTATTGTAACACATAAAATTGTGTGGTGCAAGAGGGAATTAGACAAAGTCTTAGACAAAAGCTTCATCGGCATCCTCAGTATCTTCACGGATTACATACATCTGAGTGGTTTCGGAAGATTCGTGTCCTAAAAGTTTCTGTGCAGTTTCCAATGCACGATGGTCATAACATACCAGATTGGTCGCTCTGCTTCTTCGGAAGTTATGTGGAGTTGTTCTCCTACCAACAATTTCAGAAAATTCATTTATACACCAATCATTGAATGCACTATATCCAATCTGTCGCACCTTTGAACCATCTTTAGTTTTTACGACAAACATATAAGGGCAATCATCATCGCCACGCACTTCAAGCCATTTCTTTAATGCGTCCATTACATCTTGTCCAAACTGCAATTTTCTAACCTTACCAACGGCACTACGTCCCTTGCAGCGAATTTCATGTGTTTTATAAGATACGGATTCTACTTCTTGCTCTTTACCGTCCTCATCGACAATTGTTACAATTTTTCTCTTAGGCTCATAATTGACAACCTCTTTGAGCAACTGTAAGCTCTCTGCATGTCTGCATCCAGTAGAATATGTAAACTTTACATATGCTAATTTTTGCCATTCTTCACGTTCAGCTAATACTGAACATAAATGATCCATTTCATCAGGAGTCAATGGTTCTTTTGCGAAAACCTTGCCTGTTTTTGGTACTTGCATCTCCGCAGTTACGTAATTACGGAACGTAGGATAGTCCTCATCATAGAAATTCTCGATGAATTTATTCAATGCACTGACAGAAGACTTTTTAAATTTAATCGCAGCTTCAGATAGTCCACGATTAGCAAGAAATTCATATAGCGAAGAAATTCTTTCTTTCTAATTTCTATGCAGTTTTTGTTATTCAGATTATTTTTAACCCATACGAAGAATATCTTTAATGCAGACCTATAAGCATGTAAACTATGTGGTGAAAGATGAGTCTGATTACTGAGGTAATCTTCAACCATATTTCTATTAAACTCATTAACCTCTGCCCATTCCTCATCTGTAACTGGATCTAATTTATCTGCTATTTTACCATTCAATAATCTCACTTCCTTTCACATATAAAAAAGAAGCAGTAGTAGTAATAACTAAACTGCTTCACTATAATCTATAACGTTTCTTCCCCATTTTATTTCTTCACTATATTTTAATTCGCCTATTTTAGACACCTTATCCCAATCTATATTATTCTTGATAAAAGCTTCAATGCTTTTTCTGAGTTCTATAGAATCATTATTTAAAATGTTATATGTATTATCTTTTGTCAAATCACAAGGGAATAAGATATAATAATGAATATTATTTTCTTTAAACATTTTTTGTTTCTTAGATAGGTCTTTACGATATGTTTCTTTAGATTTACTGCTTGTGATCTGCCTATTTGAAAAGAAATAATTTTTATATGCCTCAATTACACCTGCAATTTCAATATAAATATCATTATCTTTGGTATGAATTAAATAATCACAATTCATATTTCTGTGATAAGATGGGACAAAAGATGAATATTTTACATCTCGAAAATAATCTATTCCATATCTTAATCCAAATTCTCTAAGATATTTTGAAAATATATATTCAAATTGGCTTGTAACATGTTCACCATCACTAAAATCAAATGTGATACCTCGACCTCTCTTGCCTAAAGAAATTCCTTCATTTGCCAATAATGTTTGCAGATTACAATTATAAAATTTTTTAATTGTTCTTTGTAAAGAATCTGCATTCAACCATTCATGAACACTGTCTATTTCAAATGTAGTAATAAAATTTCTATTATCGTCTTTTACATATTTACATATATCTTTTATCATTTGGTCTAATTCATCTTTTGTTAAAGTTCTATCCAACATGGACTCTTGAATTATTTCTAATCCAAGTTCCTTTTTCATATTATTAATAGTTCCCCAATAAGTTTTAATCGCTTCTAATGGTGGATGATAACAACCTCTTCCTCTAAAATCATCATACATTAAAGCTCTATCTTTTTCTGACTGTAATTTGTAAATCAGTTTTATCATTTTATCCTTTGACGGTGTTTTACCTTTTGCTACAAAACCACACCAATCAACAAAATCAGCCCAAGTTTTAACTGATTTATCTTGGCAATTATTTATATACCATCTACCATCAGGTAAGTTAAATGGCTCTTTCCGCAATAAATCATATTTTATTGGGTTGCCTAATTCTTCACTTTTTTGAATATATTCCCTTACATAATAGTCGTAATCCTCGATATTAAAATCTCTTTGTTTTGTATTTTTCACAATTTTCACCTATGCCTTCTCCTATGCCAATAACTCAAAATAGAACAGTAGAAGAGAGGCATAGGTTCTCATATACTTGGTAGCTACTCCAAGTATCTACTGTTCCATAAATCCCACAATCAGCCATGACACCAATCATGAGCACATATATTTATTCTCTGTTTCCATTCACAGAAACATTGAAAAGCACATCAGTATGGATTCGAACCATAAGCTCGCAGTTTTGGGGACTGCTGTGTTGCCAATTACACCACCGATGCATACAAAAAGAGTGTGTAGCATACACCACACACTCCATATTTCTTATTAGTTAATACCAAAACGATTCATCTAGTCTATCCAGATAACACGCATAGTTCATTAACCGCTTGTAAATCTCTGGAAATGCGTCTGCTATATCAAGCCCATCATTTAATGAATCATAAGTCTTCTGAATTTCTTTTGTCTTCTTCTCGAACTCTGCCTGAGACACCTGCTTGCCATTGATAGAATAGTAATCTTTATCAATTTCCTTGCAATCACAGTGGTCACAATCACCATCACAATTATCATCACCAATACTGACTTCATATACTACCTTAGACTGGATATTTGAAATAATTTTTGAATTACAATTATCCATTACATAACAAGCTACTCCTGTAGCATATAAGTATCCATTTTCACGTTTAGCAGGTTCACACCAAATACCTTCATGATCTAAAGCAATAAGATACTCATCATTGTAATTATCATGATCTGGTCGAGCGAAATCTGAAATATGAGCCAGATCGTGACCATTCTCTACTAACTCAGCAATGATATTCTTCGCATCTTCATACTTTGCAATAATTTCTACACAATCCAATGTTTTGTCCATATTAGAGTCAAAATATGTATTTTCAATATCTACAACTAATTCCATATAGTCTGTAAAGTTTCTTTCAACAATATCTGCTTTTATGTTAATCACGTCCCCTCAAACTAAGCATTCTTGACTGCATTTTTAAAACCTGTTAATGCATGAAATTTTGGACTCTTAGAAGCTGCAATCTCAAGTGCCTCGCCTGTTTTTGGGTTTCTGCCCATACGTGCAGCTCTCTCAACAACCTCGAAATTACCGAAACCTGCAAGAGATACCTTCTCACCTGATGCTACTGTATTAACAATTGTCTCAAGGACTATATCTACAAGAACTGCAACATCCTTCTGTGTTGCTCCATCAATCTGTCCTGCTACATTTTTTACTAACTCTGTCTTATTCATATTCTTTTAATTCCTTTCATTCACAATTATTTTTTTTATTTTTCAATCAAAAAAGAGGGTAGCGGCTCAATGAGTCCACTCCCTCACATATGGCTTCGTCAGCCAAAACCCGAAGTTATTCCCATTTATTAATCGCCTGTTGGGTTCAGGTCTGTTTACATCATAGCAGTGACTCTACGATGTTTATGTGAACCGAACTACTCAAAAGTAGAAGAGTAGCCCTATTTCACAGTCACTTATCATGTTAAAAACTATGTATCTCCGTACATAGTCTACTTTGTCTAATTTAATTTAAATACATATTCAGCCGTTCTACCTTGTCCTTGTTCAAATTCAAACATTGAACAAGAAGCATTTGATGCTGCATTTAATGTCATAGCATATGGATCAATACCAATTACTGAGCCAACAGATAATACTGCTGAATCCATCCCAATCTCTTTAAGATCATCATGGTGAATGTGTCCAGAAATTGTATAATCAATATGAATACCATATGTGCGTGACATTTCTAATAAATTATTTTTTAGATTTTTCTTCTCACCGTGCAATCCAACTACACAGTATGTAGACATCATTGAGTAAGTCATTCCTGTTGGATTTTCAAGAAGAACAATATTCTCATTATCCTTCAGTCTTTCTTTAATGAGAGCCATCATAATTTTACTTACATTCTCATCTGGAAATGTATTCTTTTTCCCATCCAATAGTCTTAACTGATTATGATTTGAATCAAAAACCATCTGGAATTTTATTGACACATATTTGCTTAATTCATTCAACCAATTTGCTAAATAATCTGCATAACGAATACTAGACTCAATTACGCCATATCTTAATCTCATAAGCTGAGACATTCTGAGACACCCATCAATGCCATCTCCAAGTTCAATAATTGACAATTTAGTAATTCCAAGTTCCTCGATTTTATCCACAACCTTATTAAATAAAATTGTCATTCTTTCCTCAAATATCTCAGGAGAGTACGCATTTATAATTCCATTATAAAAATCTTTGATTTCAAATTCACAACCATAGTGACAATCGCTAATGGCAAGTATCCAAGACTTTTTATTAGTTGTTGGCTGAATACGAATAGGAGACGATAGTTTAGGTAAAGATGATATTGCTTCACTAATTTTTTCAGTTATTAATTCATCTCTTGCATCTTCACGTAACCATCTATTGTATTCGATTTTCTCTGTCTGTAATTTTTTACGTTCTTTTTCTAATTCACGTTTCTGTATTTGTAATTCTTTTATATATTCATCATCAGAATTAAATACACCAGCATCTTTAAAATCTCTTGCATATTTACAGGCTTTTCTATAAGCCGATTCATCTCGATACTGAGATTCATCATCGTCAAATAATTCTTTATTAACCATTGGTGTAATTTCTTTCCAATTCTTATATTTTCCAGAATTAATTAATTGATCCAATCGCCATAAATAAGAGTAGTAGTTTTCATTTTCTAATTTTGTAAAATCAGATATATTGTCCACCTACTCTCTATTAAGCCTCTGTAGGCTCGTCAAGATCTTCCTCATCCTTGACTTTTACATTAATCTCAATAGCACCACCATTAAAATCTGAGAGAAGTGTAGAAAGCTTTTTCTCCTCGCCATCCACATCAATTGTCATATTATCAGTATCAAGAATTCCTGCTACCTTCATAGCAGTAGTTATAGTTTTCTTATAAGCAAAATTTGCCATTTTTCAAAATCTCCTTTTTCTCCAATATAATAGGAGAGCAGTACGCTCTCCTTAAATAATTTCATCTAAACTTGTTATATATCCATCTGCAACACCAAGTTCAATTGCTTCTTTTGCAGATAAGTACCAATCTGTAGAAAAGTGTTCTTCAAACACATCATTAGGTATCTTAGTTCTTGTTAATACAAAATTACCAAGTTCTTCAATTTGTCTCTGATAATTCAAAATAGCTGCAACAACTTCATCATAATTACCTACAAACTGACCAGCTCCCTTATGAATAAGAAATTCGGCAGTTGGGAAAGTATATCTCTTATGACAAGCAAGATATATAAAACATCCGCTTGATGCAGCCATACCTACGTTTATTCCAACTACAGGAGTTTCACTAAGCTGAATTGTATCTACAAGACAATTATTTACTTCTAAATCGCCACCTGGACTAAAAAATATAACCTTAATCGGAGTACGAGACTCTTTAGGAATATTATTCTGTTTATCTTCAAAATTCCATTGCATAATCATCTTCGCATATTCCAATGTCATTGTAGTTATTTCATCATCAATCCAAAGAATTCTATTTTCATAATTCTTATAAAATTGTAACAATGATGGGTCTGGTAACTGTAAATTCTCTGCATTTTGTGGAATAGCAATATCTAAATATGCAGTTTCTAATTTCCTTTTATTCATAGGCATTTAGCCTCCAATTTTATAATATTTTCCTATAAAGAAATAATCATGTCTTTTTCAGAACATTTTACTTTATAACACTTATCATTCTTGGATATTTCTTCTCGTAAATGTTCTTTTAAACAATTTTTTGCTTCTGTAGATCCATGTACTAAAACAAGCTGATTTGTATTCAAATTACTACCGAATTTTAATAAATCGTCAAAATTGGCATGGGAGCTAAACGTGCTCATCGTTATACAATCTGCCCTATTAGGTACAGGAACTTTGTTTATATTGATTGTTTTATGGGTTTTGCCATTTTTTATTCTATATGACAAATAAGAATCATCTGTTCCTACAAATCCAGAGAAACAAATCATAGAATTGATATCACGTAAATATTTATCAAGATAAGATAATATCCTCCCATTTGTGCAAAAACCACTACTTGAGATTACAATTTTAGGTATAGGATCATTTACCCATGCTTTCGATTCTACTTTTTCACGCACATATTTTACATTTTTCCAATTATAAACTTTTGTCCATAATTCACAAAAATCTGAGTCAAGAACATCTTCGTAAGCTTGACATATATCACAGGTTAGCATTGAGTCAACAACTATATCTGTTTTAAAATCTTCATTTTCTCCAAATAGGAGATATAGTGTTGTTAATAATTCCTGAGATCGTGAAAATGAGAACGCAGGAAGAATAATAGAACCTTGCCTTTCCAATACTGTTTCTATAGCAACTCGTAAATGTTCAATATCGAATTCACGAGTTTTCTTTGTAGTTCTAGTATCTAAACCATAAGTTGATTCCATGATTGACACGTCAGAAAAGGTAGTTGGGATTTCTGTATTTTCCACATAATGATTTTTAGTATCTAACGCTCCAATATCAGAAGTATATAGAATTTTCTTTGTTTTTATTCCATCATTTAAAATAAGCTGTAACTGTGCAGCTCCTACACAATGAGAATTTTTAAACCATTGAAAACTAACCACATCATCTAATTTGTAAACATGATTATACTCATTATATACATAAATATAGTCCAGTGTTTTATACACATCTTCTTCAGTATATAGTGGTTCGTATTCTCTATTATATCTTTTTGATAAAACTCGTGCCTCATCATTTACAATAAAAGCACAATTAAGTAATAAATATTTCGACATAACCGAAGATGGGTATGTCATAATTATTTTTCCATGAAATCCTTCTTTAATAAGACGGGGTAATAATCCGATATGATCAATGTGCGAATGTCCAACAAACACGTAATCCAATTCATCAGGCTTAAATTTAAATTTTTCTGAATTTGCTTTATAAGCTGCCAAATATGAATTATCCTGTAATAAGCCACATTCAAGTAAAATTTGTTTATTTGCAAATCTTATATAAATCATTGATCCAGTAACATCTTTTGCATTATTACCACAAAATAAGATTCCATCATCTTTCAGTTTCGCTTTTCTTGCGATTGTAAAAACCACCTTCCTGTTTTAGTTTCATCCACAAGTGAAGAAAAGTGGAAGAGTAGCGTGACTCTGACTCGAACAGACCCTTTGGGGTATGAACCCAACATGCACCTTTACACCTTACCGCAAATTGGAAATGTAAGACTTGAACTTGCGACCTCATGATCCCAAATCATGTGTTCTACCAAACTGAACTAATTCCCAAAAAGAGTGCAGTAGTCATACCTTCAGAACGAAAATACAACTACTGCTAAAAGAAGAGTTGTTTTTATGAAATGTATTATCTGTTTGAAAACGCCTCGAATCGTCCCTCATAGGTTTGATTCCTATATATCTTCCACAGAATGTATATGGTACAGTTTCGCTTGCTGTACTTAACTGGTTTGGCACACCACATACAAGTTTTTCACATAGCGTCACAGCAATGATTTATAGCTATGTGTTAGACGCAATATTGTAATGTCTCTCGACAATTATATATTCTCTGTTTTATCAGCTAGGAAAAGCTGATTTCATTGTTTTCCATTAGTGATATATAGCTACACAAAAACACCAATAAAACCTTATTTTATAAGGAAAAGTCGGATTTTCTATTTTCTCGCATCTTATTTTTATACTTTTTATCTGCTTTTCTATTAGATTCTTTCTTTTTTATGAGAGCACAATCACAACAATACAATCGTTTGTTTCCTGTTTTTTCAATAATTCCACCACAACGTTTACAACGAGAATAACCTTTTCGTGAACTGTATTTTAGACCATAATATTTTTTTTGATAGTCTTTTATGTTGCCATTTAACCTTTCACATATATATTTTATGTAAAAATGGTCTTCAGTAATAAAATCATAGTTATTTACAATCTGAGTCTTATCTTCGTATTCCCCAATCAGTTTGCAATTATCAAAGCATCTTCTCAAAAATCCTTCAACAACCTTTTTATACTCATTCCAAGATAATGTCATTTTCTCCATTTGAAAACGTTGTTTAAGCTTTTCAGCTTTGTCAATCGTATCATCAATAATATCCGTAACTGTATCTGCATCCATCTCAGTTCCAGATAACCAATCGAAGTACATTAGTTTTGGCTTCTTTAATAAATCCATATACTCCTTATTGAGAATTACTTCTTTATCAAAATATCGTGTATAAATATTATTGATTTTCTGTCTGATAATAGAACACCAATTTTCATCTTTAGTCATTGACTTGTAATATCTGTATTCAATTCCTGACCATATATCAAATACTCGTCCAAGTTCTGTGTCAAGTAAATCCTTTCTGACTTTAAAATGAATTGTTTTAATATATGTACGTCTTTTATTATCAGAAGCCCATATTGAGGAACAGAACGAGTTAAATATCTCGTCCTTTACCTCATTATTCGTTGCTTCTTTGTAATCTTCTATAATTTCATATAGAAATGTTTCATTACAGTCGTAAATATGTATCACCTACCTCAAATTCATAGTATTTCCCAAGATATTCGTATGAATCATCTGTCTTGTAAGGAACTTCCCTTATAGAAATATTTCTCTTTGGATTTGTATTGTTTTTTAGATTTTCGATGATATAATCGCCATACGCAGACCACGCAAGAGATTTACTAATAGAAACAGAAGAATAAGACACGCTAATGATATAATTCGCTATAATATTTTCTTGCATTTTTAATTCGTTTAGTATTTTTTCCTTAAAATCATCTATAATGATAGAAAAATTAACTTCGTTCCTATATACGTCAGAACTTGACGTGACTTTATTATTATCACTATAATGATCATGTATAAAAGCAGCATATTTATTAATATATTTTCTGCATATTTTTCTCACTTTTCTATCAGACAAGTCCAAATCATTATCAATAATCAAGCATCTTGTATCAATCAAGTCTACCTTATTATCCCATAAGATATTTTTCTTCTCCCAAGTCTCAATATAGTCACACAATTCATTCATAGGAGAAGGAGAGTGATATGCATTAAGATGTTCTTTCTCCTCATCAGAAGCATCTTTATTCTTCTTGATTATATTCATATAGGATTTCATTTTTTTAGGATAATTGTGGAGTAAGAAATATGGAAGTTGTTTGAGATGCTTTCTAAGACCTGAATTCATATGCCATCTAAATCCCGTTTTAAGGAAATCGATTTCTTTGCCCTGGAAAATTCTTAGAAGAGAAGAGTAATCAGAATATAATTTTTGGATATCTGGATTAGTCGTATATTTATTCTCTATACTTGTAGCAACATTAGTAATTTCGCCAATACGATTGTCTCTTGTCATTACTTCATACTCAATAAGATTCTCTTTTGTATATGGTTTTGACTGAGCAGTTACTTTATCTTCAATATCAAGTATGATATGCTTATCTATTTTTGAATCAATAATGATAGGATCGTTGCTTAAATAGAAAATATCTCCATCAAAATCTGCGCCGCCTTGCTGTGGAGCTGATACATCATACATATTAAACATTACGACATCTTGGTCTTTAAAATATTCAAACCATTTTGTAAGAATATCATTTCGTACAATCTTAATCTTATTTACTTCTGATGGATCAACAAGCGGAGAACGAAATGAACAGCAATATCCTGGTTCAAAATTTGCTGTATATAATTCTCTTTCTCCAAGACAACCAACTGGTTCTTCACCAACGGCATACTGAAGATAACCAATCATATCACCAACACCTGTATGATAAAAACCTGAACAATAAATTTTACCTACCTTCGCTTCATCAATGGATTTCTTAAGTTTTCTATAAATAAATTGCTTAACGGCAGGATCTTTCAACATAACATCATTTACCAATGCAGCTTCAAGATATTTACTTTCTGGTTCATAATCTTCTGTGTCTGTAATTCCCATGAATTTATATGTATAAAATTTATCACCTTTAATAATTTTTTCATACATATTAGTGGTATATTTTGCAAGCTTAATGATTTTTCCATCATTCTTAGAATCTAATATGTTGTAGTCCTTTTTTGTTTTATCTGTATAACATTTGACATATTTATCATTCCAAAGATCTAAACATTGTAAATACTGAAAATTCATTCGTGTATATTTATTTAAATGCTTAATATGATGACTGTATTTACTGATTCCAAGTTTGAATTCATACTTTCTGACAGTATTCATATATTCAATCCATGCATTTTCACCATAAGTTGACTTAAAAATCTTGTGTCCTTTAAACATCGAAATATTCCAAATACAATCTATATCATCAACATTATGAACATGACCATAGATGTCAGTGATAGTAGTATAACCCCATTCTTTGAGAATTTGTTTAAATGGTACATACACAGAATATCCTTTAATAAATGGCAAACGCACCTGTGTTCCAATAACTTTATAGTCTAATCCAAGCTGTTCACTTACAGTATTCATAAAGTTTTCTTCATGACAACCACATCCGTCAAAAGGTGATAATCCAATATCTTTTAATCCCTCTTCAATTTCTCTAGTTTTATATTTCTTTTTCTTACCAGTATTTTCATCAACAAATTCTTTTTCTTTTTCAACTACGTATTTGATAAGCTGATTTTTTAATGTCTTTTCATACTCGCCAATAATCACAATATTAGGCATATAATCTTTGATAAGAGTACATGAACTGAATGGTAAACATCTCTGAGCTTCATATTTAGAAATAACACACTCATCAATTTTAATATCCATCTGAGTAATCAAATATAACTCATCAAAAATTTCATCACATACAAATGCAGTTATTCCATCTTTACCTTGTGAAGCTGATTTGCCAAAACGAGAGTAGTGAATTCCATTATATGTGAATCCATCATTTAGAATTCTTCTAAGAGATTCTTCCTGTTTTGGATTTTTCTTTGCAACAACCAACATAAGTTCACTTATATGAGATGATGATTTACCACGAAGCCTCTGAATCTGATCAAATAAAGGAGAGTCACCTTGTTTGATAAGATATTCCTTTTTTATTTCGGTTTCTCTATTAATCTGAATATTAAAATCTCCATCGATAAGTTCTCTTATTGGTATTTTAACCAATGTATATTGTACTTTTTTTATATAAATCACCTCTTATTTATAAAGTTCTGGGAAAGCATCATTAGAATATGCTTAAGACGTTTTGTAATATTTATTATATCCATCACAATAGTTATATTTCTGACGCATTTTATATTTATTAATCATAGGAAAGAAGTGATTATATATTGAATCAGAATAAATATTTTTGAATCCATAGATGATATGTAAACTCCCGTATTATTCAAATAGTTATACCTCCGTATTTAATTGTTTCAACATCCACTTTCACATGCAGATAAATGTTCTGTTATTAATTTCATTTCATTGTTAATTCTTTCATATATTCTTTATCATCAGATTGTTTATTCATTTAAAATTCCTCCTTGCATTCATCATTTATCGGATTATTCTCTTCATAACACACATGCAAGGATTCACAACTAGTACAATCAACCACATTACTCATCGGACACTCTAATAGAGGGAGAGTCGCTGCCATATTATACAAATCTTCGCTATTATATTTATTCTCCATAATCGTCCTCCGTCATTTCATAAATCCTATAGCCTAGAAAAATAGCCATATCTTCAGTTCTATCAAAACAGTCTACATGGGCAGATTGTCCAACATCATTTCGCACATATTTGTCTCCAATGCAAATTTCTTCGCCACATTCGGCACATATAACATTGCTTTTATATTCTTTATAATTAGGGCATCCTGGAATATGATGAAGTTGTCCGCAATACTCACATGTACAGTTTATAATATTCATTTATTTAATTCCTCTCTAGTAACAATTTCCAAGCCTCTATCGAAACATTTTTGTTCAAGATCGTAGCGATCCATGTAATATTTGAATGAATCGTGATCATTTAGTTTCGATACTTCCTGTAATATATCATTACGGATAGAAGAGGAGTCTGAAGCAAATTCGACATCTTTATATTTTTCCATGAGATCAAGCAGCTCTACACTATTTTCTTTTAAATATAATGTAGTCATATATTTTTCTGTCTCTTTATTCCATTTAGCAATAGCGATCACTGAATAATTCCTATTATGTAAGTCGATTTTTATGCAAATTGTTCCCATATTTTCGTATCTAAGCATTTTTAATACCTCTCTTATATGTATATTGATCATAAACTTTCCCTAAACGGCATGATTGATTGAATCGCATATCTGATTCAATTCTCTCCGCAATATTGTGGGAAGTAGCGTTAGTAGTGTCAAAATCTGATTCGTAGATTAACCCTCTATATTCTGATGGATCTACATAAATTTTTGGTGTAGTATAATTCATATGTTTTTTGTTCCCTTTCTCTGTTAAATATTTTTTTCATTCGCATCGCTCCTTTTATAGTGTTGCGTTAATTTGTGTCATATGTTTATTCTCTGTTTTATTTACGACTTATTACCATTTTTAATTTCTCCAAATGAGTCTACATTATAAATTTCCAACATTTTAGCAATAGCCCATTCAATTTCTTGCTCATATCCTTCTTTATTAAGTACATATATATTTGGTACATTTTGCGGTGGTTTCTTTGAATTAGGTTGAACACTACCAACTTCTTTTTTGATTAGAAGTGGTTCTTTATCACCAATTGAAGAAGTAAGATATTGAATACATTGATTAATTGTATCCTTTGACATAGAAAGTTCTTTAGACATAGATTCGATACTTCGCCAAAAAGCTTCTGGTTTAGTTTCAGGATTATACATAGATTCTTCATTATCTTTATTTTTAGGACGAATGAAGATATATGAATTGATATAGAGAAAAGCCATTAGTATATTCTCTTTATTGATACTTGATTCACTCATCATAATAAAATCAAGTTGAGAAGATGTGATCTTTGAGAACTTATCAACAACATCAAAATTTTCAGGAATGATTTTAATTTCAATTCCAGTATCATATCCAAGCGTATCAAGATCCTGTTGAACTTCAATCATTTTGTTGTTAATCATATATTCCAGTACATCAAGAATTTCTTGAACAGCTTTCGGTCTACGTTTGTGTGTCTTGTATCCGTAAAAATTTAAAACTTTTCTAAGAGTAATCCAGCTATAGTCTTCGTAAGACCTATATTTATCAATAAGGATATAAGTAATATAGAATTTACGACTAACGCCATATTTAGTTTTAATGTTTCCCTGAATATAGTTATTTGGAAAACGAGTAAAGTATTCTGTTTTCTGTTGCAATAAAAATTCCTCCTTTATATGTGATATTTATTTATTCTCTATTTGACATGAGGCAGAAGATAAATTTACGAGCGTTCAGTAAAGTGGGTCTGAACCCCCACTTGTTTGTTTTATTTTTGAAATTGATAGGGGATAAAACCTACTTTGCCGAACTGAAAGAAGATATATAACATTATTAAAAAGACAGACTATTCGTAATTTATTCACTACGTTCATAAATTACTCTTTATAATTTTTTTGAATGTTATTAAATGCTTGTTCAAGTTGTATTTTTAATTCATTGAATTTATCTTTGCTTTCTTGCGAAGAATTTGTTTCCCACTCAATAAAAGATTTTCTCATTAATTGAATTTCTTCAACTTTATTCATAATATTCATTTACTTGTTCCATCCTTTTAGTATATTTCATAATATTTATTCTCTTATCATTAATCATTTTCTTTTTGATTAAGGTCTATATATTTATCACTAAACTCAACATTGAATACAGGTAATATGTTATAATATTGTTCATATATTTCTTTACCAGACATATGAGTTAGATATTTCATTCCATTAAGTAACTGCTTATGAAGAGTTTTTTCTTCTACAATACTTTTCTCTTTGCTAAATCTATCACCTATCTTTCCACAGATAGAACAGTAGCTACTTAATTCTGTATGAAGATTATTCTTTCCCATAAAAGAAAACTTATATCTTATAATACATTCCTCATATTGATGCTTGTGGTTTGATTTCTTCTCAATCTTAGAAATATTGCTTCCTGTATTCTTCTTGTACTTTGATATTTCTTGATCAAAATTGTTCATAATTATTCCTTTCGATGATAAATTGGTTGTATAACAGATTTTTATTTGGTATTAAAATCTTGTTGTGAATTCAGTAATTTCCTATGGATAGGATAGTGATTAGATTATAATAATTGGATTATCTTCATCTGGTAATGATAAATTAAATGTACTAGGTTTTATCATTTGTATTAGAGTGATACATCTGTAGTACATTACTTCTGTTGCTGATTTTAATTTACGGCTATTCCATTTGTAAGATTCTAACACTGTTGGTTGAAAGAGATACATTGCTAATGATGAATCTCTTTTGATTGCTTCTAATACTGTTGGTTTTATGTATACCTTAAATATAAATTCTATTGGAAGTAACGAAACTTGAATATTTCCTCTTCTGTAACATGAATTGTAATATGAACTAAGTGCGTCTAATTTTGTTTCATGTTTAGATTTATCATAGTGTCCTTTGCAAATCAGAATTATATCTGTCATTGTTTTATTATCCATTTTTATGTCCTCCTTGATAATTGATAGTTATTTATTCTCTATTTCTACACATCTATTAATATAATTATTGTAACCTGCCTGAAGAATTGCTTCGGTTTCTTCTATGATTTGATAAAAGAAGCTTGGCTTCTCGTAATAAATTCCTTTTTCTTTATCTATAGGAACATGATCTATTTTAGTCTTTGAGTTTTCTTTTATTAAATGATAGATTGTCATATCTTCATCAGTAACTACACCTTCAATATATCTTCTAGTAAGCCTGTTTATAATATGATCACTGTGGGTTTCAACTATTGTTATCTGTGATCGGTTCATTAATTCAATTATTTTGTCGGCTATCTCTAATTGTAGAATAGGATGTAATGCACATTCTGGCTGCTCTAATATAACTACACTATTGATCATAATATTATGTTCTATATCTGCCAAAGCAATAGAGCATTCTTTCCATTTAAAATATTGTGCTGAAGAGTATTGTGATCGACATTGTTGTAGAATTGTTGTTTTACCAGTATTGTTACAACCAGTTAATACTGTTAATGGTGTTAAATTTAATGTTTGTGTTTCAAAATATGTAGGTAGCTGTGTTTTAAATGTTGACATAGTATTATGTTCCTTTCTGTTGATTAATCTTTCTTATTTTTATTCTCTGTTTGTGTTGACATATATTTAGTAATTGATATGGTCTATCCCAAAATTATTTTCTTGCTACGCTGCGAAAATACCGTCCCTTATCAAAGGGACTATTTTTATACTGACGTATACCATTACATTCTTTATATGGAGTTATGGGAACTAAATTGATCGTTTTGAGGGTAAATTTCCATTTTTATATATTTGTCGATAGATTGGTAGGGTAGAAGATAAAGTCGATTTTAGAGTCGATTTGATACGAATTAGTCAAGTAATTATGTTTTAAATAAAAATAAGACAGGTGAAGTAAATCATCTGCCTTTAATTTTAATATGTGCGTTATGGTTCAATAATTATTTTTTGTGTTTCTATTAAGTTATTCTTTGTTGAATTTTATTTTTGCGTAAAAAATAAAACAGTGCAATTACTGTCTTAATAGTTTTATGTGTAGTTTTATGGTAGCCCCCTATATTGGAATTATATTTTGAATTTTTGCTGGGAAATCGTTATCGGTAAAAGTGCTTATAAATAAGGAAGATTTTGAATTTATGGGTGGATTTTTAGTGAAATGGGAGTTTGATTTTGGGTTGTGAAGTGACTGAAATGCTTGATTTTAGTGGGTTTTGACGATATTGGGTACGATAAAGAGTTTTGATGGGTGGAATTTTGGATTTTGCTTGATTTTGTTGGATTTTGATGATTAGAGAGAGGATGGATTTTTGAGTTGGTGTGTGGATGAATCTGCTATATGGATTTCAGAAAAGACAAGCTGCCGTTTCAGTTTTTGCTACCCCCTATACCCTTAAAGCTACGGTATTTCTATATTTTTCCGTGATAGAACAAACGTTTTATAAAATCATCCTGGACTCTCAGAGCAGAACATACTCGAACAAGTGTTTGAATTATAATTTTATCGTATTTTTAAAATTTATTATTGACAATCACATTGTCATGTGATAATATAGATAATGTCAAAAGGACATAGAACAACACGAACACAACTTTAAAATTTTTCTCAAAAAGTCCTTGACAAACACACAAACGTGTGATAACATAATCTCAACAAAACAAAGAACGATACAACAAAGTGTTAAGGCTCGGCAAACTCACATAGTTGATAATTCAAAAGTTTTTGTTGACAATCACATGAAAGTGTGATACACTTTAAACAAGTCAAGCAACAACGACTTGAAAAAATAGGGTGCAAAGTCTAGCACACCTTACACCCTTACATAGTGGAACGCATGAAACGCTACACCATAGCATTACATATTCTAGCATATTTCATGCAAAAATTCCACACATTTTTACATCTACATAACGATTGTTTGATGGTTCGCCTGATGACATAGTGGGTTATTGTAACCTACGCACCTTGTAGATTGTTCCTTGAAAAATACAAAATAAATCGGCGGTTGTGAGCTATACAAGGATCTGAGTAGATAATGACTTATAACAAAGTCGCTCCATCCAAGGATACAACTAGACAAGTGCGTGAGAACCGTACAATCAGGGAATAAACCGACTGCTAGTTAGGAATCGTAACAACTTGAGCCGTATAACTGGACTTAGAAGTAATGCTACCAGATCACACAATAAGTCTGTCCGTTCCAAGTCGGATTAAAGCAGAGGACTTCACACAAAAACAATTTTGCACCTATGCGTAAAATAGGAGAAGGAGTACATTATGTCAAAGAATCAGATTAATTTTTCAAAAATGAGCAAAGAAGCAACTACACAGTTAAACACTTTTAAAGAATCCGCACATGCGATTGCTGTAGAAGATTTACGGTTCAAAGCTGAGATTAAACCACTTAAAGCACAGTTAGAATCTATTCTTGCAAACCGTCAAAATGACATTGATAATGGCATGAATGTTGATGATGTTATTGCAAAATTTCCGCGGATTGAAGTGGATAATGCTATTCGCAAGGCTGAGACAGCACACAAAGCTATTGTTGAGCCACTCTCAAAATCTATGAAAGATACTTATACATTCATTCCAGACGGTATGCATGACGCTTACACTAAAAAAATCACTGAGCATAAACGTGGTGACTTTCTTACAGCCATTAAAACATTCCTTGAAAACTTAGGTATTGAAGGATGTTCTCAGGCTCAGATCAGCAAACTGGCAGAAAATATGTCTGATATGTTTGGAGCAAGATACGCTCAGAGTAAGAAGATTGTCAATGATAATATACTTGTAACAGCTATTAGCAAAGCACAGTTTAACAAACTTTTCATGGCTGTATTCTGTGAAATGTATATCAAATAAGTAGCTTGTAAACATGCAATAAATCCGCTATACTGTAAGTAGGAAGGCGGTGAAAGGATGGAAGAAATGAGTAGTCGTGAAATGTATAACTTAATAATCAAACTTGAAAAAGAGGGAATGAGTGCCGAAAAAATCATTGAAATCATCAAATTTATTGAAGAGAATAAACTAACCGAAAGTCAACTAAATGATAAATAGCACATAGTTAGAGGAGCAGATCAACACAAAAGGTCTGCTCTTTTATAGTGCACATTATCACAAATTACTTGTGAATCACACAGTTATGTGATAGAATGGAGGTGTATCTAATGGAGGTAAAATAATATGATTGTATATAAAAAATTAGAAAAAATATTGCAAGATAGAAATATGCAATGGAAATCATTGTGCGATGCTGGAATTTCTGTAAATATGCCAGCTAAATTTTCAAAAAACAAACCAATGAATACGGACATTATAAATAAAGTCTGCGAATATTTGCAAGTCCAACCATCTGAAATTATGGAATGGATACCAGATGCAGAATATAACAAGGCAAACGAAGAAATTGCATCAATCGAGCAGCAAATAGCAGAACTAGAGGCAAAGAAAAAGCAATTACAAGGCAAATAATAATGCGTCATAAACGCACCACAAGCACCCATTATCAAATAGGGTGCTATTTTTATACAAAAAAAATAAATAGTATCCAGTCAAAAAGGCAGAGTAAAAAATACTCTGTCTTTTTTAGTGCATACTATTAGCACAAAATAAAACAAAAAGGAGAGTTGATTAAAATGGCAAAGGTAAACGTAGTATGGAAAGGAATGTATGTAGGCACAGAAAAGATGTCTACCGATCAGATCCGCAAGGCAGAATATGCAGGGTTTACAATTACATACGCAGAATAAATCTGTGTACGGATAGTGAGTTCGATTATAACTCACACAACTACGGATGCAGATTTAAAGGCAAATGTAGTTATTACATAGTAAAAGGCAGACTATTTCGGTCTGCCTCAATCCCAAGAACACAAAATGAATTGAATAAAACATATTTGTGTTGCACACAAATTATAAATGATTCAAACGCAAATTACAAGAGCGAATAATAAGGAGGAAGCAATTATGGCAAACTGGGCAAGAGAAATCATGGTGTTAGCAAATGATTTTTGCTTAAACACATCAAAGGCAAAAGAAATTATTAAACAGGTAGACAATTTATCTGTTCCAAGTGGAAAGATAGAAGATTCATGGAAATATGACAGAGCATATTCACGGCTTAAACCAATGATTATGTCTGCATAAAAAAATGTAAATGTCGAGAAAGTGAAAACTAAAAGGCAAAATTATTTTAAGCGGCTACAACTAAGTAGTCGCTATTTTAATTAAAAAAAAGGTTAAAAAGGTGAATATTATGTGTAAGAGAGTTTATTTAACAGCAAAAGAGGCAGAAATGGAAATGCAGGAATTACGGGATAAAGAAGGTTTTACTGGAAAAATGGAAACCGATTATATTTCACGGATGATTAAGGATGCAAAGCGAAACTCCATGATCGGAGACAAGCTTCAGCTTGTAGTAGATCCAATGTATATCCACATTCCTGAATGGCAGAGAAGATTAAAGCTTGCTAGAGCATACACAATCGGAAACACATATAACAAGTATAAATGGGATGTTCCAAAGACTGTTTTACAAAGGCAGACTATATGTTATTGATGGTCAGCACAGAATATATGGCGCATTTAAAGCAAAAATGGATGCTGTTGTCGTAGAAATCATGGAATGTTCACTTGAAGAAGCGATTGATTTGTTTATTAATCAGTCCCAAGATAGAGCAAAAATGCAGCCAATGGACATTTATAAAGCAGCTATTGCAGGCGGTAAAATAGATTATGTTAAATTACAGGAAATTTGTCACAGAAATAATGTTGCAATAAAGGGAGATGATGATAATGAAAACACAGTAGGAACGCTTACATCTATCTCAGATGGTGTTAAATTATCAAAGACAAATCCTGAATTATTTAATGCAATGCTTGTATTACTTGGAAAACTCGGTTGGAATGGATATGCAGATAGTTATAACGGAAAGGCATATACAGCGAAGATAATTCGTGCATTAAAGGCATTATATGCTTATTGCGAAGGTAGAACAGATGAAATGGAACAAGCGTTAATTGAAAGATGCAAAGGAACAGAGTTCTTCGTGGATAATATTATGGATAAAACACAAGCGCAGATATTTGATTATTTATCAGACATTGTGAGATATGAGATGGAGAACCCATTTAAACAGGAAAAACCAAAGCGTAAAACAAGAAAAATACAGGCAATGTAAAAGGGAATAAGAAAACAGAAAGGAGTGATATTTATGGGATCTATGTATAGAAAGACAAAACAGATGCGTGATTTTGAACCTATTCTAAAACGGAATGGGTTCAGATATTTACGAAGTCATGGAAGCCATTTTACATACATAAATACAGTAACGCACAAACGAATTACAATTAACAAAGATCTCAATCGGATGGTGGCAGAACGGTTGATGAAAGAATACGACTTAGTATAGAAAGGAAACAGAAATGGAAAATACAGTACGGTTATATACATATCAGGAAGCAGTACATATATATAAGAAGAAACAGGCTCGTAAAAAGGCAAAAAGAAAGGCAATCATCAAACGGAAATTAATCTGGTTATTACGTGCAAATTGGACATTGCTTACCATCGTGCCAATGATATTTATATCAAAATGGTGTTTTGATGGTGCACCAGATTACATATTATACATGATTGTATATAGTTTCTTATGTATATTATGTTGCTACGGACATGTAAAGGGATATTAAATGGGAAAGAAAGTAATTGGATATTTCATAGTGAAAGGTAGGTAAAAGTTATGTATAAATGGATGTATGACAGAATGGTGACAGAATACAGCAAAAAGTCAAAAGAAGAACTTGTACAGGAGATTATGGCATTAGAAAAAATTGAGTGCTCTGATAGATGCTTTGCAAATGAATGCAAGGCAGGAGCAACTATCTATAATATCAATGAGTTATTTTCAGCACTGAAAGAACTGAAAGCGGGATTCACATATGAAAAAGCTGCTAAAGTTTATGAGTTGATGGAATCAGCGGAAAGTAGTTGGAATTATATTAAAAGCGAAATTTCTGAAATGAATGATAATTCAAGATGTAATAAGGCATTAGAAGATTTCAAAAACAAAGTTGCCAACGCAACTGATAGTAATGATAGTATTTGAAATGCGTGTTTCATTAGATTAGAAAGGTAGGTATAAAAATGGTATATGTAACATGGAATAATACACAAGATGAAGAACCAAACGTTATATCTTTTACTACATGGGAAGAAGCAGAGGAATTTTGTAAAGAAAACGGATTAAAAACAGAAGAATGTTGTACTGTAATGAATTGGTAAGAAATTCGCATTTCTTGTGAAAATGAAAGGAGATTTTTTATATGAAAATTGAGTCAAGAAAATATGACGATGGATGTGCAAGAGGAATTCAGATTCTTGTAAATGATGAGATTGTAGCATCGGTAGATATTACAAGACCAGATGATGAAATAAGAATCATTTCTTACAAAGAAGGAATTGATGAACCAATAGATATTACAAGTTATAACAGATGAAACTAAGATTTCTTGATAAGATTGGAGGTAAAAAACAATGGAAAACAAGCATTGTGCAATAGCAGTACGGATTTATGAATCGAATGGAGCAACGATGGCAGATATTAAGACTTCTCCTTGTGATGGTTTAAAACAGGAAACAATTATATGGACAAAACCAGACGAAAGAGAAAGGTTTTATTATAATGGCTATACATTGATTTATGACGAACGAATTAAAAATGTAAAACCTTTTGAAGAAATTAGATAAGGAGTGAAGCGAAATGACAAGTATTGAAAAGTCAAAAGAGGACGCACGAAACTTAAATGAACTCACGGATCATTTGATTAAGTTACTTGAATCGGATGACAAGCGGTTCTCATTTGAATTTTGTGCAAGTGGCACAATGGAAATTTACGACAAAGAAAAAGAAATCGGTTATGCAGTTCACATTACACCGATTGAATATGACGAGAACGGAAATGCAATAAATTTATAGCAAAGTCAAAGGCAGTTGGGAGAATAAATACCTAGCTGCCTATTTTATTACAAGAAAGAGAGGTCGATTTTTATGAGTACCTATTATGAATATCAGGATGTAGGCGTAATGATAGCACATAAACTTATGGCAATGGACGGATGGGAAGTGTTCGGATACCATGCAGACCATAGCGACATGATGACAGATTATTACGATCCTGCTTATTGGAATGGAATTGCTACAAAAAATGGATATACATTAGTTGTAAATTGTAGTAGTGAAGCAAAACCAGAAGAAATACGCAAATACAATTATGACGGAACACTTCAGGATAAAAGTATTTCAGAAAAGATTGCAAAGCTTGAACAGATGACAATGGAAAGAGGAGCAAGCGAACAGGAAGAAGAATCAGCAAAGAAAATGATTGAGAAGTTACGGAGTAAGGAAAGCGAAGCTTCTGAAAAATATATTGTAACTGGTATCATTCCTGGACATATGGCAAATCCACCTAGAATGAATTGGCATATTGAAAAAGATGGTGTCTATGTAGCAAAAGGAAACGGAATCTTAAAGTTTGCTCATATTGATAGCTATTATAGATATGAAGGCTACATGAAAGACATGCAGAATTTCAGAACTATGAAGCGAGAAGAATATAAGAAATCTTTGATAACAACCTATATGGGTAGATGGAATGATGATGAAGAAAGCGCAGCACGACAGGCAGACAGTCACATTGAATCAATGGAAAAAGATAAAGAGCTCATGGACAAGTTTGAAGCATTTATCAATAAAATTGATACTACTTGTGGTGGAATGCTTGGAGAAGGAGACGGAGTTGTATATGAAAAGGTAAAAGTCACTGAATATAAAAAGGAAAACAAAGCTTTTGAAACAGAAAACGGATGCGTCAAAGATGGTCAGTGTTTTATCTTAAAATCATCATTCAATTATGGCAGAAATAAGGGATATGTTTACAGAATTAAAGCAACTGTATATGAGGATGGAAAAACTTCTTATCACGCATATAAACTTAATGGAAAACTCACAAAAGAATGTACAGGAAATGCAAATCAAGCTAATCATTGGTTTATTGGTACAATGACTGATGGATTTATGAAATGGATAAATAAAGGAGCTATTGCATGGTGTGAAATTCAGGAAGTTAAAACACCTTATGAGGTTGAAAAGGTTGTAAAGAAAGTTGTTAAGTCTGATAAAAATAAGACAGAAGAAAAGGCAACCGGAACTGACGTAGATGTAAACAAATATACTTATGAAGTGACAGAAGACACAGATACACGAACAGAAGAAAAGATATATCTTGCAAAAGTAGTTGAGAAATTGAGCCGTGAAGAATATATCAAGGTGAATCAGTACATCAAATCTCTTGGAGGTTATTATAGTAAATTCAAACATGCTTTCTTATTCAAAGAAAATCCATGTGAGAAATTAAATACAACCATTAAAGAGACAAAGAATAATACAGTGAATGATACAACAGAACAGACAGAAACACAAATCACATACACTGTAACAGAAGATGTACACACAAAGACAGGTGAAAAGTTATTTGTAGTAAAACCTGATACAGAGTTGTCAAAGTCGGACTTTGCAGATGTAAAGCGAAAGTTGGCAACATTACAGGGATTTTACAGTAGCTTTAAGAAGGGATTTATATTCAAATATGATCCAACTGAAAAACTTAGCACAGTGTAAAACAAAGGTGGTTGAAATATACCACTTTTTATAATGAAAGGAAAGGAAATGATAAATATGTTCACAGATAACAAAGATTTCTACCCAACACCGCAAAATCTTATAGATAAAATGCTTGATGGCTTAGATTGGAAAATGATACACACAATTCTTGAACCATCAGCAGGTAAGGGAAATATTGTTGAAGCATTAAAGAAAAAGGAAAGTTTTAATAACAGATGGTACACAACAATTAAGTTAAATATTGACTGCATAGAGAATGATACGAACTTACGGGCAGTATTAAAGGAAAAGAACTTCAGAGTTGTACATGATGATTTTTTGACATACGACACAATGAAGGAATATGACTTAATTATTATGAATCCTCCGTTCTCAAATGGATGCAAACATCTGCTGAAAGCATTAGAAATGCAACAGAGAAATGGTGGTGCTGTTATTTGCATACTTAATGCAGAAACATTAAAGAATGAATGCAACAATGAAAGAATAATTCTGAATAGAATGTTAGAAGAATACAATGCAGACATTCAGTATATTCAGGATGCTTTCATGGATGCAGAGAGAAAAACAAATGTTGAGATTGCGTTGATAAAGGTAAAACTTCCAGATGTACAGAGAGATTCTTTTATCTTTGATAGCTTAGAAAAAGCCAAGGAACAGAGAGAATATACATATAATACAGAAAATACGCAGCTTGCAGAAAATGACTTTTTAAAGGCAATAGTTGAACAGTATAAAATGGAAATCGAAGCAGGTGTAAAACTTATCAAAGAGTATTATGCAATGTCCCCACATATTCTATATCAGTTTGGAAAAGACAAACAGACAGGACAGACAATACAGACTGGTGGTTGTGTGTTAAATCTTAGTATTGGAAAGGATAGTGCATCAGTAAACGGGTATATAAGAGAAATTCGTGGTAAATATTGGTCAGCATTGTTTGATAATCCGAAGTTCATTGGTCAGCTTACAAATAATTTGCAGAGAGAATATTACAACAAAGTTGAGGAACTGAAAGACTATGAATTTTCATTGCATAATATATATGAGTTGAAAATTGATATGAGTAAGAAAGTCATAAAGGGAATTGAAGATACGATTATTTCACTCTTTGAAGAGTTGAGTAATAAATATTCCTACTATGATGAATGCAGCAAGAACATTCATTATTTCAATGGATGGAAAACAAATAAAGCATGGATCATCAACAAAAAGGTAATCATTCCATTAAGAGGTTGGAGAGATTTGGAATATTCATGGGGTGGATTTAAACCAACCGATCACGATGTAGTAAGCAAATTAAGAGATATTGAAAAGTGCTTCAATTATCTTGATGGCGGCTTGACAGAAGCAGTTGATTTATTCCAGTCACTAGAATTTGCTGAAGAATATGGAGAGTCAAAAGATATTGTATTGAAGTATTTCAATGTAACTTTTTATAAGAAGGGAACTTGCCACATTACATTTACAAATGAAGAGTTATTGAAAAAGTTCAATATATTTGGAGCACAACATAAAGGATGGCTGCCACCTTCATATGGAAAGAAAAAATATTCTGATATGACATTAGAAGAAAAAGCAGTTGTAAATGACTTTGAAGGTGAAGTTGAATACAACAAGGTAATGTGCAACACAAGTTATTATCTGGCAGACACAAACAGTATGTTGATGTTGGATATGGCAGAATAGGAGGTCATAATGGAAATTCACAAAACTACAGATTATTTTAACATTACGAAAGAAGAAGCAGGTAAGATTCGTAACGGACATGATACACGAGAAGAAGCAGAAGTGTTAGATTCTGGGCTTGAGCATTATTTCTTTGAAACTTTAGAAGGTCTTACGAAGGAATATAATTCTAAAGAACGTAAGGAATATATCAAGAAAAAGGGTTATGACGTAATCTTGTTTGAATTTGTAGCAGACAATAGTAATCATAATAAATATTGCATGGTCTTTAGATAGGAGCGTGATTATATGGCATATTACAGTAGTCCACGAAAGTATGAAAACGCAACAGGTAAAAGATTTACAACAAATTGTAGTTGTATTCATGTAACAGGTAGTGTTAGAGGTATGGTAAAGTTAGGATTTTGGAGTAAATATAGCGACAAGGTAAGACATGGAAACTGGATTTATCAGCAACCATAGAAAGGATGATTATATGGCACAACAAATATATTACTTGCATAGCTGCAATGAATGGAAAGAATATTCTAGTATGAGTCTTTTATTCATTGGCACATCACAACAGAAGTTAAAGATGAAAATCTCGAAAGAGATTGAAGAAGGCAATATGGAATATAAACCTGTTACTACAAGATACGATTATGTTGATGGAGAATTTAAACTGGTCGATAAAGAAAATACCCCAAAAGAACAGGCAAAACTATTCAGACAGGATTGGGAAACAGAAACAAGAGACAATATTAATTCTGAATTAAAATATGGAGATTTTGGTTATACATATAATAATGAAGAAATGTAGTCAAAGGAAATTGTAATTTACTAAGAAAGAGGGTTGACATGTATGAACGAATTAGATAGGATCATTAAAGATTTATCTGAATCTATTGAAGATGATCAGAAATATATGGAAGAAGAGTTTGAAACAGTAAGAGATTATTGTATAAAACGGGAATTCAAGTTATCAGAGGACGAAATGAAAACAATTAAATCAATCGGTTTAGAAGATTGGATCGAAGAATGGAGGAGCGACTATGAAGAAGTATAATGTAACATTTACAACATATGAAGAATATGAAGTAGAGGCAGAAAATGAAACTGAAGCACTTAGAATAGCGGAAGAAGAATTAAGATCTGATAGATGTAGCCCAATAGCAAATACTGATTATGACGAAAGCGATGTTGAAGAAATAGAGGAATAAAAATATGAAAGAATATATTTTGAATGAATGTAGGAAACATATTTTAAAGTTTCATAATATGCCTGATACAGAGATTTATAATTAAATGTGTAATAATTATAAAGGATATAAGAATTATGAAATTATAAGAAAATGCAGTTTTATAATATTCGAGGAGAGCAGATAGTTAAAAAGCTATCTGCTTTTTTAATGCAACAAACAGAGAATAATAAGGCAGACACAAATAAATGTGTCTGTCTTATTTATTATGAAGGAGAATGTGAAATGAACGGATATGAATATATTTGCGGAACAGCAGCACGGTTTAGAAAGAAGTTTCCGAATTTGTATGAACGGAAAGAAAGGAAGTCTGTGTTCATTGATTCAAGCATGTTGGACAAGATCGAAGATATTCCAGATGCAATCAAGACAGAACTAATAGGTAAATCAAGAATATCACGGATGAACAGAGAAGACTTTGCAATCAATACAGAGGATGAAAACGGATATAAATATTATCTTGATATTGATTGCAGCTGCTATGACTTCTATAAAAATGATAAGCTGATTTATTCGGTGCTACATGTAGATGGTGCAAGATGGAATGTATATAAGGCAAATATCTATGGTGATTATGAAGATTTACCTGTAAAGTCAGGTAGTTTAAATTGGAATGAAAACTTAAATTATAAGTTGAGTAGAATTGATATTAGTGCTTATGAAAGTGAGGTTGATTGATATGGTAGAAATCAAAATAGACAACACAGGCGATGGAACATGGTGGCTATACAATAACAATCATGGCTGGAAAGATTATTGTGGTTGTGAAAACTTCGATGAACAGGTTGTTCTTACAGGCAATAGAGATTTTACAGGATGTACGGAGGCAGAATGGTATCAGAAAGCGAAAGAGATTTTGGATGATATTGATTGCTATGACGAATATCCAACGGATGTATCTGATGAAGTGAACGCAAAATTAAAAGAAATGTATGATAAATGCAGATGTACAGAAGATATTCTTGTTGATGTAATCAGACTTCTTTATCCAGAAGATACCTTTAAAACTGGAACACTCAGAGGATATAGTCAGGGAGATTGGCAAGATTATATTGTCAAGGGAGATGTGGATACAGATTTACTTGAAGCAATGTATTTTGGAAAGATTTCTGATATTACAGTAACAACGGACGAAGAAGAATTTGGAGATGTAATCACTCATGATGAACTATGGAGAGCAGAAAGAGAAGAGGGGTTAAAAGAATTTTTCAGAAATCATTACGAACTTGATAAGGATGAAGAAATTCATATCTTACAGGCAAATGGATATAGACAGGTAGTTGATTGGAAAGAGGTGTCTTAAATGGATAAAGTAAAAGTAATTTTCCGAAAAAATAAATATAATGATGTGATTGCATTCTTCCCAGAAGCGAGAGTAAATTACGGGAATATTATGTCATATATGCATATTGGTCAGCATGGTGAAGCAAGTTATGAATTTTATTTGACTACTCGTAAGGCAAATGAAAATGAGTATGCTGATTTATTTGCTGAGTTGCGTGAGATATATGATGATTGTGAATTGGTAGTAAAACAGAGAATTAATTACAACGATTTAAGAGATAAAGCATGGAAATAAAACCAAAGGAAAGAACTGTTTCTAATGAAGAAAGTGAGGTTGTAAATATGATAGTAAAAGCAATATGGGAATTTGATGTAGATGATTCTGAAATGGATGGAAAATGTGTAGATATAAAAGGATTATGTGAAGATTTAACAAGAAGAGAATTGGATTATTGTTTGAAACACAATCAATTAAATGCAGATGATTTTCAATATGAATGTCATCCTGAATTACCTAGCGATTGGAATTAAAGAGGAGGATTATGAAAATGAAGAGAACACCAAAAGTAATTAAGCAGCAAACGGAAGAATGGTTAGATGAACGGTGGATTATTGCAAATATGAAAGATGCAAGACCACAAGATATGAGTTATTACATGGGAGCTTTAAAGGCTCTTGAATTTGCTGGCTATGAATGGAAGCGTGATGTAGATGGAAAACATACATTATTTAAGTAGATTGGAGTGATAAAAATGAAAAAATATATAGTAATTTGTTATGCAGTACACGAAAAGGAAATCGCAAGTCATGATGCATTCGATAATGAGGATGATGCTTATGCGTTTCTCGAAAAGGATGCACAGAATACTTATGAAGAAGAAATGAACAACGCAAGTGAAGAGGATAAAGATTCTATTGACTTTACTATAAGTGATGATGGTACAGCATATCTTTCATCCTACGATGGAGAATATGAATGGACTTGGGAAGTTGTAGAGGCATAAGAAATAGCAATTTCAAATGAAATAAGAAAGGTAGGTAAAAAGAATGGATAAATTAAGAGTATGGTGGATTCCACAAGCAGGTGCAACAGAGGATGCGTTTTATATTCCTGTAGAAACGGTTGAAGAGGGCAAAAAAGTAATGGATATGTTAGCAGCATATGATGCATATCAAAGACAGAATAGAATTAAGCCTGATTATTGTAATTGCGGTGGAGTTCAGAGATGGGATGAAACTTCTCAGGACTGGGAAGATTGGTATATGGAAACAGAAGATGACTACTTTGATGATGTGGATGATTACTGTGAACAGTGTGAAAAGGCAGAGGAGCTTGAAGAGTTTAACCGTCAAATGTTTTCACAGATTGATTGGAAAAAGATTGAACGAATGTCATAAGAAACAAGAGTTTCATATGATTATGAATTGAGGTGAAATGAATGAAAAAAGCTATTATATATATGGAAGTGGCTTGTGGTTGTTGTGGGGGTATTATAAACAGAGACTATCATAACAATAAAAGTGTTAAATGGTTAAAAAATGCTGTAAGTGATTGGAGATGGACAAAAGAATATGGAAATACTTGTCCAGATTGTTTGGCAAAGATGAAATGAGGATTTCAGGAGGTTATAAATTTATGACAGAAAAAGAAATTGAAGTAGTAATGAATGCTTTAGCTGGAGAGCCAACACTTACATCTGTTGAATTTGCCAATAAAGTAGAAAAAATATTAAGAAATTATAAGGAGAGTGAAGTTCATGAATAAATTTATACAACATCTAAAAGAAAAAGGATATAAAATTTATGGAAACAAAGCTGTACTTCTTGAAACCGAATTTAATATTTGTGAAGGATATAAAACTACAGCTATGGGAAGGCAAAAATCTTACTGGTTAGAATTAGAATGAAACGATGATTTACTGAGTTTAGAAAGGAGAGTAGATAAAAATGTTTAGAAGAAAAGCAAAATGGATTTATTGGAGAGAAAAAGGAATAAAGCAATGCAAATGCTCGAAATGCAAAGTATCTTACGGTTGTGTGGATACACCATACTGTCCTAATTGTGGTCGGAAAATGGTTGGAGTCATAAAAGACAAAGAAGTTTGAAACGGAAATTTATTTGGAGGCGATGTAATGGAAATGAATATTAATATAACAGAAACGAAGAATGAATCACTCGCATATAGACTAATCCGAAGAAAGGCAAAAAACATGTTAGAACCTTGTACGGATCAGGAACTTGGACAGTATGTTCGAGGAATAGTTGACATGCAAAGCGAAATTTATGGTGAAGGAATCAGTCAGCAATCAATGAAATAATGTATCTAATAACCTGTGGGTAACAATTACTCGCAGGTTTTATTATTAGGAGGAATTTTTATGGTAGATATTACAGTATTAAATAATATGGAATACGCAGATGCGGAAAATTTTGTACATAACAACGGCTATATTAATACTATCGGAGCGGATGAGGTTGCAGCTAGTAAATCCGATAGGGTAGCAGATACATACTATGAGTTATATGACAACGATGGAAACATGGTTGATATGATAAGTTTCTATCAGTATTATAACGGCGAAAACATAAATAACCCTGATCTGAACGCAGAAATTGTAGAACAGGGATGGGAAAGAGTCGCCTAGTATGGTATAATCATTACATATATAAGAGAAAGGAGGGAGATAAATGGAAGTTGATGCAATGACAAAATGTAAGGGCTGGTATATGAAAGCATTAAATGCTTCAGAAAGACGTGATGTGAATGATTTCATGAATTATACATTAATGATTTATAATGGGACATCATTAAATGCACCAGATGATTTGTTGAAGCTGACTGAAGATGATGCAGATGTAAGCAAAGATGAAAAACAGAAAATCATGGTCAAGACATTATTAACATTACAGAATCAGTTAAAGACAAGAAAATATTTATAATTTTCTGAGTAATAGTTTAATAGACACATATTGGAATGTAAAGATTAATTTATTATCAAGACATTTTTTAATAGATACATCGTGGAACGTAGTATATAAAACTATATATAAAGAAAAGGAGATGATGATATGGACAGTCTAGCATTGATTATTACAATTACTCTTATTTATATAGGACGCAAAATATATATTGAGGCAAAAGTAAATAGTTATGATCTTGATAAGGTGTCAATCGGAAAAATGGCTATGGATGCTGGTAAAAGCCCATCACAGATAAAAAGTAAGATGGTATCTGGTGGTTACGACAAAGATAGTAAATGGAAAATATAGGAGAACAAATGGAGATTATTAATCCTTATGAGGTATATGGATGTGATGGAACGGAAATGGTGGTTGTATCTAAGGCAGAACACAATATAACAGATGATATTGTATTATTGATGCAGCTCGAAAATCTTGATCGGATCTATCATAAACAGAAAACGGAAATCGGTCGATACTTACGGTATTGTACAACGGCAGAAATTATGGAAATTAATAAAGCAGTAAACAGAATATTGGGATGAAAGGATGGTAGATATTATGAATAATACTATTATATTATTAAAGGGTAAAGCAAATTTAACACGGAGGGAATATCAGAAATTTGCAAAGAGAGATACAATTAGGAGGTAAAGACTTATGAATGATTTTACAATATATAGGAATTATGGAGTGCTTGGGGCTGAAAAAAGAAATATATATACATATGGAGCACCGCATCTTAGAGGAGTCTGTAATGATGAGTTAAAAGTTAAGTTACCTGATGATTGCAATTGGAAGTTATGTGAGAATAATTTTGGTCAGGCTATGATAGAAACCCCTTGGGGTTGGACATATAATCTCAATGAAGTGTTACAGGGAAATGAAAATCCATGTTTGTATGCTTTGGATAAAGATCAGAAGGCACATAGAGTTGAATTAGTAATTATTGAAGAGAAATAGAGAATATAAAAGTAGAGCAAGCCATCGGAAATTAATCTGATGGCTTTTATAAAAAAAGGAAGGTAATTATTATGGAAGAACTTATATGTGGAGTAATATGGTTTGCATTATGTTTTTTTGCTATATGGATTACAAGAGATAAGGACACAATAGAGGAAAATAGAAAAAGACAATTCCAAGAACAGGTTCACGAGTTGTATAAAATTGGTGATGTGGAAGATGTTATTTTAAAAGAAAAGAGGTAATCATTATGGCGCAGTTAATCGGATGTTTACTAGCAATGTATTTATGTATTTATCTTCCTTGGAAAGCGAACCAAAAGGAAGAATCTCGTAAGAGACAAGATATGTATAATAACTTAAACAAGAAGTCTGTAAATGAAATGGAAAAGTGGAGAAAATAAGAAAGGTGGTTGATGAATATGTTCGGAGGACTATTGGCATTCTTAGGAATTTATGCAGGAAGTGCTGCAAAGGCAGCTAAAGATAACTACGATATGAAGAAAACTACTCGTACAGTTGATGAAAACGGAAATGTTCATTATATGGATAGACTTTGCAATGATTACATCAATGGTGAACGAGTAAAGAGAGTGGAGACAACAGACAGGAACGGAGTTAAATTATATTCTACAGTTGGTGTGAATAGTAGTAAAGTGTATGACACTTCTTACGGAAGAGGCACACAGCAGTTATTCGAAATGAGCGAACATGATAAACAGGAAAATTTGAAATACGGAAAAAATGTATATAGTCAATACAATCCATACTTCGGGAAAACTGTTACAACTGAAATTAGTTCAGGCAGAACAATTACCTGTTTGTTTAGCGGTAAAAATAGTAAGACTGGTAAAGAGTTCTATAGAGTATGGTATTTCCGTCCAGAATGTCAGGGAAAGCTTGATTACAATACTACTGTTGATGGAGATATGGGAATTGAAATTACAAAAGAAGAATTTAATAAGTTGAAATTTGGAGCTTTGACATGTACATGCATGCCAAGTGATTATGATGTAGTCCATGCATTATGGGGTGATAGGTAATGAATAAACAGAGAAGAGAAAAGATAAGGCAACTCAAAACTCAAATTGATTTGATTAAAACCGATTTATGGAAAGTTTCAAGTGAGTTATCTTCTATATTAAATGAAGAACAGGACGCATTTGATAATATGCCAGAAGGATTACAAAGCAGTTATAGAGGAATGTGTTCTGAAGATGCTATTGACTCTATGGAAGAAGCGAGTGAGAAACTTGATGAGGTGATTGAGTTGTTGAATGATATTGTGTAGAATAGAAGCAAGTAAATAATAGCTTCATTTGAAGATTGGAGGCAAAAATATATGAAATATGGAGATATTGTTGTATATAAAAATCAGATTGGAACAGTAGTAAAAAGCGAAAATGATTTTAAGTTCCATCCATGTAATTATGGACGTTGTTATTTTACTGAGTTAGATACAATTACTGATAGTGATGTAAGAGAAGCAACACATAAAGAAAAGTTGGAACTGATAGAAAAAGAATTTACATGGGGCAATGTGATTAAGATTCATTGCATTGGAGAATATCAGATTGTAGAGTATATTGATAAAAGAGATAAGAAAACATACTATCATGGATACATTAACTACAGTGATACAAACCATTCATATTTATCTCTGGATTCTGCATTAATTGGATGTATTGGATATAAATATGAAGGTGGCAATGGTAAAGCAGCAATGTATTTTGAGAAAATGATTGGTTTGGAATAGATCTATTAGAAGATTGGAGTGAATAATATGGATAAAATAGATAAGAAGACATACATAGGAATCGTAAAATTTACATTGGAATCAATGGTTGATCTTGCAAAGTCTGACAAGAATTATAATCTTACGGCAGATACAATTCATTATTATGAAACAGCCATTAAACCAGAAATGCAGATTAGTCAGGACGAATTTTTGGAACTGTGTAAGGAAGCTGGAATTAAATAGATTGGAGAGTGGATGACATGTTATATACAATAGTACATACAGTAATTAATAATAAAGGAGAACACCCAGAAGCAAACGCAAGAGTGCTTGGAATATTTTCTGATAGAGAAACCGCAATCCAAGAAGTTGAGAAATGGATTGACAACACAAAAACATCTGATGTAAATATTAAGAGAGTAACGGAAACTGAATGGTATTTCTGGTATGAAGAAAACGGAAATACTTATGGTGGATATGTTAATGTGTATGGAAATGAATTAGATAAGAAAGTAGTGTAGAAAGGAGCATGATTGTATGAATAGCAATTTTAGGGAATATAAAGGATATGTAATAAAAAAGATAACTATTCACACAGTAAATGGTGCTTGTCTTGCATCATATGAAGTATATGCAAATAAATATAAAGATAGATTATGGATCGGAGATAAATTGAAAGATGCAAAAGCATGGATTGACAATAACGGAAATAAATTAGATGAATTTTAGCAAACAAGTCTTATTAGAAGGGAGAAAATATTATGACGAATTATGAATTGATTAAGAACATGAGTATTGAAGATATGGCAAAGATGAATGTAAGAGCTTTTCATTATATGGGTGGACAAAGAGCACAGACTGATTTTTATACAACGGATCAGCACATATTTGATACAAGAGAAGAAGCAGAGAATTATGAGTTGGAATGGTTGAAGTCGAATGAAGATATTGATACATTCAATACAATTACTTTTAAAAAATAACGATGCAATTAAATTTAACTTTCTTTTGGAGGTGAAATGTCATAAAAGAACACAAAAAGCAATGGATACTTAATTATATGTCGCAACACAAGGATGAGTTTATTGATGTTGTAGCAGATGATTTTGTAAATGCATACATACATGCATTTAATCCCAAAACAGTAGAATGGTATCCGTATGGAGCACCGAAAGTTCTTGAAATTGGTAAGCTGCTCGCAGAATTATACAAAGAGAATAAAGTAAGCAGATATAGGCATTATTGTGAATTTTGGCAAGACGGATATCCAAAATGGTTTTATATTTACTTTTTACAAGGATAAAAAGAAAGAATGATTTACTCGGAAGATTAAAAGAGGTGTCATAAATGGATAGAAAACGAAATAACCCTACATGGTGTTGTGATCAAATTGAAGAAAAAATTAAAGATTATAAAATATCTCTTACAGAAATTAAAGAAGAAGAAGTAAAAAGACAGATGGAAATTGTGGTTGATGATTTAGAGTCAATTTTATATGGGTAGATTGGAAGAGGTGATATAGATGAGCCGAATTAATAAAACGCAAAATAACTTGCAGTCAGTATGGAATAATTTGGATCTTGCTTATGAACATATGGAAAGAGCCATTGAAGATTTATCACAAATGACTGGATTATCTGATGAATTAGAGAAAATGGTTGAGCAGTACGATTTGTCGGAAATCAGTATAATGAAGCAGGAAGTTGAAGAATTGATGAAATGAGGTAATGTAGATGGAAAATAAAAAAACATTAAAATATTTAAACGATATGAAGAATAATAAAATGCCTCCGTTTGGTAATCAATATGAATTCTTTTTTGCAACATTGGAAGATTATTATATTGCAAAAATGAATGGTAAAGAACGAATAAAGACAGAACTTTCTAAATGGGATTCTGAAGCACAAAAAGAAATTGTTAATATATTGGCTGATATTATAGAATCCGATGGATTAATTGGTTTCGATAGAAATGATATTTTATCATTGGTGAACTAAATGACGATTTACTTGGGTTTTAGAAAGTGAGGTATATATTATATGAGTAATTTAATGAAATTTGAAAACTGTGGATATACTTTAAGTTGTCCAAAGGAAATGATTACAGATCTTAATGATGGTAGGAAGTATATTGATTGGAGTTCTTTTAATGTAGATGATTCTTTTTGTTGTGATAATGGAAACGAATATAAATGTGTTTCCACAGATCATCCTATGCATATGATTATGTTTATTACGAAGAAAGAATATGATGAATCTTTTAATATCAAATTTAAAAAATCCAATGAATGAATTGGTTCATATATGATAGTGTCTTGGTGGCTAATAAATGCGATAGGTAATGGTTCGACTCCAATTCTCCTTATATAATAAGTGCGCATAAAAATAAGGATAATACACCCGGTGGTAAACTCGTTAGTCGGTTCGATTCCGAATGCTATCATTTGTGATACGGATTATAACTGCTAGTAGAAATGCTGGCAGTTATTTCATTACAAGAGAGAATATTATAATGTAAAGTATAAGAAAGGTTGTGATTGATATGAATAAACTTGTACAGAAAGTCGCAATGGATATAATGGATATTTCATTAGACGAAATGTATATTTATGGAAATGCAAATTTAGAAGAGAATTTGGCTATGCAAGAACCATTAGAAAAGTTATATCAGTATGAGAATCAGCCTAATATGAGAGAAAAGGTTGTTGAATATATTGGTGAGCTTAAAACAGAAATTAAGAGACTTGAAAGTGAGTTGGTAACAAAAGATTCTTATATGGCAAATATTTATCTAAGTAGAATGACAGCTTTACAGGAAGTTATAAATGATTTACAAGGCAGATTGGAGGAAAGAATATGAAACTTGGAGATGTATATATAAATAAAGACACCAAGGAGCTGATTCAAATTGATTCATTTGCAAGTCATATGGGAAAATTTTGGAAAGATACAGAAAATACTATTGTTATATTTAGACAGTTAGAAAAACACGGCGGTATAGTAGGTAGTCTTCCTAGTTTTAATGGATATGGAACTTCGGAAGAAATTGAAGCTGAATATGATTTGCTAATTTCACAAGAAGAATTAAATAAATATAATGATTGGAATGATATATTTGAATTAGTAGAACACAAGTAAAGAGTTATTTCAAGAAGCGAAAATTAATCGCTTCTTTTTTATTGCATAAAAATGAGGTGATAATAATGTGTAAAATTAATAGAAATCCGAAACATAATTCAAGATTTATATGTCTTCGCTGTTTGCAAGAAAATAAAGTTGGCGCAGGCATACCAAGACCAAAAACAAAAGAAAAGGATCATGTTAAAAACTTAACTTGCTTATGTGTTGGATTGCAAATGAAAACGAAAAATCTTGAAGTAAGATGGTGTGATGATTTTTCTGAAAGAATGGAACGAGCAAGAGAAATGAGATCTACATATTATGATGATCATAATGAGCTGTTAGATGAATGGAAAACGGAGAATATGTATATAGGAAGGGTGGCTGATTAGTATGAAATGCAAAATTGAATTTGTGGGTGATAGTAACGTGAGTAACGTGCATCATATTGGAATTAGTTATGATGGAGAATATTATAGTGTGATTTTTGGCAAATATGTAAATGGAGGATTTTTCAGTATTCCAAATTGGAATTGCGGTGGCGAATTGGCTAGTTTTGGTGATGTGTTTTGGAATACAGAATCTATTGCAAAATCATTAAAGCAAAAGAAAGTGTCAAGAGAAATAGCACAAGCAATATGTGATTATAATAATTTTGTAAAAAGTGAGGTTGATTGATATGGCACAGAGTAGAAATTATGCAACGAAGAAGGCAGGTTATGACACTGAGGGAGATCCATTGTGGAATATGGATGATATTAAGCGTTTAGTTGAATGGTTCGAGAAGCATAATGATTGGGATGGCTATTTAATAACGTTATTTGAGCTTTTACTTGGTAGACGAATAGGTGATATCGTATGCTTGAGATGGTCTGATTTTTACAAAAAGGACGGACGAAAGGAAAATGAGTTAAATCATTTTATCGAACAGAAAACTGGCAAAAATAATAAGACTCCAATCAGCAAAATGGTATTTGAATCCATAGAAAAATATCTGGAACATACAAAAATTGATCCTATGCAGCATTATAATGAAGAAATTTTCAAACATTCCGCTAAAGAAAATTGGAATAATATTGAACATCAGTATTTTGCGAATGGGAAAAACACTATTACAAGCGTTGATCATACGGTTGAAAATTGGGTAAATATGTTCAATAAAGACTGGGGTGATGGCAGGATCAAGAAAATTCAAGAAGGATTTAATGAACAATTAGAAAAACAATCGAGAAAATATGGTTGTTACGATGATATGTTTGATTATATCCATTATGTAGTGGAATTAAAGGACGCTATTAAATGGCATACAGATTCATATAGGAAGAGATTTAACCATGCAATTAGAGATCTGGACTTGGATTATCATGTGACAACACACGGTTTGCGTAAAAGCTTTGCATATTGGATTTATACAATGCATCAGTTTGATCCAAATTGCGTATATTCTATTCAAAAGATGTTTGGACATGTTACAGTATTACAGACATATGATTACATGGGTGTTACCAAGATGAGGAACAGAAAATATATTGAGGATCATGGCGAGTTTATCCATAATGTATTAGATGGCAAAGGAGACGAAATTGTAAAGAATATGCCAGTCATTTCTTTAAAATCAGATGATTTTGGAAAGATTATTAGAATGCTTACTGATGATGTTGACAAATATCAAAAAGCGATTGACATGGCAAACGAACTGAGAGTTTTATAAAATAAATTTCCATAAATTACCATGATACAGATTGAGAAAAAGATGTAAAATTATGTAAAGACGATACTTACTGGGCATCGTCTTCATAATGTTTTTTTACTTCATTTGTTATGAGGTTGCGTACCCAACCAGAAAGTGATCTACCATCTGAGTTAGCTATTATATCAGCTTTTGTTTTTATCTCTTTTGGAAGTACGATCACAATTCTTGTATTGGTATCGCTAATTTGTCCTTGTGCCATTTTTTCTCCTTTCTATTCGAATTAATTGGTATAAGTTGATTATAAGTTGCTATAAGTCTTGTGTCAATTATTTAAAAAAACTGGTACAAACCTGTTGACAAGTTGATAGCAACTTGCTATAATAATGACAATCAAAGGAAAGGAGGATGTGAATATGGATATTAATACATTTGATATTTTACTTGTCGATTTTGGCGAAGTAGAATTCTGTGGTGAACAAGCTGGTGTCAGACCTGCTATAGTTATTCAAAATGCAATGGGAAATAGGTTTAGTGATACAACTATAGTGATGCCGTTTACTACAAGAATCAAAAATATAGATCAGTCTACACATTCTCTTTTTGTCAAGGGAACTGGTGGATTAACAAGAAGTTCAATGTTACTTGGAGAATGTATTAGACAAGTATCAAAACAGAGAATAATAAAGAAGATTGGTTCAATTAGCGATAGGGCGACTAAATTGGAAGTTAAAAGAGTGTATGAATCAAACTTTGGGGAGGTGTAATGTATGTCATACATAATGATGACTGTTGAAGAGGTAAAAAAATATGCGAAAAAAGATGCAATTGTTCTTGTTGCAACACAGGATTTAACATCGCAAGATTGTAATGTTGATTTCGTAAAAAAGAAATTTGGAGAATGTACTGATATAATTGGATCTGCAAAAACTATTGCAAATATCTGTGATGAATTTGCCAATCAGCTTAGAGTATTTTCGGATACACAGAAAGATCCAATTAATTATGAGCCAGTTGGATACCTTAATACGATATTGTTTCGTTCGATGTCCAGAAAAACGGACACTCCATAAGGTATAAATAATACAGAACATATTTTCGATGCGATGTTGACATATTCGAACAAGTGTTCTATAATAAGACAAGAAAACAGCCTAACCGATTGATATAAGGTATTGCGAGTACCTTAAACGGATAGGCTGCCGTACATAACGTGTATACGCTACAACTATATTGTTACATATTTTCAAATAAATGTCAAATGACATTATCTTTATTATTATCATTGTTGCGTATCGCATATAAATTCATTTAAAAACAACTCCTTCGTGGAGAATTAATAATGGGCTGTGGTGAAGCGGTTAACACCCCAGATTTTGACTCTGGTATTCGTGGGTTCGATTCCCACCAGTCTAGCTAAAATTAAATAAGGGAGGCATGAAATGGTTGGATTATATTATTAAAAATAATAAAAAGGTGTATATCCGACTGAGTAATAACGGAAAAGCTGAAACATGTAATGAAACCAATATGGGTAGGTTTACAGAGCAAAAAGCGAAGAATATTCTAAAGGCTTTGCCGAAAACTCTGAAAAATCTGAATTTTCATGTTGAATGTATACCAGATATTAAAGTTGAGACACCTGTACAGAAAATTGTCAGAGAAGAGTCTAAACATGTAATCGAAAACACTGACTATCATCCATCTGGAAATGTTACACAGTGGATTGAAAAATTTGGTGCATGTTATGACATATTGAAAGAAGCTAGAGACAGATATGAATACTTAGAGAAAGAATTAAGGATGTCTGATTCTAGTTTGATGGACATTTTACATAGTATTGAGCTTGAGTCTCCAAAGGACTTATATTCTGCTTGGCTTCTATATAAGAAGATAAGGGAGAATAGAAGAAATAGACGACAGCTCAAAGACGAAATGATGATTATACATAATATTTTGCAAGAGATTGATGAAACCAAAATCAATCGTGAACGGACAGAAAAGGCGATTGAAGGACTGTTCGATCGTAAATATAAGTACAGGATTGTAGAGGAGGAAGAAGATGACAATTTGTAGGACATGTAATATTCCGATGGTAGAAGTGAGAAGATTCACGCCAGAACGCAACGAGAAATTTCAGCGTTGTCCGAAGTGTTTTTGTGAAACGAAGCACTTAAAGATTCTTGAGAGAGAATTATATCTTGAAGATTATTTACATAATAAAGGGGCGAAACGATGAATATTGATCAAATATTATTTATGTATTGCGACAACAATATGGCTAAGTTAAAGCGCATATGTCAACCTATGATCGTTAAAATAGGTGGTATATCAAACAAAGATTATGATGATTTTTATTCTATCGCACTTGACGTATTAAATGATACGGCACTTAGATATGAAGAAGATAAAGAATGTAATTTCGATGGCTTTTTGGCTAGTAATATTAAACGTAAATTTAATACAGAGATCCGTGATCGCAATAGAGAAAAACGAATACCTGCGAAAATGGTAGATAGTATGCATAATTTCATCACAGAAGATGGGTTTACTCTTGAAGATATCATCTCATCGAATTTTGATACGTATGAGGCTGCATGTGGAGATCATTTCGAAGGTACAAAGATTGAACGATATTTGAAGAACTTGTCTAATACACAAAGACAAATCGTGCATTATCTTGTTCAAGGCTATGATGAAAGTGAAATAAGAGAATTATTACATATGAGTAAAAAAGATTACTCAAACAATTTGTCTGTAATACAGGCTTATGAAAATGTGAAAATATTAATGTAAAAGTATATAAGGAGGAAGGTAGTATGATGGCAGTAGGAAAAATTAGAGAAGAAAATATTCCAGTGATCAATTACACAGAGGAAGTCAAAGAAGGAGATGTCAGCGATAATCAGGATGTGCAGCGATACTTTTGTAGTGATGACCCGTTTGTTAATGGAATTGGTGTTACTGTCTTAACAGGAGATTATCTTCCGCCATTAATTTTAGCAGAAGTTCCTATCAAAGATGGAATTGTTCAAAAATATATTGGTGATGGATTACAGCGTACTACTGCATTGATGCAGATTCGTTATGGGAATTACAAATTTACTAAAAACATTGAAGATAGCGAGATTGAGTATCAATCAAAAGTCTTAGATGAAAACGGCGTGGCAGTTAGAGACGAAGATGGGAATTTTGTATGGGAAAAGAAAATATTTGATATAAAAAATAAGACCTACGATGATTTTCCAAAAGAATTAAAAAAGAGATTTGATAACTATCAGCTTCGGATTGTAACATATCAGAATTGTACTATGGAAAAGGTTAGTAAATTAGTTAGAAAACTAAATAACCACAAAGGAATGAATGCAAGTCAGAAAGCATTGACTTGGATTCCTACATATGCCAGACAAGCAAAAAGTATCGGAGAAGAAGGATTCTTCAAAAATTCAATGACATATTCGCCTACAGACAGGAAAAACGGAAATTATATTCAGATGGTTTGCAATAGCGTAATGGCTCTTTTCCATATAGATGAATTTAAAAAAGATTCAAAATCGGCGAATGCTATGCTTGAAGAAAAAAGTAATCATCAGGAATTTGAAACAGTAAGGAATATCCTTCAGAGAATGGAAAAATGTTGTAGATCATCTTGTAAAGATGTCTTTGTAAAGAAAGACATATCGACATGGGTAGTTGTATTTGATAAGTTCAGCAGATTAAATCTTCCAGATTCTAAATTTGCTGAGTTTGTACAGGCTATTCCAACAAAATTACATAATGTCAAAGTAGGCGACTGGTCATACGATTTATTATATAGAGAACCAGGTACAACAGGTAAAAAACTTGTTGCTCAGAAAATTGATACATATACGGCATTAATGATGGATTATTTACATATTACAGAAGATCAGACAGAGAATAATTCAATAGACAATGTTGAGTTGTCAGAAGAAATTACGCCATTGCAGTTCATTAGAGAGAATGTGTCAGAAAGAGTATCAGAAGATGATGTGGATGATTATTATACTTTAATGGATGACTTCAAAAATTTAGATGGAGTAAACAAAGAATCACCATTTTTTGACTACCATAATGAATTGGCATTTTTAGGTATGATTGCATATTCATTTAAGAGTGACAAAGATCTGGATAATTGGTTGGTTACATATACGAACAAAGATATTTCTTATAGTCATGATCAGGTGGCAAATTTGGATAATATGTTAGCTGATTTTAAAGAATTTGATAAGAAATTAATCCCAAAATTATCAGCATAGAAATGGAGAATACATGAAAGTACGAACAGAACATAGTGGTACGATAACATTTCGCCCAGATGAAGGTTTGCAGTTGTTTGGGAAATGGTTTCAAGCATTATGGTGGTGATATTAACAGGAGTTATACATATCATTACTTCCCTCTTATCTCTAATACATATGCCAAATCTGGCAATTCTTTGTGTATGATTCCTGTTTAATATATATGAAAAAGAATAAAAAAGTAGATGACTTGACTAAAGTGGTCTACATAATGGGTTATCGCCAAGCGGTAAGGCACAGGACTTTGACTCCTGCATTCGCTGGTTCGAATCCAGCTAGCCCAGCTACAAGTTTTAAGATTTAAAACTTTATAATCTGTTTTGTTCATGAGTGTGATGGCAGCACGACAGAAACGACTGACACTGTAAGATACGGTTCGATTCCGCAATGAACAAATTTTATATTTAGAAAGGAAGGAGAACAAAACATGGGAATTACATGTAAACCAATTGGTACTTTTAAAGGTGGTCTTGTTAAGGTAGATAACAAGATTGCTAAAGAAAAAAGCAGAAAAGATTGCTAAGAAGAAAACAAAGAAGAATTAATGGAGTAGGAGGTCATCATGGATAAATTAGTTGGTACATACAAATCACAAAAATTGTATTGCTATTCAAAACCGAATGTCATGGAAGGACATAAATATTCAGATGATGTGGCAATATGTTATGCAGATTCACTTAAAGATGCGATGAGTAAATTTAATAGGCTTTACGATTTGAGTTTGTTAGTGGGTAATGTCAAAGAAGTCAGATTCAATGATTTTGGTATATTTATTGCCACAGATTACTAGTAAAATTCTCTTTCTTTGGAAAATTAGGAGGTTTACAGATGGAAATGTTAAAAGAATATTCAGAAAAATACGGATTAAAAGAAGTGGTAAATGATTATGGAGAGCATCGCCATACAAGTGATAGAAGTATTGTATTCCCGAATGGATGGGTTGCTTCTATAGTAGAAAATAATGGTGTTGATACGTATAAGCCAAACGGAGAACACATAAAAGAATTTAAGTCGAATAAGAACTATTCTGTTGCAATGTGTGATTACAATGGATACTTCGATTGGGATATTCTTAATCAATTTGGAGCAATTGATGGATGTATTTACTGTGATGATGAACTTGAAATATTGGTCGCTTGTGAAACGATTAGGAAATTGCAGTAATAAGAAAGTTCGTTTCTTTAGATTGTGAGGTGAGAAGATGTCAAAATTAAAAGACATATCAGATTATGAAGACGAGATATTGGAAATATTTCATACAAGATTTAGTGATTTGCCTTCAAAATATTTATCTGATGATGGAAGTGCATTATTTACAAGCACTGAAGCATTGATGGTATTGAAAGATACATTGAATTGTATTTTCAAAGACAAATAAAGTTCGATTTATTTGGAAGAGAGGTGAAAGGATGACACAGGAAGAATTGGTAAATAGATTAGAGAAAGTTGATATAAAAGGACAATGGATTAATTCAGACGAATATGGTTTCAGTAGAACTTATGAATTTGCGATAAATGAGCAAATCATTCAAATTGAATGGTACGCTAATTATTCTACTATTATGATTGGCAATGTACATTTTTGGTTTGATAACATTTTGTTACATAGCAGTTATCCAATGCAAGGAGAATGGATCGAGTTTTCTTTGAGAGGAGAACACCCATTGCATATAAAAGTTAAGTAGCAAGAAAATATGGAAGTGAGATAGAGAAATGAAAAATATAAGAAGATGGTTTGAGAATGACCAAATGAATAATGGTCAGAATTATGAGATTGACGAATACGAAGGTCATTTAGAAGCAAGAACAGATACAGTTATTTTTATGATAGTAGAGTCTCATAGCGGAACAAAAAATAGATGGGTGCTTAGAGTTTCAACGAAAAGTGCTTTTGACAGATGGGCTAATTCCACAGCCATTGAAGAGTTTTTCGATAGCGACATTGAATTATGTAATTATTTATATGACTATCAATTAGATATTTATAAGGATTTAGTTAGATATCTTTCAAGAGAATATGATGATATAGCAGAGGCATATTAATCAGAATATATAACTTTGAAAGGAACATACAAATATTATGGAACAGATTCAGGAAAATGAACAGTGGAAATTGAATGGTAACTGTGAAAAATGTAGAAGAAGTAATTATTGTTCAACGTCATGTACTCATCATAATAGGCGAATAAGAGCAGAATTTAAAGGTTTTGTTGCAGATACAATGAATAAAATGACAGGTGGAATGATGAGAGAAGTTATTGATAAGACGGTAAATGGAATTTGGTAAATTGGAAAGGAGATTTATATGATTACAAAGACATTATATACTTGCCAGTTTTGTAATACTGATTATGCAGATAAAGAAAAAGCAATGGAATGTGAGAAGAATCACAAAGTTTTGGGGACAGCAACAATTATGGGCGACTATAAATCATTAAAATCCATCCCAGATGGATGCCCTACGAAGGTTAAGGTGAAGTTCAGGGGTTCAGATCAATGGATTGAGTATAAAAGGTAATAAGAAAACTTCGTTTCCTTTGGATTATAAACGGAGAATATAACAATAGAAACAATTAACAAAAATAAATATAAGAAAGAAGAGGTACAAAACATGGATGGATTTATGAAGTTTAAGAAGGCTTTACAGAAGCACTTTGATGAAATGCAGAAAGAGGCAACACATTTATTTGAAGTAAATGTAGATAAGGATGAATTATGGAATACATATCTTGATAGCTTCCCTGCTGGTACAAATGAGATTTTCAGAGAGCGTAGGGAACATGATTGTAGTTGTTGTAGACAGTTTATTAAGAATATTGGTTCTGCTGTCACTATCAAGGATAATCAGATTCATACAATTTGGGAACTGAATCTTGGTGATACAACATATCAGCCAGTATGTGATGCACTTGATACTTTTGTAAAAGCTCATACAGTTACAGATATTTATACAACTAAGTTCCCTAAGATTGGTACAGATTTTAACTTTGAGGAAATCAATGGAAAGTCTCATCAGTGGGATCATTTCTTCTTAGAGCTTCCAAGTAAATTTGTAAATAGAAGTAGTCGTTCTAATGAGGAAGTTAAAGGACAGTTCAGAGATACAAGAAACGTATTTAAGCGTTCTCTCGATGAGATTACTATGGAAGCACTTGATACAATTCTTGAACTTATCAATTCAAATACACTTTACAAGGGTGAAGAGTGGAAAGGCGTACTCACAGAGTTCAAGAAGTATAAGAAGGAATATGATAAGCTGACTTCTGATACTGAAAAGGATTTATATGCTTGGGAGAAGTCGGTAACAGCAGGTATGGCTATCGGTAGAATTAGAAATCATTCTATCGGAACACTTCTTATTAATGTAAGTGAGGATATGGATCTCGATACAGCAGTTAAGAAGTATGAGCAGATTGTCGCTCCAAGCAATTATAAGCGTCCAAAGGCTATTTTTACAAAGAAGATGCTTGAGGATGCAAAGAAGACCATTGCAGAACTTGGATATATGGATTCATTACAGAGGAGATTTGCTAATCTGAATGATATTACTGTAAATAATGTACTGTTCTCAAATAAGAGTGCTGCAAGAAGAATGGTTGGCGCAGATGATATTTTTGGTCAGATGGAAAAAGATGTTGCTGTAAGTCCTAAGAAGTTTTCTAAGGTTGAGGAGATTTCAGCACAGGATTTTATTGATAAGGTACTTCCAACTGCAAAGGAAATTGAAGCTTTTGTAGAGAATAAACATGAAAAGAACTTTGTTTCTATGATCGCACCTGTTAATTCAGAAGCTAAGACAATGTTCAAATGGAATAATGGATTGTCTTGGGCTTATTCAGGAAACATTACTGATTCTGATATGAAGCAGAATGTAAAAGCTGCTGGCGGCAATGTTGACGGTGTACTCAGATTTTCTATTCAGTGGAATGAAGATGGTCATGATAATCACGACCTTGATGCACATTGTATTGAGCCAGATAAGAATGAAATTTTCTTTAGTAATTGTAGAAAGCCAAGTGTTTCAAGAATGGGTGGTCAGTTAGACGTTGATATTATTCATCCAGATGGAAAGGTTGCAGTAGAGAATATTACTTGGGAAGACCTGTCAAGAATGAAACCAGGTGTTTATAAGTTTTTTGTACATCAGTATTCAGGAAGCGTAAGGCATGGATTTAGAGCTGAGATTGAATTTAATGGAGAAATTTACAAGTTTGATTACGATAAGTCAATGAGAACTGATGAAAAGGTTCAGGTTGCAGAAGTAACACTCGATGAGAATGGAAACTTCTCAATTAAGGAGAAATTAGCAGGAAATTCATCTATTTCAAGTCGTGAAATTTGGGGTGTAAATACAAATCAGTTTGTTCCTGTATCAGTAATTAGTTACAGTCCAAACTATTTTGACGAGCAGGATGGAATTGGTCATAGACATTTATTCTTCTTCCTGAAGGATTGTGTGAATAACGAAAGTCCTAATGGATACTACAATGAGTTCTTAAAGAGTGATCTTGAAAAGCACAAGAGAGTATTTGAGGCTTTGGGTGCAAAGTGCCATGTAGAGGATACTGATGATCAGCTTTCAGGAATTGGATTTTCTATGACAAAGAGAGCAGATTTAGTTGTTAAAGTTAAGGGTGCAACAGAGCGTATAATGAAGATTAAGTTTTAATTAGAAAAGGAGATTATTATTATGACAAACAACGAATTATTTATTAACGCAACAAGATCAAACTATCAGTTCCCATTCAGAGGAATGATTAACGTAATTGATTTGTGGGATTTATCTCTTACAAATCTGGACTCAGTGTTTAAGACACTCAATGCAGAAGCAAAGAAGTCTGAGGAAGAAAGTCTTCTGAATACCAAGTCAAAGGAAGATGAGGAGGTTTCAAATAAGATTGAAATTGTCAAGTATATTGTTAGTGTGAAGCTGGATGAGAAGAAGAAGAGAGAAGACGCTAAGAAAAATGCTGAGATGAGACAGAGATTGCTTGAAATCAAGGCTAAGAGACAGGATGCAGCACTTGAGAACATGTCTGATGAGGATCTGGATAAGGCACTTGCAGAATTAAGTGAGTAATTGTTACAAATATACCATATATAGTATTGAAAATAAGTAATATATACTATATATGGTATATATTTTACATTAGAAAGAAACGCACATTTCTTGCGAAATTTTGGAGGTTAAGACAATGACAATTGAACAGATTAAGGACAAATTAAAATCAAAAGAGTATGACTTCCTGAGAACAGATAAGAATTTAGGTAACAATATCATTATCTTAACTCTTGGTGGAAGTCATGCATATGGAACAAACAATGAAGGCAGTGATTTAGATATTCGTGGTTGTGCTTTGAATAGCAAGATGCAGATCCTCACAAATGAGAATTTTGAGCAGTTTGTAAACAATGAGACAGACACAACTATTTATGCCTTTAATAAGTTAGTAGCATTGTTAAGTAATACGAATCCTAATACAATAGAAATGCTTGGAAATAAACCTGAACATTACTTTTATGTATCATCTATTGGTCAGGAACTAATTGATAATGCACATTTATTTTTATCAAAGAGAGCTTGTCATTCGTTTGGAGGATATGCGAATCAGCAGCTCTATAGATTGAACCAGAAAGCCGCACATCAGATGTCTCAACCTGAATTGGAGAAACATATTTTGAAGACACTTGAATTTATGCAGACAGATTTCACAAAGAAATATACACCATATTCAGATGATTCAATGAAATTATATATTGATAAAGCTGTGCAGGAAGGTTATGACACAGAAATTTTTATGGACGTAAACCTTACTCATTATCCATTGAGAGATTATTGCTCTATGTGGAATGAACTTCAGAACACAGTTCGTCAGTATGGCAAGATTGGTAAAAGAAATGAGAAAGCAATTGAGCATGGTAAGATTGCAAAACATTCAATGCATCTCATTCGACTTTATATGATGTGCTTAGATATTCTTGAAAAAGAGAGAATAATCACATATAGAGAAGATGAACATGATTTGCTTATGGATATTCGTAATGGTAAATATCTCGACAGCAACGATCAGCCAATTCCTGAGTTCTTTGAAATGGTAAATGACTATGAGAAGAGATTGGATTATGCAAAGAAAAATACTAATCTTCCTGACAATCCAGACTACAAGAAAATCAATGAGTTTGTTGCAAGTGTAAACGAAAGGGTGGTTAAGGGTGAAATCTAAATTAAAAATTAAAATCCCATCTGGGGCAAATGAGATTATTCATACACTCCAAGATAAAGGATACGAAGCATATTTAGTTGGTGGCTGTGTTCGTGATAGCATTCTGAAAAGAACAATTCACGATTATGATATTACAACATCTGCCACACCAAATGAAATGATGGAAGTATTCAAGAACAAGAGAATTATTGAAACTGGTTTGCAACATGGAACAATAACAATTGTCATTGATGGCGAACCATACGAGGTAACAACTTACAGAATTGACGGTAATTATTCTGATAATCGTAGACCAGATAAAGTGACTTTTACAAAAAGTCTTAAAGAGGATTTAAAGCGTAGAGATTTTACAATCAATGCAATGGCATACAATGATGAAGTTGGTCTTGTAGATCCGTTTAATGGCATGGAAGATATTGAGCATTATAAAATCAGATGTGTTGGTAGAGCAGAGGATAGATTTTCGGAAGATGCATTGAGGATTTTACGTGCTATTCGGTTTGCTTCACAACTGGGATTTGTGGTTAATTCTGATGTAAGTTTGAATATTCATAAAATGTATAAGAATTTAGAGAACATATCTATTGAGAGAATCAACAGTGAGTTCTGTAAGATTGCATTATCAAGCGAGTTTTATATACAGATAGGATTATTCCGTGAAGTATTCTCGTTATTCATTCCTGAAATTAAAGACATGTTTGGCTTTCAACAAAATAATCCATATCACATCTATGATGTATGGAATCATACAGTACATGCAGTACAAGCTTATGAATGTGATTGTGAGCCCGACTTGAATTCAAGAGATTTAATTACATCATTAGCAGTGTTCTTCCACGACATAGGAAAACCACATTGTTATCAGGACGGAGAAGATGGTATCAGACATTTTAAAGGACATGGAAGAGTTAGTGCTGATATGACTGATACAATTATGAAAAGACTTCGTTTTGATAATGATACAAGAGAAAAAGTAGTGCAGCTTGTTTATTATCATGATGCAACTTTTGAAGTGGGTGAAAAGTATATCAAGAGATGGCTCAATAAGATTGGAGAAGAACAATTTAGAAGATTACTGAATGTTCGTAGAGCAGATATTAAAGCGCAGGCTCAGATAGAACAGGAGAGTAGACTTCAGAAAATTGACAATATCGAATATATCTTAGAGGAAGTTTTACAGAAAGACGAATGTTTCTCACTGAAAGATTTGGCTGTTAATGGCAATGATTTGATTGAAATTGGATATAAGCCAGGAAAAGAAATTGGTGAGGTATTAAATAATTTGTTGGATTCAGTCATTAGTGGAGAATATATAAATGAGAAAGAAAAATTATTAGAAATAGCAGAGAGGAGATTACATGGTTAAATTATTCAGTCATACGGATTTAGATGGAATCGGTTGTGGTATTTTGGCAAAACTTGCATTTGGTAAAGATGTAGATATTTCATACTGCGATTATGACAACATTGATTCAAGTATCAGGGAGTTTATTGATAGTGAAACAGAATTTGATATGTGCATTATTACAGATATCAGAGTAAATGAAAATATAGCAAAAATTATTGATGACAGATTTGATAATTTCTATTTATTAGATCACCATCCAACAGCTCTAGGACTTAATAAGTATCTTTGGTGTTCTGTGACTATCGAGTATGAAGATATGGAACTTGGAACTATTAAAACCAGTGGAACAGAGATGTTTTATTATTGGTTAATCGAAAATGGTTATTTAAAAAATTCAGAGACATTGAGGAGATTTGCTAAATTAGTAAGAGACTATGACACTTGGAGATGGTCAACTCTCGGTGATGACGGAATTATCTGTAAACAGGTCAATGATTTATTATATCTTTATGGTCGTGATGATTTTATTAATTGGTGTATTTCGGAAATTTATGATGAAGTATTCCCAAGATTATATGCAAAAGATGAAGTCGTATTAAAAATTAAGCAGGATGAGATTGACAGATACATTGAAGGAAAGGATAAAACAATGTTTACGAGTGCTATGTGTGGCAAGGTTTGTGGATTTGTATTTGCTGATAGATATGTTAGCGAATTAGGAAATCGGCTTTGCAAGATGCATCCTGAAATTGATTATGTGGCAATGATTGATATTGATGGCTGTACTGTTTCTTATAGAACTGTTAAAGAAGATATTGATCTTGGAAAAGATGTAGCAAGTTTATTTGGCGGTGGTGGTCATCCGAAAGCTGCTGGATCTGAATTTAGTCAGAGCATCAAGTTAAAAGTTGTTGAAGAAATCTTCGGATAATCTTTAATTCTATTCACGGCTGATCAGCCAAAAAAATTCCAAATAAAGTGAGGTGAGAAAATGATTTATTGTAACAGTATAGATGCAAGATATAATGGTATATATAGAAATACCTTTAATGATTTACAATACATTGATGACGGAACACATTATAATAAAGATTTTTGGGCTTTTGCATATAAGGAAGATGAGAGCGCATTAAATCTTATGTGTAAGCCCGTAAAGGGTAGAATCAAAGAAGATAAATATTTTTATGAATACAAAGTAAATGGTAGAGATTTAAAAAAGAATGGTGTAACTATATATGCAAGATTATTTGCTGATACATATGAAGAAGCTGTAGAAGGGTTTAACAAATTGGTTAAAACCAGAATTAAATCTTTAAAAGATGAGATTTCAAAACTGGAAGATATGCTGATTAATGAAAATCAGTAAGAATATTTCTTAACTTGGACAGTCGTTCAAGCGTTCCCAAAAACAAAAATAAAGTAATGAAATATTTTTTTCATATAAAAGTTAATAACATAGTAATGCGGAATTTCTTTTTTAACGAAAGGAGAGAATATGGAAGGAATAACTAGGAATATAAAAGACGAAAAACAGTCTATCCGTAATGAACTTATTCAGAGAATTAAATATTGTGGACAATATATAGTAGACAACGCTGAAACAATCCTTGGAGAAGATAAATATCTTGCCGATTTATATTTGACATGTAACTTTTTTGATAGAAGTGAAGCTCCATATGTAACTGTCAATAAAGATATAATCCCAGATGGTTTTATTGAAGAAAGATAACTTGTTAAGACGATAGGAGAATAAGTATGTATCCAGAGTACGATGATTTTTATGAGCCAAGTGAAGGCGAAATGTTTTTTGATGAAATGAAAGAAAAGTTCAGAGAGATTTTACGTGAAGATGTAAACTCTGAAATTAACAGATTAACAAAAGAAAATGCAGAATTAAGACAGAAAGTTAAAGAGTACAATGATAAAAATTGGGATCTGTCTCGTAGAGAAAATGATTTACAGTACAAAATCGACAATTACAAACGAGAGGTAGAAAACGATTTTTACAATAAAACAATGGAAGAAGTTTTTGAGAAACTTTTAGAAGACTCAGAAGTGTGGTATGCAGAACATGTCCCTCATGAGAAACCAAAATGTAATTTATGTAACGAGGAAAGAAAACTTGTTGCAATATATCCAAATGGTGAAACTGCAACCAAGGAGTGTGACTGTTCTCGACCAATATATATTTATGAGCCAGTTATTTCATTGAATAAAGAGATTAAGTTCCATAAGGCGTATAAGCTAAGATACAGTGATAAAAAGAAAGTCTATTTTACTAAAAACTACAAACCAAACAAGGATTATGCAGAAGCGTATGATTATTACGGTGAATTCAGAATAGAAAATATTTTTGACGATTTTAATGATGATGTAATTGCATACCACAATGGTAAAAGATATGGAGAAAGAATTGCATTTAGAAGTAAAGAGGCTTGTCAGAAATATTGTGATTGGCTTAATAAGGAGAATAAGTAAATGAGTAAAGCTGTTTTAGTGTTAGATATGCCTGAAGGATGCAACGATTGTGTTTTAAACAATTGCCATTTCTGCGATGTGACTAATGAAAATATTGAATCATATATATATGATATTATGGAAGTTGATAAGCCAGATTGGTGTCCATTAAAAGAATTGCCACATAAACGTTATCATTCTGCATATGGAGTATCAATTGAAATGTCTGAAGATAAAATTTGGAATGAATGTATAGACAAAATTGTAGGTGAAGAATCATAGATTTCCTTTGGAAAAATGGAGGTGAGAAAAATATGTTATATCAATTAAGAACAGGAGATGTAATTCTTTGTGAAAATAAACCGCTAAATAAAACAAATGCTTATCTAATTGTATATGACACAGATAACGGGTTTGGATTATGGTGTCTTGGATGTGGTGAAGCTCTTGGATTTTACGGAGATGACGTTGAAAAGATGAAAACGGATATTTTAAATAAAGATTTTCTAAACGTTCAATCGGTTATTCCAAAAGAACTTATTAGTGAATATTTAAACAGCCAGTGTAAACTTGCGTTCCCAGTTAAAGCACATGATGGATTCCATGAATTAAATATTGTAATAGAGTTAGGAGAATAATATGGCAGGATTTGTATCAAAGCAACCAAATGGATTATATTGTAGATTTTCTACTGTCACGGATTGTCCCACGGCATGGAATATGACACGAGAAGATTATATTAATATGAAAATGCAGGAAGCAAAAGAAGACGCTGAAGATGTATTGGATAATTATTTACAACCGTTTGATATGGTGGTGGATATGTACTATCCAAACAATATGACAAAAGAGGAATTTGATAAATTCCTTAAAGAAACAGGATATAGAAAAGAATATGAAAATCTAGTAGGAGGTTCAGTATGAAATATAGAAAGAAACCTGTAGTAATCGAAGCAGTTAGATATATGATTGATAATTCTTTACCAGATTGGTTTATGGATAGAGTATCAAATAACACTATTGTAATTCATGAAGACGGTACATGTCATATTAAAACATTGGAAGGAACAATGAAATCGGAATATGGTGATTACATAATTTTAGGTGTCAATGGTGAAGTATATCCTTGTAAGCCTGATATTTTTGAAAAGACTTACGAAGAAGTTTCAGAGTTATGAAAAAGAAAATTTTAGCAGTTGCATTAGGAGTGACATTGTGTATTGGAATGACTGGATGCCAGTCTGTTACAAAAGATTTTGGTGGATCAACAACAATTGAGCTTGAACCAAACCAGAAACTTGAAGAGATTACATGGAAAGATGATTCATTGTGGTATTTGACAAGACCTATGACAGATGATGATATTGCAGAGACACATACGTTTCAGCAGTCATCAAATTTTGGGGTGTTTGAAGGTACTGTAACTATTATTGAGAAGAAGGAGTAGATAATTGAGTAATAATTTTGAAAATATTTTTGGTAATTATTTCGATGCTTATAAAAACACTTCTAACTATAAAGATAGAAGCATGTTAGAAATTGCACTTAGAAAAACTGAATTTGAAAAGAATTTAGATGAAATGTGGGCGATTTATAGTAAAGGTGTAGTACAACAGATTGTAAACTATAACAAAGGTATAGACCAAATAAAGAGTTGCGGTTTAAAGGTATATAGAAATTCAGAAGGAAAACACAAGATTGTTATTCCAAAGAATTAACAGTAAACCGAAGTTTCCTTCGGAGTTAGGAGGTAGAAATGGAATTAATTTTACAGGGCTGGCTTGGATATGATGATGAGTGTAATTTGGGGATTTCGCAGGAAAGAACTGAAGAATCTCATAGTTGGCAGTATTCAAGTCTTGCAGAAAAAATTATGGACTTTTTTAATTATATGAAAGTTGATGAAGGACTTGGAAGAAAGATTACAACAATTGAAAATGCAAATTTAAGATGTTGGTTTTCAGATGAAGTGTGTACATTAGAAGAAGCACAGATGAATTTTGAGAGCTATATGGTAACTGGCAATTTATTAACTCAAGGACATTATGTAGGGTATTCAGAATGGACTATTACTGGATTTAATATTGATGAATTGATTATTGGTGGTCATGATTTAGAAACAGAGCTAAAGGAGCATATTGGTCAATATATACATTTCATATTAACTGATTAAGAGAATAAATACAATGAAAGGAGCGAGAGATTTGCTGCAGCATTAAATCTGGATTTGCTCTGAGTAAGAAATGTTAGAGATTAACAAAATATACAACGAAGATTGCCTTGAAGGTATGAAAAAGATTGATAATAAATCAATAGATTTTATCTTCACGGATCTGCCGTTTTCAACAACCCAGAATTCATGGGATGTGTTAATTCCATTCGAGCCGTTATGGGAACAATACGAGAGAATCATCAAAGATGATGGTTGTATTGCACTATGGGCGCAGTCACCATTTGATAAGAGGCTCGCTTGTAATAATGAAAAATTGTATCGCTACGAATGGATTATCGAAAAGACCAAAGCGACTGGTCATCTAAATGCTAAGAAAATGCCTATGAAGGCACACGAAAATGTCTTGATTTTCTATAAGAAACTCCCTACTTACAATCCACAAATGACAGAAGGACATACGCCTGTTCATTCTTATACTAAACACACAACAGATGGTAATTGTTACGGTGTTACAAAGACTGGCATATCAGGCGGTGGTAGTACACAAAGATATCCAAGAGATGTTTTACAGTTCAAGTGGGATACTCAGAAAAGTAGCTTACATCAGTGCCAAAAGCCTGTTGAAGCGTGTGAGTATTTTATTAAGACCTACACCAATCCAGGAGATTTAGTTCTTGATTCATGTGCAGGAAGTTGCACAACTGCAGTTGCAGCTTTGAATACAGGTAGAAATTACATATGTTTTGAGAAAGATAAGGATATTTTTGAGGTTGGAAGTAAGAGAGTAGCTGAATATAAGGGAGAATAGATATGCAGAACGATACAGAATTTAATGAAAAATTTGAAGAGCTGAAGAATTATCTCATTGAATCTGCCCAGTCTGACACATCAAATGAGATTAAACGACTGAGTAGTGAAAATAGAGAGTTGAGAAAAGAGATTAAAAAGTTATTAGAACAGAATGATGAACTACAGAAGAAAAATAAAACAGTTGTTGAAAATGACAAAGTAACACAGATTATTACAAATCAGATTTCAAAAGAAAATGTTTACAGATTGATTGAATCGTTATTCGTAAAGACATTTGATGAGAATACATATGATGTACCTTTATTTTGGTCAATCTATGTAAATTTCTACAACAATCGAAAAGATGTTATTTCACTATTGCGTTTTGCAGGTGTCAAAATACCCGATGAGTTAGAAAGTATTGTTCTTCCTCACGAATGGGATGAAAGGTTATTAGATAAATTTTTTGACACAATGTATGCACATTATAATTGTAACGGTGAAACATATGAGAATAATTTGAGGTTTTGGACTTATTATATGGCTGCACACCCTTTTGATAAAAAGTATTTTTCATGTTATGACGAAATTCCTTGGCAGTTTGTATTAAGAAATCCTTTATTGAATTCACAGAAGTATGCTGTAAAAATCGCAGAAGAAATAAATAAAGATGGTAACGGAGTATACTTTTCAAAAATATGTCATTATCAGAAACTGAGTCCAGATGTTTTACAGACAATTGTAAGCAATTTGAAAGCTCCACAACGTCCAATAATTACTGATTTTCTTATTGACAATATTGAATTGGTAACAGATAAAAAGGTATTGAATAATTTATATTTAACCCTAGTAGACAAGTATGGTGGTACTAAATATATATTGCGAATGCCAGAAGAATATCAGGAAAAGTATGTGAAATCATTAGATAATCCAGAAAAAATGATTAACTTCTTGAATATGACGAAATTTTCAAAAGAGAAGAAAATGGAGTTATTAGGTAATATTTTTTAGAAGGAAATTTTGGTTTCCTTTAAAGCTGAAAGTAGGTGAGAAATTGAAAAATATATTTTTAGAGTTAATTGGAGGGAATTAATAGATGAATGAAGAAGGATTAACTTCTGATATTACATATTCTGCTGAAGATATCGGTAAAGCATTTAAGATTATTTTAAAAAGATTAAATGAAGCAAAGAATGAAAAAATAGAAATTTCACATATATGTAGTACGTGTAAACATAGATGTACAGAAACATATTTGACGCAGGATTGGATGGTTGAAAAAGTTTGGCACAATTGGTGCGCTCTTGATAAAAAATATATGGAAACAGAATATGGTCATGGTAATGGCGAACATTTTTCAGAACCATGTAATCATTGGGAAATGTCGGATTATTATGAAGACAAGGAAGATAGGTATGAACAATAAGCAGGAATGAAGCATTTCTTGGAGTGAGGTGAGAAATTATTGATCAAAGAACAAGACTGGGTAGATTTTTATGGTAACAATACAAAAGCCCTTTATTTAGAAAAAGAAGAACAATATACAATTTCAGAATTCATTGAATTATTACAAGCTGCAAAAGAAAGATTTGGTGATAAAAAAATTTTGATTCATGATATGAATTCGGATACAATAGGTGGCTTTTCTCATATTTACCTAAATAAAGATAGTATTTGTATTTACGGATAATGGAAAAGTTATACTTGAAGCTTGGAAAGGAGAACAATAAATGGAAACATTTTCAATAGTAGATAAGATAAATGTTGATAAGTTGAATACGAAAATTGCAGAGTTCGTATATAGAGAAGGGTATGAACCGTACATATTTGCAAATAAAGAGACACTTGATGCATTAGTTAAACCAATTGAGCAGGAATTAAAATTCGTATCAGCAGCAACTGGTGCTGTAAGTTCATTTAAAACTTGTCTTGTTGGCAAATATCAGGGTAATAAAATGTTTGAAGATGACACATTAAAATTCGGAGAAATTGAGTTGAGATAAGAGAATAAATACATAGAAAGAGGCGATTATTATTACAGATGAATACATAAAAGAACATGGTTTTAAAGAATATAATCCTACTCGATTTGATAATGATTCAGTAATTTTAAGATTTCAAAAACGCTATGATGATGAATTTGGTAAGAAGTATTTCATAGATATATTAAAATGGGACAACAGTTATATACCTGCTGATAAACGAGATAAATGGTGGAAGCTTTATTCATATACATATGAGACACAAATTACACTGTTTAAAGATTGTAAGGCGTTGAATTTTGAGTTCTTTTCAGATTGGACTTTAGAACAAGTCGAAAAATTTATGGAAGATTTATTTGAAAAAATGAAAGCAAATTACTATGAATCTTGGAATGACGAAAGTGGTTATAGACCAAAGGAGGACTATAGAAATGACTGATTTTGAAACATGGTTACATGATTTTGGATATGACCATATTCTTCGTATGCTAGAAATTCGCAGACCAGGACAATACACTCCTTACGAGATGGATAAGAAATTTGCTGATGAATCACTATATATAGATAACCATTTTAGACATATTCAAATTAAGGAAGCTATTGAACTTCCAGATAAGGATATTCTGATTGGATTTAGAGAAATATGTGATAGTGAGGACTTTGAAAAAGAATGGGAAGAATCGATTATCTATTACAAAAAATTGAGTGAAATTGAACTTACATATTTTCCTTGCGATGATAATATTGAGAATTGGGGGTGATAGAATTATGAGTAGTATTTCAGTTGGTGAATTAAAATCCATTCTCAAAAACTATCCAGATGACTACGAAATTGTCATGAGTATTAAGCAGAAATATCCAACCTTTTCAGATATTAGATGTTGGTGTGCTTATATCAATAGTGTAAAAGCTGATGATGATTTTCGAGAAATGAGATTAATGAATTAGGAGAATATTAAAATGGAAAACAGATTATTGTGGGAAAATGACGTAATTAAAGCAATTAGAAATCATACCAATATCATGGGACAGTTAGAGGATAGCATAACTCATATTCTTGATGATGTGCAATCAGTAACAATAATTGGCTCAAAACAAGCATTAGATAACTTACAAGTAGAGTATAAGCAAGTACAGAAACAGAAGCGAGTTGAAATATTCGAGAATAAAGATGTCGTTTTAGAGCAGAGAGGAAATAAATATTACTTATCTCTGTACGATAAGAAGGGAAAATTCCAGAGAGAGGTCATCATTGGATTATAAAGGTGATATATGAGATTAGTAGACGGTGATGCACTTTTAGAAAAGTGGAGAAATTTATCCGAAAGAGGAAGAATTGAATTTGATCAAGTAATCATGTGTGAATCAACGGTCGATGCAATTGTAGTAACTGATAGAAAGAAACATATATCAAATTTTGATTTTGATAACAATAGACCACAATGCTGCATAGACCATGATGTGATACTTGTGAGTTTGGAGAATAATACATTGGAGGTGAAACATGAATGAAACCAGTAGTATATTTTGATTTTAAGGAATGTGAGAACGATAATAATAGTGTGATGATTACAAAAGATAGATTAAAAGAAATTTTAAATGAAGTATACCAAGCAGGATATTTAGATGGAAATTCAAATAAAACTACCATCACAACAACTCCGTGGAATTGTAGAGATAATGTTGGGTATTGTAGTAGTTATAATGATCAGATGATTCATAGGGAAATAACAACAGGAACACCATTGAGAACTAATGAAACAACCATTACATGTAAGAATAAAGAGTCGCAGTAAACCAATCTTTCATTGGAAAATTTGGATAAATAACAACATAAATGGTAGTTGCAAATGCCATAAAATCAAAGAAAGGTAAAGATAATCCTAGGTAAAAGGTTATGTACATAACACTCAGGTATATGAGTGAACCCAATTTACAATGAGTATCTTACATTCTTGCGAGATACGACTAAACAGCCATTAGAAGATCTGAAAGAAGGCTACTTTTGGCTAGATAAATCCATTATTAAAGGATTTGATAAGCAAGGAAATGAACATAAATTCTACCGAGTGAAGATTGAAAATTCGCTTGAAAGATTGGATTGCACCAAATTGAAATCCTATGACAATATATCAGATGTGGATTTAGCAAGTTGGCAAGATTTAATCGAATTACAGAAAGAACATCTAACGCAGCTTGAAGCTGATTCATTAGAACTAATCAAAGAAAAGACAGAGAAGTTTAATACATATACTTCAATAATTCCTATTTCTATGGGTAAGGATTCAATGCTTACCTGTCATCTAGTCAGAAAATTATATCCAGAAACAAAAGCAATATTTAATAATACATCGCTTGACTGTGCAGATACATATAGAATGGTTAAGACTTTCCCTAATTGTGAGATTATGAATCCTGATTTGGGATTTTATCAAGATGTAGAAATAAATCATATGTTCCCAACACGATTCGCAAGATTTTGCTGTCGCATATACAAAGTAGGAGTAATGGCATCGCAGCTTGACCACAATCATCCGTACCTTATGTGGATGGGAATGAGAAATGAAGAGTCAAATACTCGTAGCGGCTATCAGGATGAATGGATAAATGAGCAGGAATGGGGTAAGACCTGTTGGCAAGGTATTCTTCCTATTAGAAAGTGGACAGAAATGGATGTATGGCTTTATACGATTTGGAAGAATATTGAGATAAATTCTAAGTATAAGAAAGGGTACTCAAGAGTTGGATGTGCTATTGCGTGTCCATATTATACGAAATCTACATGGATTTTAGATAAATATTGGTATCCTACAATGTACGATAGATGGAGAAAACTATTAAAAGAAGATTTTATTACAAATAAAAAATGGATTGTTATGAACTGCACGATTGACGAATATCTTACTCAGGCTTGGAATGGTGGAACATTCAGAGATGAACCGACTGATGAAGTTATTAAGGAATTTGCTGAGTATAATGGATTGAATGTTGGTGATACGAAAGTAGCAAGACAATATTTCAATAAGTATTGTGATGAGTGTGAAAAGAGAATAAAAGATAAGACAACGCTGGCAATGAATATGAAATTCCACGGAAGAGATGTGTCGAAGTTCTTGTGTAAGAAATGCTTCAAAAAATTATACGAGATGGATGATGATAAGTGGAATAAATATGTTGAATCGTTCAAAAGAGATGGTTGTGCGTTGTTTTAACAGAGAATAATAAGATGTAACAATTAATCATATCTAAGCCATTCGGCTATGGGAATCTCAGTAAATAAGAGAATATTACAATGTAACCAATAAAAATATTACATATAAAGGAGATTTTAAATGAAGAACACAAATTGGAAAGTGCCAGTAATTATTGGCGTAGGAGTATTAGCAGTTATTTTGATGATTGTATTTGGTGTACAGAGTTCACAGAATAAGGCTATTGCACTTGAGGAGCAGGTAAATACAGCATCATCAGATATTAAGGTACAGGAAAAGCGAAGAGTTGACCTTGTGTATAACCTTGCTGATTGTGTAAAACAGTACGACAAACATGAAGCTGATACATTGACAGCAGTTGCAGATGGTCGTGGATCAACAGGAGATATTGAGAATGTAACAACAGCTATTACAGCAGTTGCAGAAGCATATCCTGAGCTGAAGTCCAATGAGAACTATAAGACTCTTATGAATGAGTTATCTATGACAGAGAATATGATTGCAGAATATCGCAGCAATTACAATAAACAGATTAAGGAATACAAACGATATGTGAGAAAGTTCCCTACAAGACAGTTTCTTGGATTGCTTGGATATGAAGTACAGGAATATGAGTATTTGGATTACAATGCACCAGTTGATGCTCCACAGGATTTGTTTAAAGAGGATTAGTCTATGAGATATGGTAGAAAAGGTTTTGATTTTGGCAATTTTAAAATAACAAAACGTGAAATCTTGGCTAGTATTTCTATCATTGCATTTATGATTCTGTTTGGTATTCTGATTTCTTCCAAGATTTCAGAACACCAAATGGATAAAAATGAAATTTATAACAAGGCTGTTAAGATAGAAAGTCAAGAAATGTTCCAATACGGAATGGACACAAATGTTGGTAATGCGTTTGTATATGGTGATTTAAAAGCGGTAGATACGGTTACATATCCTGAAATTGCTGGAGAATATATGTATGTAGAAAAAGTCAAAGAGAGATATACGATGCATACAAGAACTGTTACATATACAACTGGCAGTGGAAAAACAAGACAAACGCATACAAGAACAGAAACATATTGGACTTGGGATAGAGTTGGAAGTGAAGATATTAAGTGTAAAGAAGTATCATTTTGTGGAGTAAATTTCACAAGTAATAAAATTGATTTACCTGGTACTGATTATATTGACACAATTAAAGAGTCAAGTCATGTGAGATATAAGTATTATGGTGTTGACACTGAATATAAAGGAACAATTTTTACAAATTTGAGAGATAAAACTATTTCTGATAACACATCATTTTATAATAATTTGACTATTGACGAGACGATAGAAAGGCTAGAATCTGATTTCCCAATTATTATTTTCTGGATCTTTTGGGTTATTTTAATCGGTGGAATAGTATTTGGATTCTACTATTTGGATAATAGGTGGTTGGATTAGGATTTTTCTTTCAAGTGAGGTTAGAGAATAAATGGACAAAGAAATTAAAAATAAATTAATTGAATGGGTAAAGAACAATTATAGTCCAAAGGCATGTGGATATACAGAAATGAGATCTTCTGGAAATGAATCCGATGTATTTTGTGACGGATATGATTGTGGCATATCAAACGCTGCATATGAAATTGGTTGTATTCTTGGTATGAAATTAAAAGAACCTGAAGAGCAGGACTATGGCTTCTCAAATTTAAATGAAATTTTTCTTTCCTTTGGACAGATTGGAGGTGTGAGTATGTATCAAGAATTAAAAGGTAATGAAAATTTTTCAGATAAATACGCAACGTGGATTATAGCATATTGTTTAGATACAGATTCATTTTTTGCAACGAATCAAAGACATTTCTTTTGGGAATATAATGAAGAATTTCAATGCGAAAACGATGCAATTAATTATTTCAGGAACCATTTGAATGAGTTTAGAAATGCCAGGAAAGAAATATTGAGTAATTGTGGTGGATGGAGCATTGATAAGGATTTATTTTTAGAAAATACGAAAGAAAGGTTTTTGTAATTGATATGAATATTACAGAAATTGATATGAATGAAGAACGGTGTATTTTAAGAGCGAATACAGGTGCATAGGAGAACAATATGACAGGCAGACAAACCAAAACTATACAATGGACAATAAATCTTCCAATGGACTTTCCTTCAGATTGGGATGACGACATGATTGAGTTTTATCTTAATGAATCAAGCTGGTGTTGTAGTAACCTCATTAGTGAACTTGAAAAGTATGATGAGAAAAATGGCTGTATTTGTGGAATATGTGAAGCAAAAGTAGCTGAGAAGATTGGAGGTGTGAAATGAAAAAGTATTATAGACAAGTAATCGCATTTTTTTGGGTATGGTTCTGTAGTGGTGTAACGATGTATTCGTATCAAGTAGAAAATAAAATACTTGGAATTACTTTTACATTTTTAAGTTCTTTATATTGGTTCATTATAGACAAAGATGATTAGGAGAATAAATACATGATACAATTATCAAAAACGAGTTGTAGTATTCCAATGCCAGAAGTTGCAGCTATTTATAATCCAAAAGTTATTGCAAGAATAAAGCTCTGTGGTGGTGCTGTCACGATTAATGTTGATGATACAATAGCATGGAAGAAACCAACTAATGAGCAGATTAAAAACCTACATGATTTATTTTGTATTGATGTTGAGATATTAGACGGTGGAGAATAACGCTATGAACAATGGAGTAAATTACACAATCATCAGTAGACCTTTTTATATCACATTTGAGTGTCCATTTTGTCATGAAGAAGTTGAAGTGAATTTTGAAGAAGTCGATTTTAATACTGATTATTGGGGAGATGGTGCTTGGTGTGATTGTCCTGAATGTGGTGAGGAAGTGGAACCTGATGACTATGAGTACGATTAGGAGGTAGTTATGCATTGTTATGAATGTCCATATACATCAAAAGTACAGAGAAAATATGGAGTGACAACACACTGTAATCTTGAACCAACGAATATGGATGTCACATTTCATATAATGAAGAAAGATAATAACAAATTATGTCCATTTGTATGCAAGGGTACAAGATTTCCAGGAGTAGATTACAGTAAATATATTGATGAAAAAATCGCACAATGGATTGGAGGATAACACTATAAAAGGTAAATATAGAGGTTGTGATATAGAAGTAGAACGAGGTGGTGCAGAGTTCTTAACCTTTGCAGTATTCGATGATGGATATGAAGTGACAAGTGGATTTTCTGAAAGCAGCGACACTGTAAGAGATTATTATAGCTATATGAAAAGTGTAGTAGATGACTATAAAGAACATCCAGAAGATTACGAATAGGAGGATAACTATATGGATAATTTAACACACAGAGAAGAAGTAAATCTTTATGAAACAATTCAAAAATCGTTTCCTAAAATTCTAATCAAGGATCTTACAGAATACGAAAAAATTTGTCCTGTCTGCAATGGTCTTGGAATGAGAATAGAAGACAATATTTATGGAATCAAAGGCGATAGTTCTGAAGCTGGTAGAAAATATCATTTTCCATACAAGCATCAAGCACTTTCGTTTTGTCAGAGTTGTTTCAATGGAGTACAGAGTTTGTGTCCTTATTGTGGACAACCATATAAGAATCAAGGATATATGCATTGTGACTGCGAAGGACAGAAGAAAGCTGACGAAGAAGAGAGAATAAAGAAGTGGAATGATAAAGTATCTAAAGCAGTTCCAGTTGATGAAAAAGATGTAAACACGATGCTTTACTGTGAAGAGTTTGATGAGTATTACGATACTGTTGATGATTTCTTTGACGATTATTTTGGGCGTTATACAGATGAAGAATTTAATAATGATGGCAGACCTGAGAGATTATGGGTGTGCAGCGTGGAGAAGATTCATATTGATGCTGATAATGTAGTTGACAATGCTTGCGAAGAGTTACATGAAGATGCTTATGAACAGTGTGATATTGGTGGTCTGCAAAATTTGTTAGATACCTGGTGTAAAGATCAGACAGGAGCTACTACATATTATCCATGTTATAAGCAGTATGTAGAAATTAATTGGAGTGAATATGAAGATTGTAGCAGGTGATTATTTCGGTAAAAATATTCAGTTTGTATGTAGATGCTGCAACTGCGTATATGAAGTTGAATCAAAGGATGATTGGAATGTTCAGATGATATTTCCTAACTATTGTAGTTTTAAATATAAAGTTCCTGAATATGGAGTGACTTGTCCTAATTGTGGTCATGAAGAATATCTTGGTTGCGATCAAGATGACTTGATAGGAACTGAATCTGAAAATTTACACTGTCCTTGGATTCCATTATTAAAGAAGAGAGAAGATTGGAATAAACGATATAGGGTTGAGCCAATAAGAGAATAAGTAATTATGAGGTGGTGAAATAAATGTTCGTACAACATACAAAAATTGAAGATTATTTACATAGTTGTGATGTAGAAAAGCTTCCAATTACATATGACGATAAAATGGAAATAAATTTATTTGGTAATAAAATACTGGTTGAAAAGAATGAGTGGTTATGGCATTTACATTTAAAACTTACAGATGCTTGTAATGCAAGATGTTTCTTTTGTGTAGAGCAGAATTCAAAATGCCAGGAAAATGCGGAATATTTTATATCTCAGGTTGATTCAATGTTATCTGAAATGGAACAAGCTGGTATTTTATATTCTGTATCTGTAACTGGTGGTGAACCATTATTATTCAAAAAATTTGATGAGTTATGTGAAGTATTAGGAAAACATGATATTAAATTTTTAACCATGAATACTAATGCAAAATATCTTGACAAATATATAGACAAGATAGATGGTCTATTTAATTTTGTAGATATTAGTCGTCATGCGATTTCAGATCAGAGAAATAATGAAATTTTCGGTTGTGATATGCCAACATTGAATGAGTTAAAAAGCATCAAGAAAAGATTAAAACATACAAAAATGAGAATACAATGTGTTTTATGTGATGTTGATTCAATTGAAGATGTGTTAAATAGGATAGGAGCTTATTCGTTTGCAGACGATTTATCTTTTAGAAAACTTATGAAACTTGGTGAACAAACAGGCATTGAATATGATGATAAAGAAGATTTATACAATCAAATTTTAGAATATGCCTTTAATCATTTTGAGTTAATTGAACAGACAATACAGGATTATTATGTGTATGAGATATGGAAGTACAATGATACATATATTACATTCAGCTATTCAAATATGAAGATGTTAGGTGAAGTTGAAAAAATTGAAGATGATGCGGTTTGTAGAGAATTTATTATTCATCCTGACGGAACTATAGCAGGAAGTTGGGATAAAAATATGAAAGTAATAAAGAGATAAACAGAGAATAAATTAACAGTAAAGATTCGTTTCCTTTGGAAATTATAACAGATAGGAGTGATATAAACGAGAGTATATAAAGATAAACAGTATCTCATTTTTGATTATGAAGATGGGCGTACTGTAAAATATGATTTCGCAACAAAGACTGCTATTGGAATTAAAGGTAAACCAGTAAAAAATTTATGTAGTCAACTAAGTGGTTTTACCTTAAATAAACTATTTGATTGTTGTGATGATGAAAAGTATGCAAAGTTTTTACGATTTGTAAAGAGAGAAGAGTCTAATTATTATCCAATATATAATATAGGAACAATTCTAAATCGTGTACCACGATACTCAAACTATGAACAGTTGTTTTCAGCAGGAATAGATGAGATTTTAGATAGTAGGAACAAATTCAGATATACGATTAATCAAATTCCCAAAGCGTTAATTAAATTATGTAAAAGCAGAGAGATAAAATTATCGAATAATATTCTTGAATATTATAAGAAGAATCCTGATGCTCATTTGATTGCATATAAGCTAGAATATATGAGTTTGACAGATGATGATATTTACGAAATTTGGTCAACAGATAATTATGACTACGACAACGAAACAAGGCAATATCATTATTGGTCATATTTCAATAAATTATTAGATGAACTTGGTTATACAGCAAAAGCACTTTTATTATACATTGATCAATTGAAAACATTTGAAGCGTTGGACAATGTTGCATATGTAATAAAAGAACTATATGACTATGCGAGTATGATGAAAGCTATTAGTCCTAAATTTGATAAATATCCAAGACATTTTCTTACAACTCATAAAATTGCTTGTAGAAATTATAACAGAATGAAGAAAGAGTTCTCAGAAGAATTATTTAAAAAGAGAATAAATAAACAGTATGAATGTTCTTTTGGTGATTACATATTTATTTATCCAGATTCTACACAGGATATAAAGGATGAGGCTGCCTCACAAAATAACTGTGTTGCTTCATATATAGATAAGGTTATTGACGGTAAGTGCCACATTCTTTTCTTGAGAAAAAAGAATAAACCAGATGAGAGTTTGGTAACGATTGAAGTAAGAAATAACCATATTGTACAAGCTAGACGAAGATTCAATGATGATGTAACAGCAGAGGATCAGAAAGCTATTGATGCATTTAACAAAAAGTTTGCAAATAAGGAGGATAAAGCAGCATGATTAAAGGCGATCGAATTAAATTAGTTCGTAAGATGGGTGTTTTTGACAACATCGGTGAGATTTGTGAAGTAACTGATATTCAGGAAGGTGGAGTAATCTGCTTTAAGTTCGGTGGTTGCCATCTTGGTTGTATGTCATATGACGAGTATGAAAAGTATTTTGAGAAGGTTGAGACACCTGTAAAGAAGCCTTGGAGTGATTGGAGTTTGGCACATGAACTTACTTTTATGGATATTAAGGGTGATGAAAAGACCATTAAATATCAGTATAGAGATAATGGTAAGAGAGTCCAGGTTAGAAGTGGTGTTTTGAAAGCAGGTTCATCTTGTTATGACGAGGACGAATTTAGTCTTAGTAGTGGCTTGGAACTGGCAGAGATGAGATTAGTTGTAAAATACCTTGATAACCAGGTTAAGTCAATTGCAAAGTCGATGTAAGAGGAGAATAAATATATGAAAGCGTTTGATAAAATCTTTGATGCAATTAGTAGTCTTAATAACAACATCGTACATTTAATTGATTGCTGTAAGAGAGAACATGATGATGTGATTAGAACATATAACAACTATAAAAATATTATTCAGGAACAGGATAGAATTATACAGTCGTTACTGAAATCACAGACAACCAATAAAGATATGGAGTGCATGGTATTTGTCCCATACAGAGGTAAGCCAGTTGTAATTAAAAATGGCGAAGTAGTAAGCACAGACAATATGACTTCATTTGATGTTGATTGGGCTTATGATAGACGAACTGATGTAACTGTAAGAGGAGAATAAATGGATAGAAAGAATATAATTTTCGATAAAGATTCAAGAGCTAATTTGATCGAAAGCATTGTACAGGACGCAATTCAAAATGTCTTGGAAGAAATTGATAAGAATTTAATTGCGCATTTGGAGTGTAGATATGCGTGGTTAGGCGATTCTGACGAAGCGTACAATCCATATACAAAAGAGAGAATAGATTTATGGAAAAATAGAAAAAGATATACTCTTCCAACAAATAACTGTACATATAAAACAGTGTATGATTTTATGGAGAATATTATCAAAGAAGAATTATACAACAGATCTTATGATGATGCCAATATGCCAATTGTATACTTATCTGAATGCTATTTATCAGGAACAGATATTATCGTAAAAATTGGCGTTACATTATTACAGAAAGGTGAGGATAAGAAGGCTGACGAATAACAATATGTAGAAAAGTTAAAAAATAGTACACTATATATAGTGACTATATAAATTAAAACTACTATATATAGTGACAAAATGGACAAGAAATATCGGTTTCATGCGAAGTTTAGAAAGAATATATACAATAATAAAAGAGGTGTAATATGAAATTAACAGGAGAAATAATTCTTGACGAAAAGACAACACAACAATTGAAAGAAGAAGTCAGAGTAGAAGTTTTAAAAGATATAGAAAAAGACGGTCTTGATTATGAAGAAGCATTAAAATTTCTTAAAAGCATTAATTCTGTTACTGGATTCAGAAATATTTTTATAAATAGTCTATCTGAATTTTTACCAAAGATAAAAAGTGAAGATTTTCATTTTGATGACGAAAAAATTTTTAATAAATTGAAGATGTGCTTAGAAATTATGAAAATGTAATTATTAACAATAATTAAGATTGGCAAGAATCAACAGTTTCTTACGAGAATAAAAATCGCAGTAAATTTCGATTTCTTTTGGAGAATATAAATAAGGAGGGTTGATACATACGAATTTAGTACGAGCATTAGAAAAGCAGATTGAATTCTGTAATCAATATACAAGATATAAATGTGGAGTATTTGTAAGAACAAAAGCACAACGTGAAATTGTAATGAAATGCATTTCAAACTTATTATTAGATCTAAGTAATATCCAATTAAGAAATTATGAATGGAAATTGGGCTGTTATTGGAATAATGGTAACTGTATTGAAGTATTACCTGTAAACGATTCCGTTAGGGGACACAGATTTAATGGTGTAATAATTGAAAACGAAATCGAAAGAGATATTGTTAATTCTTTGATTATGCCATATTTAATGGTAAGGATTGATTCTAGTGGACATAAAATTGAAGAATTTAATAATGTTAAAGAGAGAATATTTACAGTAGATATTAGCAAGAATGATGTCATTGAAAGTAAAAATCGTTCAATTTATATTTCGACTGGTTGGCGTAGAGGACTAAGAAATTCAAATATATTTATTGATGATTTATGCGAAGAAAGTTTTAAGAAGGAGTATATATGTATGTTTAATAATCACACAGCAGCTTTTAGAGTTGCACAGGTAGGAACAGATAAGATTTTTGTTTATAATGCGACTGGCATTCCAAAAGAGAATATTAAATATGAGACAGAGTTTGTTAATAGGACTAAGGAAACTTATCTGAATATCAATGGTAATTATAAAAACGAAGCCATTGGATTTGAGAATGAAATTAATGTTCATTTACTTATTGATACGGATGTCTATGACAAATATGAAGTTGAATTTCATTACGGTCTTGCCTTTGTGGTTTTACATGAGATTATCAACGAAAAGCCTGTTTTAGAAGATGTTTCAAGAGAGAAATAAATAAAATCTATTTGGAGAATATTAAAGTGGAGGTAATTATAAATGGACGAATTAAAAACAACAGATAATGTGGAGTCTCAGTTAACTCCACAGCAATATTTTGAAAGAATTAAGGACAAGAAGTATGAAGTATCTTCAGACGACTTAAAGAAAATCTATGAAAATTGCTTAGAATTGGCAAATAAGTATAGAATCACAGGTCAGATCCGAGGGTTGAGGAAAATTCTTTTCTGTATGGAATCAATTGAAAAAGAACAGAAGCTTGTAGATATGGGAATTACAACTTTTGTCTACAAGGATGATATTGATTTCTATATTGATACAGTTGCTAATACACGTAATCGCAGCGAAAGACCAATTAAGATTATTGAACTGGAAAGATATGAACGAGAAATTCCTGATGAGATCGTAGATGTAATTGACAAGACCAAGGAATTATTTGACCAAATGTATGTTGTTTATACTGATTATTCTGGAAAAGAAGAAAGAAAAATTGAAGCTGAGAAGAAAGAAAAAGATCCTATTCTGTTTGGAACATTTCAGGATAGGAACAAAAAGGTTTGCATTGACAGATTCTATTATCTTGGTGATTGGGTAGATGAATTTTGTGATTTGACACTCGATAAGATGATTAATGAAACTGAGAAAATGGGTAGAAATATTGTTAGAACAATCAATACACCAAAAGATGTGCAGGAATTAAGAGAATATATAGATGCACACTATGAAGTTGAAAAAGACAGCATTTCTAAAATTGTCAGAAAAGCCGATGCTGATTTGAGTTCTAAATCTAAGAGTAATATTTTCTCAAAGGTTAGAACAATATTTACTAGAGGTAAATAATAATGATACATGATTTAACAGCTAATAGTGATTTTCACGGTGATAGTTTTGGTATTCTTGGAAGATGGGGAGATATATTTGATAGAGTAAATCGTGATGATGAGTTAACTCTACCTGATAATGAGATTGTATTAACTGGCAGTGGCTTTGATAGAGAACACAAAAGATATATTCTTGACTATGAAAGTGATACAAAGAATATGTGTGATTGCTGTGGTGCTCCAATAAAAATCAGACCTTGGGACTTTGAAGAGAATAAAACATTATGTCCTGATTGCGAGAAATTTTTAGAGGAACAAATGCAACCAAAAGAGGATGGAACACTGTTGGAAGAAATTGTTGATGATAGTTTCAGAGTAAGAGTTAGAAAACCTTGGGATATGGATGAATCTGAAAGAGAATCGGCAATAAATAATGTATTGTTATGGGATTAAGAGAAAATACAATAAAAGAAAGAGAGGTACATATATGCCGGTACACGATGATTTAGGAGGTGCAAATTATCTCACAAAAGAAAATTATTTTAGATAAAGATGAATTGTGTAAATTATATTGTGAACAAATGTTAAGTCAAAAGAAAGTAGCGGATATCATAGGTTGTAGTAGTGATACAGTTAGACAAAATTTAAAGGATTATAATATTCCAATACATATTCCAAATTATCATGCTCATGAACAAAAGGTGTTTTTAAATGATTTACAGTTGGATTATTTATATGGTGCTATGTTAGGAGACGGATGTTTATATAAAGCTAAAAATGGAATAAATAGTCAATTTATGTACACTTCTAAATCATATCAACATGTAGAATTTGTCTCAAAACCTTTTAAAAACATTTTGTATAAAGAAGGTATAAAATATTGCTCATATTTTGATAAAAGAACAGGGAAAACATATAATAGATACACATTCAGAACTATAACTGATAAGTGTTTTAAAAAAGAAAGAGAACTGTGGTATCCAGATGGAATCAAACATATACCTAAAAGTTTAAAATTAAATCCTATGATTTGTTTGATTTGGTATATAGGAGATGGTGGAATATGTAATTCAAATCATTCTCAATATATAAAATTGTCTACACAATGTTTTGACAAAGAAGAACAAGAAAATATTTTAATTTCTCAATTATCAGATTTTGAAGCAAGTTTAGTCAAAGCTGATATATCGCAAGATCATATTCAACAGTATTGCATTTATATTCCCAAAAGAAAAATGATAGAATTTTTAGATTATATTGGTGAATGTCCATTTTCTGATTACTTATATAAATGGAAGTTTACAGAATATAATAATAAATTTTCTGTTCCACAAACTGAAAATGAAAAATATTTCATAAGATTGTATTTGCTTGGACTTAAATGCAAACAAATTTCAGAGGTTTTTGATGTTGATTTTAATACAGTTAAAAATTATTTAATAAAAAATAATATTTATAAAGGAGAATAATATGGATAGAAGCGATCTCGCAGAGAGAATGAAAGGTTATGAAACAAGAAATAGATATTATCTTCAGCGTAGAATGCCAGTAATTTTAAGATTAGATATGAGGGCTGGACATAGCTTCACAAAAGGATTTGAAAGACCGTTTGATGAAATATTTGTAAAATCAATGCAAGAGACAGCCAAATATTTATGCGAAAATATTCAGAATTGCAAATTATCTTATCAACAGAGCGATGAAATTACATTACTTCTTGTTGATTATGATAAGTTAAATACAGATTGTTTCTTTGATTACAGAGTTGATAAATTATGTAGTATCGCTGCAAGTATGGCTACGATAGCATTTAATAGGGCTTTTGCTAATAATGTAGAAGCTGAAAGTCATGTTTTTACTAATGAATGGTTAGATGACGAAAATTTCAATCCCAATTATAAAAATAAAGAATTGAGAAGTTTGTGGTTAGTGCATAAAAAGGCTGTTGATAAAGGTGCAATGTTTGATGCTCGTTGTTTTAATATACCAAAAGAAGAAGTAACAAACTTAGTGTACTGGCGGCAACTTGATGCTACCCGCAATTCAATTCAGATGGTTGGTCAAGCCAATTTCTCACACAAAGAATTACAAAATAAGTCATGTAATGGTATTCAGGATATGCTTATGACTCAGAAAGGCATTAACTGGAACGATCTGCCGACTTATCAGAAGAGAGGAAGCTGTTGTGTAAGAAATAAGATTGTCATTGAATCTGATGGTGTTGTGGCAATTATACAGTTAAGAGACACTTCTAAGTCTGAAAATGAGTGGATTATTGATACAGATATTCCTATTTTCAAGGGCGAAGGTAGAGAATATATTGATAGGTTAGTATTTGTTGGTGAAGAGTAAGTAAATATAAAGGAGAATATATATATGAATGAAACAATTAAAAATGAAGAAGCGTTGGAAGAAGTTAATCCAGTTGATGAGTATTTAAAAAACTATAAGGAACAGAAACTTGCAGAGTTTTGTGCTCAGAAGGACAAAGAGATTGAGAACCGTAAAAATGAGCGTCAGAAACTTATGGAACAGATTACAGATATGAAAGTTACGGTTAAGCAGCATGACGAAACATGGAAGAGTATGGATAGTTTGTATGCCAAGATTAAGAAATTATCTGTAAATGATTATTTGAAGTTATATCATATGATGAATAACGATATTGCAGGAAATTACTCAACAATTGCAACTGTACTTCCTGGTCATGTTGGTATTAATGGCAATTGGTAAAATAAGAGCACATGAATCTGACATTTCTTGGTGCAGATTGGAGAATATTATTATGGAATATAAAAGAGGTCATAGGGCGTGTCTTAATATGATACGAGATCCAGTAGATAATTACATAGAACATAAAGATGAAATTGAAGAAGTTCTTAAACCATTCACAGTAGTTCCACGAAATAAAATATCTAAAGTGGATACAGACCAATGGTTATATATTAGTTCGGCTTGGCGAGATAAAAATTATGTAAGAGCTGTCGAGATTTGTAAAGGTAGCAAGATTTACAGTATAGATGAAAATGATCTATACGAATTAGATAAAGAGTTAAATAAACTTGGATTTAAGACAAGAATGGGTAGAAATTGCGATACAGGAACTTTAAGTATCGCAGTTTTAGAAGAACCTGAAGAGGTGAAAAATTGAAAATATGTGTAACAGGTCATAGACCAAATAAATTATATGGATATAATCTATCTGATCCACGTTGGCAGAGATTAAAAGAACAGTTCAAATCAATTTTAAAAGAGAATAATTGTGAGAAAGCAATTACAGGAATGGCTCTTGGAGTTGATACAGTGTTTGCATTGGCAGTATTAGAATTAAAAAACGAAGGATATGATATTAAGCTGCATTGTGCAATCCCTTGTAAAAATCATTCTTGTAAATGGATTAAGGAGAGCGTTGACCAATATAATGATATTCTTTCCAAAGCAGATACAGTGAAGTTGGTATCTGATGAGGAGTATAAGCCTTGGTTAATGCAGAAAAGAAATGAATATATGGTTGATTTAGCTGATAAAGTTATTGCAGTTTGGGATGGTTCAAAGGGTGGAACAGCAAATTGTGTTAAGTATGCTGAAAAGGTTGGAAAAGAAATCATCAGAATTGAACCATAGAACAGAGAATATATAGTTGGAGGTGAGAAATGTGAGTATGGTGAATTTAAATTTACACACAATTGTATTGATTGTGTTGTGTCATTTAATTGGTGATTATGTGTTGCAATGTGATTTTATTGCACAGACAAAAGGAAAAAATTGGTATCATTTATTTGTGCATTGTGCATTATATTGTGTACCATTTCTAGTAGTATTCGGTTGGACATGGCAGTTGGCAGTAATTTTTATTTCACATCTGATTATTGATCCGTTGAAAGCAAGATGGGATAAGATTACATATACTACAGACCAGACATTACATTATATAATCGGAATGCTTTATCTTATTGGTTAATCAACCAAACAATTTCCAATAAAAATAAAAATCGAATAGAGAATAAGTAAGAGGTGGATATGGATAATCGAACATATAATGCTTGCCGTTGTTTTATTAGTAATATTGATTCAATAAGCAGCAATGCAAAAATTGTTATTGATAACATTAAATCTTATAACAATGATACTGATTCATCAGCAAAATTATTTATTCATTCAAAACACTCCAATACGGAAAACATACTAACAGAAGATGAGGTGAATTTGGTAATTTCAATGCTATTGAAAAAATATAAGAAAAGTATTGAGCAATATCAAAAGGAATTGAATGAATGTATTAACGAAGAAGTTTTGAAAATAACGGAAACATTAAAAGAGTTGGATAATAAGAGTAAAACAGAGAATAAGTAAGTGAAGCAGTCACAGTAATTCACTGTTTCATTCGGATTTCGAGGAGGCGAATATCAATGCAGAAAGATAGCAAAGATGCAGAGATTATTTTTACATATAGATTAGTTGATGGCACAAAATATGGACTATCAACTGGTACAAAACGTGGGATTTGCACAAAAGAGTTTTATGATTTTGATAGTGTAGAAGAAATTGAAACTCTTATGCTTGGATTGGCTGATATGCTTAATAAAATCAGATTAGAACATAATGGAAAATTCCCAAGATGGTAAGAGAATAACATTTTGAGGAGGTGAGAAAGATAGAGAATCTTATAAACTTATCAAATATTATTCTTGATAAATTAGAGAATATACATATAGATGCAAAAGGTACTGTCTTAGGAGAGCCTAAAAGCATAAACATTGGAATTGATATTTCAGATTTAAATAATGCAGAAATGGAAATTACATGTTGGGACGAAAGAAATCCTATAACTGGGAAAATGGAGCGTAAGAAAAAAGCAACAATTAGTTTCACAGATTATGAAATGGACTATAAATTTCAAGATAAAAACAAAACTAATATATTGGAATGTTTATGGGAAGCGAGTAAAAAATAAGAAAAGAATGTACAAGTGGAGGTGAGAAAGTGGCAGATTTTAGATTTAATGAAGACTTTGCAAATAATTGGAAGTCAGGTCAGATAGTTATTTGTGAAGAAAAAGAGGATGGTTATTTAATTAATAAAGTTGCACTTATTGAAAAGGACGAACTTTTAAAACATGGTGAATTTATCACAATGAATGTTCAGATATTGGGACATATTGAGCAAGGTGAAAAAGGTGATTTGACGTTTACATATGATAGAGATTTTCAACCAGGAGACACAGTACAACATTTCAAAGGTGATTTCTATAAGATTGTTGCCATTGGAACTAATACAGAAACAGAAGAAAAGATGGTTGTATATCAGAGCTTAAAGGATCAGAGAGTATGGACTAGACCATATGATATGTTTATCAGTAAAGTGGATAGAGAGAAATATCCAAACGCTTATCAGCCATATAGGCTTATCAAAGTAAAGATTACTGCTTAGTAATCAGTCTTGAACAATTCAGTTCAAAAATTCCAAAAAACAAAATGTCATGAAAATTATATATAAATCGAGACAAAGCAAGAGAACAAATAAATGCGGAAAACATTTGTAGGGGTGGAAGAACAGCATACCCTTGGGTTTTTATACTCAAAAATCACTGTTGAAGATAGATTTTTACATAAATTTATTTTCTGTGTTCCAGTCGTAAGACTGTTCAAATATAGTTATCAAAAAATTTTATTACATATTATAAGGAGGACATTTTTTAAATGGCAGAGACAAAGAAAAAAGGAAGATTATTTGATTTACCTGAGACAAAGGGTGCATTCCAGTTAAAGGGAGTTGTATCTGGTATGGAAAAGGATACAGCATTTAAGGAGATTAAGACCAAGAGTGGCAAGCCTATGAGAATGCTTAACTTTGGTACAAGCTACCTTGATGGAGAGACATTATATGTTAATCTTCAGGGAATGGAGCAGGAGAATGTTTATTTCTCTAAGAGAGCTGAGAAGAAGGGCGAAAAGGCTGATACTGTAAAAGTACCTTGGGCTGATAGATTTTCTTATAACCGTGAAGGCTACCGTATGATTGGTAAGAATATTGGTGTAAAGAAGAAGGTTGATTCTGAGGGCAAGACAGTTAATGACAAGAAGGTTCTTACAGATTTTGATGCTTGCAAGGAAGTTAAGGAGAATCTGAAGGACGGTGCAAGTGTATTTATTCGTGGAAATCTTGATTATAGCAGCTTTACAGATGACAAGGGTAATAAGAGAACATCTACAAAGCTTGTTCCAAATCAGATTTCACTTTGTTCAGAGGTCAACTTTGATGATGAGAAGTTTGAGAAGCAGAACGATTTTAACCAGGTAATTATCTTCATGGGCATCGAGCAGGAAAAGGATGATAACGATAAGCCAACAGGTAGATTTATTGTCCTTGCAAAGATTGTTACATACAGCAATATTGAGGATGTTCAGTTTATCATTGAGGATAAGGCTCTCGCTAATAAGTTTAAGAAGTCACTTAATCCTTACAACGCAATTAAGGTAAGTGGACATATGGTTTCTTCTACTCAGACAGAGACAGTTGCAACAGATGATGATGACAACTGGGGTGAAGAGGACAGTATGGAGAAAGTATCTGCACCTACAAAGAGAGAGTTTATTATCACAGGAGCAAAGGGTTCTTCAATTGATAAGGAGCTTTACACAGAGGAGAATGTAACAGAAGCTATTGCAAAGATTAAGAATGCAAATAGGGCAGAGGAGAGTTTCGGTTCTGACTCTAATGATGATTGGGGAGATGGAACAGATCTCGATGATGGAGACGATGAAGCGTGGGATTAATTCTCACAACAGAGAATAACTAAATGGAACGTCAGAAATGGCGTTCCAACAAATCAATATTATAGAATTACGGAGGAAATATTTAATGGCAAAAGCAAGAAAAGCATCAGTAACAGAAAGTAAATTAGGAATGATTTTATATGGAAAACCATTTACAGGCAAGTCAACTATGGCAATGCAGCTTGCATATTTTAAACGTCCAGATGGAAAACCTTTCAGAGTTTTATATCTTGATCCTGAGTCTGGTTCAATTGATGATTACCTTGGCGACTTAGAAACAAATGGTGTAAATCTTGAAAATATTTATATTGTTTATACTCAGTCACTTGGAGAAGTTAGACAGTATATTGCAAAAGTAAAGAATAATGAAGATTTTTATGAGTTAGATGATGATGGTAATGAGACAGATGATGTTGTTGTAGATGCAGATGGTGAACCATTTAGAGCAGATGCAATTGTTGTTGATGGTACTACAATTCTTAACTTAACTACAAAACAGGGTTTAGTTGAGTTTTCAAAAAAGAGAAATAAAGTTAAGGCTGATAAGGATGGACTTGTAGGAGATGCCAGACTTGTAAAAATTGAAGGGGCTGGAATGGAGTTAAAGGATTATCAGACTGTCAATTTCAAAGGGCAGGATTTAATTCTTGATTTAATGTCATCTGGTGTTCATTATATTGTAACTGCAAGAGAAACAGATGAGAAGGAAACAATTAAGTTACCTGATGGAACAACTCAGAGTGTGGTTACTGGAAGAAAGATTCCAGATGGATTTAAAGGAATGGATCACAATGTTAAGACTGAGATTCGTATGTTTAGAAATGAAGACGGAATAGTTTGTGCATGGATTGAAAAGGATAGAACCCATGTACATGATGATTATGTAACTATTGAAGATCCAACATTGGTTGACTGGCAGGCAGTTATTGATAAAACAGCAGGAAAATCAAAATTCGTTCTCAAGAATGATTTAACAAAAGCAGTTGATATTGAACAGGATATTTATAGAAAGGAAATTCTTGGTCAGGTTGGCGAACCAACTGAAGAGGATACTACATCTAATGATGGACATGCAGATATTGAAGCAATTAAGAAAGAAATCATTGCTAAAAGAAATGCACTTCCACCGATTGAGAAGAAAGCCATGAAGGAAAAACTTGAAGCAGCAGGACTTCCTACAGCATACAAGAATGTAACTGATGTTGAGATTCTTAATAAAGTATTAGCAATGTTTGATTAAATTAGGATTATGTAAAGGTAGGATTATGGCAAGATACGTAAAAAAGAAGGAGTCATGTCTTACAAGGATTTGCGGATGTTGTAACAAAGAGTTGTACATCGGTAAGGATAATATTGATGAAGCAATTTACTATGATAAAAAAACATATCATAGTAAATGCTTTATTGATATGAAAATACAAATACATGCCCCAAAACCGATAAAAGAAGTTAAAACATTACCAAAACAGAATGATCTTTATAAGTATGGCATTGATATTCGTAATTATAAAAATGGTAATAGATATTTAAAAAATGGAAAAGAAAAATTACTTGAAGATTATAATGCTAAACGAATAGAAGAATACAATAATAAATTAAATTTGTTTCAACAAGAAAGTGATGAATTTAGAAAGGAATTTGTAAAAAGTCATGAATTCTTCGAAATAAAAGAAAATTCATACAAGCATTTTTCAAACTCAATTGATAAACATTTAGTTTTTGAATTTATTATAAATACATATGATTTGACAATTATTCCTACTACAATTTGGCAAAAATTAGATGATATTTATAGCGGTACATTCAGAGGAATGACTGTTGGAATTCCACCATCTGATTTACTTGATATGTGGAAACGAAAAATAGATATGTTAAATGATTTAGCAAAAAAAAATGAGACAAATGGAGTCCCTATGCAACCAGAACATCGGTTAACATATGATTTATCTGTCTTAATTAATAAATATGACAGTTATTTAAGGTGGAAAGAAAAACAGAAAATACTTGAAGCCGAGAAAGAAACAGAAAAATCACAGAACATTGTCAGTCAATCAATTGGTTATACTAACGTGTCCAAAGATAGTAAGGCTGATACAGATGATATTTCAGGCTTGGTGGATGATATTTTTGGATAGGAGATAATATTGGATAGTGAACATGAATTAAAAGACTGTAATGTGCAAGCAGAAATCCTATTTGTTGGTTCTATAGCAAAGGATTTAGACTTGATTGTAAATTACAGCACATTTATGAGAAGTAAGTATGATTTCTCTGATCCTGCGACAAAGTTCTTTTATGATAATCTTGAAACGTATTTTCTTACATTTTCACAAACATTAGATGAAACAAAAATGAATGTGTTTATGAGTCAGAATGAAGAACGACTTAAATTATATAAGCAGTATAAAGGTTGGAAAACACTTCAAAGGTTTATGACCTTGGCAGATGAAAATGATGTGAAAAATTATTTTGATACTGTTAAGAAATATTCATTAGTAAGAGAGTATGGAAGAAATGGATTTCCAGTTGAGAAAATATTATCTCATAGGAATTTTGATAAAATGTCGCCAAATGACATTTACAGAATTATTCGTACAAAAGCAGATAAGATAAATACAGTAATTAATGCTGGCGAAGAAGCTGTTGAGCTTACTGATAAAAACTCATCTCAAATCGACAAATATCTTGAAAAGCCAAATTTCGGCTTACCTTTCCCTTGGTATATGTATAACGAATTTTTTCTTGGTCTTAGAGAGACAAAGGTTCTCTTTGAGGGATTTCTTTCTAATGAGGGTAAAACAAGAAAGCTTGTACTTTTAGCAGCTTATGTAGCACTTGTACAAAATGAGAACTTTTTTCTTATGAGTAATGAGATGGACGAAGAAGATCTTCGTAGTTGTCTTATTACGACTGTTATTAACAACAAAGAGTTTCAAGAGTTGCATGGCGTACATATTACAAAGCCTGAGAAAGAGATTGTATTAGGTGTTTACCATGATAAAAATGGTGACATTATCAGAAGAAAAATTGATGATAATGGTGTTTATCTTGAAAGTAATGAAGATTACATAAAGAGAATAAAAGATACGTCAGAGGAATATTGGAATGTAAAAAAAGTTACAGATTGGATTGATAGTAGTGATCGTAAGGGCAAAGTTATGTTTAAAGATGTTGGAGATGATTATAGCCCTGAGAGAATTGAATTTGAATTGCGTAAAGCAAAGATGGTTCAGAATATTAAATATTATGGTTATGACACATTAAAAGGTTATAACACTGATGATTGGTCACAGATTAAACAATTTGCAACTAAATTGAAAGAATTAACAAAAGAACTTCGTATGAGTGGATATGCAGTATTCCAGTTAAGTGATGATACGGTGTTTACTGATATTTTTAGTTTGAGTAGTAATAACATTGCCAATGCAAAGCAGATAAAGCATGTAGCTGATATTCTGAATATTGGTAAAAAGTTAAATAAGGAAGAATACCATAAATATCAAGTTGTTTTAGAATGTGATTCTTGGGGTGAGCCAGTGACGGAAGATTTGGATTTAAGTAAACAATATTTTTGTATCAAACCAGATAAAAACAGAGCAGGTAGCAAGGACAAGATTATGTTATTTGAGATTGATTTGAACTTAAATATTTGGAAAAATATAGGTTATATCATTAAAAAACCAAAAAATAGTGACTAATTGGAGGGTGGCAGCTTGGATGTAAAAGAGTTGAAGAATTATATATATGAAAATAATTATTGTGAACAGATATTAGAATCCGTTGGTTGCCACCATATCAAATATCATTCAGTTGGAGCATATTGGACTGCTGGCAATCCCGATGGAGATAATAAGGGAGCAATTATTTTATATAATAATGAGTCTCTTATCTGCTTAAATAAAACTCGACAAATGATAAAAGGTAATAGACAAACAGATATTATTGATCTTGTGTGTTATGTCAAAGACCTTACATTTCCAGAAGGATTAAAAGAAATATGCTCAGAAATAGGAATGTCTTATTATCACGATTTTGAAGAGGATATTCCAGATAGTTTTAAAATACTGAAAATGTTAGAAGATATGGATTCTAATATATCAGAAGAAAAAGAAAAACCATTACAACCTATCTCGGAAAAAATACTCTCGTATTATAAACCTTATGTAAATGATTTATTTTATGAAGACCATATAGATTATGAAACACAAAGAGAGTTTGAGATAGGCTTTGATGAAGAAACAAACCGATACACAATTCCTATTCGTTCTGAGTTAGGAGATTTAGTCGGTGTAAAAGCAAGATATTTTGATAGAAAAGTACCTGATGGAATGAATAAATATATTTATTTAGAGCCATGTGCAAAATCAAAAATTATATATGGATTGTATAAAACTCTTCCTTATATAAAAAGAACAGGAAGGATTTATGTTGGTGAATCTGAAAAATTTGTTGAACAAGCATGGAGTTATGGTTATCAAAACACTGGTGGTACAGGTGGGAAGGAACTTTCACAATATCAAATTGATATGTTAGTTAGACTTGGTGTTGATATAGTTTTATGTTTGGACAAAGATGTAAAAAAATTAGAATTAGAGGAATTAGCAGAAAGATTTCCTGATGGTGTTCCGCTTTATTATATGTTTGATGAAGATAATATTCTTGGTGAGAAAGAATCCCCAACAGATGATCCTATTAAATGGAAGCATTTGGTAGAGAATAATATATACAGATTAAGATAGGAAGGTGTGTATTTGAAGTATAAATTATATGAAAATAGCGACAATAATACTTCCAATGTATTAGAGGAAGTTTTAAGAAATAGAGGAGTTGATGATTATGAAAAATATCTCAACTTAGATGAAGATGTTTTAATTCCATACGAAAATTTGGATAACATGAATAAAGCAGTAGAGTTATTTATGAAACACTTTAACAATAAGGATAAAATAGAAATATTAGTAGATTCTGATCCAGATGGTTTTTGTTCAGCAGCTATGATGTATTCTTATATTAAGAAAATGAATGCTGATTATCCAGTTAATTACATATTACACGCAAGAGCAAAGGCACATGGACTAGATGATGACATTGTGATATCTGATGATACAAAATTATTAATTATCCCTGATGCTGGTACAAATGACACAGAACAGTGCAGAGTGCTTTCAGAAAAGGGTATAGATATACTTATTCTTGATCACCATGAGTCAGAAGAAAAAAATCCATATGCATTGATTGTAAATAATCAAATGAGTGACAATTATTCTAATAAGGATTTTTGCGGAGCAGGTGTTGTATATAAGCTTTTACAAGCATTAGATGCTGAGACATGGAATGAGTTTGCAGATGACTATTTAGATTTGTGTGCATTAGCAAATATTAGCGATGTTATGGATATGCGTTCATTTGAGACAAGATATATTACAAATCTTGGATTACTCAATATTACAAATAAATGTTTTCAGGCACTTATTAAAGCACAAGATTACAGTATAAATGGTAAGGTTAATATCCACAATATTCAATGGTATATAACACCTATTTTGAACGGAATGATTCGTATCGGTTCAAGTGATGAAAAGGAATTGTTATTTAGAGCTTTTATTGAAAAAGATGAGTTCTTTGAATATAAAAAAAGAGCCACAAAGGATAAACCAGCAGAAATAATTCAGGAAAGCATTTATGATAGAGCTGCTAGACTTTGTAAAAATGCAAAATCACGACAAGATAAAATGAAAGAAAAAGGCGTAAAAGCCATTTCAGAAGTTATAGATAATCTTCCAATTGATGATAAAGTTATTATGGTTGATGTATCTGACTTACTTGATAGTGGATTAACTGGTGTTGTAGCAATTAAAATTGCAGAGCAATATAATAAACCTTGCATTCTGCTAAAGAAACATTTTGATAAAAAGACAAAAACAACTGTATTTGGTGGTAGTGCAAGAAATATTGATAATAGTCCAATTGATAGTTTTAAAGATATTGTTAATTCAACAGGATTCATTAATGGTAAAGGTCATGCAAATGCTTTTGGTATTGTAGATTTACCAGTTGATGATAAAGAAAAAGCAATTAATATGATGAACAGTATTCTTAAAAATACTGAATATGATTCTACATATCGTGTAGATTTTATCTTAGACATTAATCATGTCACAATCCATTTAATTATTAAGCTATCGCAGTTTGAAGATATTATTTGTCAAGGAATTGATGAACCTATGCTTGCAATAGAGAATATATCATTGACAAGAGATTGTTTTGAAGTATTTGGCAAGAATGAGGATACTATCAGTTTTATGGTGAATGATATTAAATACATTCAGTTCAAATGTAAAGAAGGTAATCAGCTATATGATTTTCTTCAAAACGCATGGGATGATAACGATAGTATTACATTTAATATTGTCGGAAAACCTTCAATAAACGAATATAACGGTATTAGAACACCACAGATTATTATCGAAGATGTAGCTGTTATTAGTACAAATAGTAACGATGAAGACGATGATTGGTAGGAGGTGAGTTATGTATAGTTCATTACATAACCATACATATTATTCATTACTTGATGGATATGGTAGTCCAAAAGAAATGTTGGATAGAGCAAAAGAAATAGGGTTAAAGGCATTTGCTATAACTGAACACGGAAATGTATATTCTCATATTTATTTTGACTTAATTAAAAAAGACTATCCAGATATTAAAATGATATATGGATGTGAGTTATACGAATGTGAAGATATCACTGTTAAGGATAAAGACAATAAATATTTTCATTTGATTTGTTTGATAAGAAATGAGCAAGGCAGAAAAGACTTAAATAAGGTTATTACAAAAAGTAACTTTGAAGGGTTTTATTTTAAACCACGATGCACAGTAGAAGATATTAAACCCTATGCTGATAATTTTGTTATTTCTTCTGCTTGTTTAGCAAGCAAGTTAGCGAGAGAGTCAGATTTTGAGAAGTGTATTGAATATGTTAATGAATATAAAGAAGCTTTTCCTTATTTCTTCCTTGAGATGCAGTCGCATTCTCATCAGGATCAGTGTTCATATAATCAGAAAATCTTAGAACTTTCAAAAAGAACAAATACCCCATTTATCATTACAACAGATAGTCATGCATCTAAAAAAGAAGATTTGTATTATCAGGACAAGCTTATTCAAATTGGTAGAAAAAGTAGCAACAACGACAAAAATGCTATCGAAAATAGTGAGGTATATGAAGGTTGCTATATGCAATCTGAAGATGAAATCCATGAAATTATGGATAGTCAGATTGGATATGAAAACGTATGTCTTGGATTAGAGAATACTAATAAGGTAGCAGATTTAATTGAAAATGTAGATATGCCATTTCAGAAGCCACAGTTACCTACATTCCCATTGCCTGATGGATATAGAGATAATAATGAATTTTTATGGCATTTAGTGAGACAAGGTTGGAAAGATAGAGGATATGATAATCTTAGCGAAGATGAACAGCAAGTAAGAAGAACTAGATTGAACTACGAGATGGGTATTATTCATTCGATGGGGTTCGATGGTTATTTCTTGTTCGTATGGGACTTTATTAAGGCTGCTGAGAAACTTGGAATTGAAGTTGGTAAGGGAAGGGGAAGTGCAGCAGGTTCTTTAGTTTGTTATTGTTGTCATATCACGGATATTGATCCAATTAAATATGGACTCATTTTTGAGAGATTCTTAAATCCTGAACGAGTAGGACTTCCCGATATTGATACAGATGTTGGTAATAGAGATGCAATTATTGATTACCTTGTAGACAAATATGGAGAAGAAAGAGTATGCCAGATTATTAACTACTCTTATATTACTCCAACGGTAGCAATTACTGATGTTGGTAAGATACTTGGATTTCCATATAATCAGATGCAAAAACTTTCACAGAAATTTACATTCGATAAATGGGATGACTGTATGAAAGCAAATCCAAATTTACTCGCAGACAATCCACAATATGCTGATTTGTTTGATATTGCAAAGCATTTAAGTGGTCGTGTTAAAACAGTTTCTATTCATGCTGGTGGTGTTGGAATCGTTGATACAACAATTAATGATTATATGCCAATGAAAATAGGAACTAAGGGCGAGCATGTAATTCAAGTTGATAAACATTATGTAGAAGACATTGGAATTGTAAAGTTTGACCTTCTTGGAGTAGCAACACTTAATCTTGTGAAGGAAATTAAGGATGATTTACATTTAGATCCTTGGGATTATGATATCAATAATCCAGAATTTGAGAATGACAGACCTACATATGAATTATTAGCAAGTGGTAAGACTAATGGTGTATTCCAGGTTGAATCAGCAGGAATGAAAAATTTGCTTATTCGATTAAAACCAAAACTTGAACAACTAGACTTTGAGGTTATATCTGTCATTTTGGCATTATATAGACCTGATAGTATGGGAGCACTTGACGAATATGTTGAAATGGCAACAGGTGGAAGTAGACCACCATCAATTCATCCAGATATGGATGAAATCTTAAAAGATACAAATTACTGTATGATCTATCAGGAACAGCTTCTTGATATTGTTAAGAAGTTTGGTGGAAGAACATATGGAGGTGCTGATTTATTCCGTAAAGCAATCGGAAAAAAGATAGTTGAATTAGTACAGAAAGAGTCAGAAATTCTTCGTGGTGAAATTGTAGCAAACGGATATTCTAAAGAAATTGCTGATAAAATTGCAAATGAATTATCACAAAAAGGCGGTTATCTATTCAATAAATCGCATTCATACAGTTACGCAGTTTTTTGTTTCGAGACAGCTTGGTTCAAAGCTCATTACCCAACTTACTTTTTCAAAGCATTGTTCAATCAGAATAAAGATAAAGCAGGTGCAATTAATAAGTATATTCTTGATGCAAAGTATTTTAATGTGGATATTATGCCACCGAATATCAATCATTCTGGAATGAATTTTACAGTCGATAAAGATAAGGTTCTTTTTGGATTATCTGCTATTGGTGGAATTGGAGAATCACTTTCTAAGCAAATTATCGAAGAAAGAGAGAATAATGGTATATACAAATCATTTGATGATTTAATTCAGAGACTTTCTTTAGGTAAGGCATCTGTTATTGCACTGATAAAATCTGGTGCAATTCCTTGTAAAAATAAGCGTGAAAAACTTATATCATATCTTAAATCAGAGTATCAACCATTAAAATTCTCAGAAGTTCAATCATTACCTACATATAAGAAACTCGAAGAAGATTGGAACATTAACTTAAAGAAGTACGTGATTCCTTCATCTGGAAAACGAATTGTATATGACAAGGAAGCACTACTTACTGAATATAACAGATTGAAAAAGATACAGTTTGAAGAAAATCAGAAGGTAAGATTCCAAAAGTACATAGATGATAATAAAAAATATCTTGAAGATGAACAGTTTTGGGAATTCCAAACATTACAGGTATTTATCAATGATAATCCATTTGATGCAGCTTATACATTCTTGACACCATTTGAGGATGTGCCTGATGGTGAGAAATGTACTTTAGTTGGAATTATAGCAAAGGTTCAAAAGAAGAAAGATAAGAATGGTAAGCAATTCGCATATATAAATATTTATTCAAGTTTTGGACTTGTTGAAGGAATTGTATGGCATAGCCAATTAAAGGAATATGAAGATTTAGTAAAAAAAGGACAGCAAGTAGCAATTCTTTGTAAGAAAGATAACGAAGAAAAGGTAATTGTAGAAAAATTAAAGCCATATAGCAAATGGCTTGAATATGTGAGAAAGAAAGGAGTATCAGTCTAAATTGGATGAAGATGAGATTTATAAATTCACAGCGATAATTACATATGAGCAATACTATTCGGATGATTCAACGTGGGGTGTGTTTGGATTTTCAACAAAAGATGATATTCCGTTCTTTACAAAACCTACAAAAACATTCGATCCGTTTGGTGATAATAATTCTGCAAATGATACTGATGATAAAAAAATGAGTAAGTTGGCAGGAAAGATGCAACATTTAGTTGTTGGTGGAGAATATGTGGTTAAGGCAAAATATAAAAAGGATAAAAAATATGGCGATCAATATACACCGATTGCCATATACGCCATTATTCCACAAAGCAGAGAAACACAGCTATTATTTTTGAAGTCAATGATTCCTGAATGGATGGCAGATAATTTAATAAACGCATATCCAAATGTAGTTAATGATGTAGCGAATGGTACATTAAAAACTATTGATTACAGTCTTGTAAAAGGTGTTAGAGAAATTACTTGGAATAAAATCAAGGAAAAAATCATCAATAACTATCTCATTTCTGACATTGTCTCAATGCTAAAACCAATTGGTGTCACTTATGCAATGATTAAAAAATTGCTTTCAGAAGAACCAAATCCAGTTTTATTAAAGCAAGAGTTAGAAAAAAATCCATACATCATGACAAAAATTGATGGGATTGGGTTTCGTAAATGTGATGATTTAGCACTGAAATTAAAACCTGAACTGATTGATTCTACACAAAGACTTGTGGCTTTTATCCAATACTATTTCAAAGATCTAGGAGAAAGTAAAGGTCATACATGGTGTTCTGAAAAGATTTTAAGGGCAGCCATAAGTAATAACATATATGAGTGTTGTAATAAGGTTGATTGGTTATTAGAAAATAATGACTTTCTTCATATTGATAATGGTCGAATTGGTCTGAAATATTATTACGATATTGAGATGCAGATTTATCATTTGATTCTGAATAAATCTAAAATTGAAACAACAATCAATATTTCTGATGAAGCGATTGATAAAGCAATTAAACATGCGGAAGAAGAACAAGGATTTGATTATGTAGTAGAACAGTTAGACACGATTCATAAGAGCTTACATAGAACTGTTAGTTTGATAACTGGAAAAGCAGGAACTGGTAAAACATCAATAATGCGAGCAATTGTTAAAGCTTATATGGAGAATAATTATATGATGACAGCTTCAGCACTATCAGCAATGGCAGCCCAAAGGATTACAGAAGCAACAGAATTTCCTGCAATGACTATTCATAGAACACTTGGATGTCAAGGCTTAAATGATTTTACATACAATAAGGACAATCATTTAATTACAGATGTTGCATTTCTCGATGAGGGAAGTATGGTTAATGCCAGTTTGTTTTTACATTGGCTTGAAGCAATTGGAGATAATACAAGAATTATTATTTCAGGAGATCATAAACAGTTACCACCTATCGGATTTGGCAATGTGTTCTCAGATTTAATTGAAATGTTCGATGAATCAGTTGTGAGTAAGTTAGTAAAACCTATGAGACAGGCTGAAAAATCAGGCATTCTTGTTGATGCAAATAAGATTCGTGAGAATATAAATCCTATATCTGAGAAGTTACAGCCACGAATTATTCATGGTGAGTTACAGGATATGTATTATATGTTCCGTACAAATCGACAGTCATTATTCAATATTGCTGTTAAGACATTTATTAAATCTGTTGAATCAGATGGAATCGACAATGTGGTTATTGCAGTACCTCGTAGAAAAGATTGTTTGAATAGTACCAATGAAATTAACAAGGTTATTCAAAATGAATTACTTGGTGATGTTTTAGAGAGTATTGAAGGTTTTGATACAACTTTCAAACTTGGTGCAAAAGTCATGCAAACAGTTAATGATTATGACAAAAATGTATTTAATGGCGAGATTGGTTATGTGACAAAAATCAGTGAAAGATATGATGGTAAGAAAAAAGAAGAGTATTGTGAAGTAACTTACACTGATATTTTTGGAAAAGACAAAATCATTGAATATACAAAGAAAGAGTTAGCTGCTTTGGATCTTGCTTATGCTATGACAGTACATAAATTACAGGGTGCTGGTCGAAAGACAGTAATTGGTATTATTGATAATACACATCATCAACTTCTTGATAACTGTATGCTTTACACATTGTTAACTAGAGCAAAGAAGAGATGTTTGTTATTAGCTGAACCAGAAGCATTTTTACAGTGTATTAGAACAAGTCATAACAATAGAAATACTTGGATGATGTTAGAACAGAGAATAATACAGTAGAGGATTTCTGGAATACCCATAAATAGGGCGTTTCAGAGACTCAAAAAGCCAATGAAAGACGGATTTCTTTTGCATACAATATATAGTGTGTATACAACATAAAAACATACTATATGTTGTATATTGGAACAATAAAAATAACAAAATAGGAGAATTTATGGGTTCAACAAGAGACAATACATATACAAACACAAATAATAGAACATTTTATCTGTCTGACGATGTTGATAATGAATCTATTGGTAAATTAATATGGGATATCTTATATCAGATTCGAGAAGACGATAAAACAGATGAAAAAGAGAAAGATTATAAACGTGAGCCAATTAAACTATACATCAACTCGTATGGTGGATCTGTTTATGATATGTGGGGATTAATTGATATTATACTCAATAGCAAAACTCCAATATATACATATTGTACAGGATATGCAATGAGTGCAGCTTTTAAGATTTTCTTAGCAGGACATAAAAGATTTTGCTACAAACATTCAACATTTATGTATCATCAGATGAGTTGTTGGAGAAGTGGTAAATATCAGGACTTAGTTGAAGATAGAGAAGAGATGGATTGGTTGAATAAAAAGAATGAAGAATATGTAATCGACAGAACAAATCTCACACAAGATGATATTAAGGAAATTCGTGAAAAGAAGAAAGATTTCTATATCCATTCTGATAAAGCAGTCAAGTATGGAATTGTCGATGAAGTTTTATAGAGAACAGAGAATAATGCAGTAACAATAAACGACAGTTTCTTTGGAAGATTGGAGGTAATTATGCATTGTTATGAATGTCCATATACATCAAAAGTGCAAAGAAAATATGGAGTAACAACACACTGTAATCTTGAACCAACAAATATGGATGTCACATTTAATGTAATGGAGAAAGATAATAACAAATTATGTCCATTTGTGTGCAAGGGTACAAGATTTCCAGGAGTGGATTACAGCAAATATATTGATGATAAGATTGCACAATGGATAAAAGAAAAATAACAAGAAGCCATTATTTCATTACTACAATTTCTATACAATTTTCGTTGCATTTCTTAGATCAATCTGCTCATCATTTCACAAATAAAAAGAGAATAAGTAATCGGAGGTGATTATTATAGAATGGTATGTTTATTATCATGATATTAACAGACGAAAGATAATTAAGTGGAATATTTTTGAACATAGTACATTTAGAGATAAAGTAGAGGATATGTTAAAAGAGAATCTAACTAAGGAAGAATTTTCTGCTCAATTAAAGAAAGAATTAATGTATTACATGTGGAGTAAATCAGAGTATGAATTGATTTTGCATCCGTGGATTGGAGATGCTAATGATGTCAAGATTGACATTTATGACCAGGTGACAATGAATTGGGGTAGTTTTGTTGATTATGTCTGGAAGTTTAGAAAGGAGAAATAACAATTGAAAACAGTTTTTAATTGGTTCGGTGATGATTGGAAGAGAGTAAAGAATCATTGTAGAACCACGGATAATAAAGATTTTACAGAGAATGAAGCAACAGACACTTTTAAAAAGAAGTTGCTTATATCTGAACATTCGCCAATTAGATTACTTGAATTTGATTGGTCGTGGAAAAGTATTTATTACTGGTTGAGTACGGAGTGGTCGAGACATAAATTTGAAAAATTTATTAGCTCACAAAGAGATGATAGATTGGTTGATGATACTCCACGAGGTAAGAAACCACAAGATGCATTAGTTAATTTTGATGGTTATGCTAATATGCAAAACCTTATTGATAGTTGGAGAAAAAGATTGTGTGGCAATGCTACACCAGAAGCAGTTGAATTGGCAGAAGACTTCAAAATTGAATTGCATAAGACACATCCTTATGAATCAGATGTGTTAGTTCCTCATTGTATTTATCGTGCAGGTTGCCCTGAGTTTGGTTGTTGTGGAAAAATTACTGATTTTATTAAATGGGCAAAGGATAATAATAAGGAAATTAATTGGCTTAATATTCAAAATAGATATGATTTATACAATGAATGGTTTTATGAAGTACACAAGTAAATGTTCATTTCATAGGAGACGATCATAATTAGAAATCCAGCACGTATAGATAAATTTACAGCAGAATTAAATAGAATATGGAAGAAATATTTTCCTGATTGGAGATACGGACAACTTATGATGAATTTTCTTGGATGGGTATCTTGCGACAAGAAAATTGATCCGTTTTTCATTGAGGAAAATAAGATGCTTACATATTTAAAAGAATATTGTGGAGAGGAAGTGGATGATGGAAACAGTAATTAGTTTATTTAAACAGATACAATCTACGAGCAGTTTAAATGAGAAGAAAGTGATTATCAATGACAATAAAGATAATGAATTATTCAAGAAATGTTTAAAATTTCTATGTGATTCTAATATACAAACTGGTTTGTCTACCAAGAAAATTTCTAAGAAAGTTCATCCATCAAATTATATTTTGGCAGAATTTGAAGATGTTATACAATATTTGAAAACTAATAATACAGGAACAGATTATGATATTTCAATGATACAAAGTTTTATCAATGAGCAACCTAAAGAATATCGTAGTTTTTACATAGACTTAATTACAAAGAAATTCCGTCTTGGATGTGATAAGAAAGTCGTCAATAATGTTATTCCTGGCTTAATCCCATCTTGGGACGTACAGCAAGCTTATCCTATCTCTGAAAAGAACGAGCCTAAAGATGGTGAGTGGTTTGCTCTATCTCAAAAACTTAACGGATCTAATGCCGGATGGAAACACGGACAATTGATAAGTAGACAAGGTAAGCCATTTACAGGACTTGATCATATAATCAAAGACCTTAAAAGACTTCCTAATATAGATAATTTCTTTCTTAATGGAGAATTAATTCGTAAAAATTATGATAACCTTTCTGATAATGATAATTTCCAGTTAGGAACTGGCATTATCAATTCTGATGATTCTGATAAATCTTGTATTAAATTTGTAATTTATGAAATACTCCCAGTCGAAGAGTTTATACATGGTGAAAGTCAATTGACGTATCGGCAACGCAGAACTCAGTTAATTAACCCTCTTACTGTAGCCATTTCGAGACTGAATACCGACAATCTTGAAGTTGTACCTATTATATATGAAGGAACTGATAAATCAGTTATTCCATTATTACTTGATAAAGCAGATAAAGACGGTTGGGAAGGTCTTATGCTTAATAAAGATACTAAATGGAAGAATAAACGCAACAACGGGATTCTTAAAATCAAGTCATTTAAGCATTCCGATATTCGTTGTACTGAAATTATTGAGGGCGATGGTAAATATAAAGGTACATTGGGATTAATTAAATGTGATTATAAAGGGCATGAGCTTGGTGTAGGATCTGGATTTACAGATAAGCAGCGAGATTATTATTGGAATAATCCTGATGAGATTATAGGGAAAATTGTGCAAATTAAATTCAAAGCAGAAACTAAAAATAAAGATGGTGGAATTTCAGTTCAGTTCCCTATTTTCGAAATTGTGAGAACCGATAAAACAGAACCATCTTACAACTAATTAAAAGCGGTTATTATCATTATAATACTTGCGTATGCTATAAGTTGGATTGTGACTTGTGGCATCATCAAACTTGTTACATTATGTTTTGGGTGGACATTTAGATGGTCTGTGTCCACAGGCATTTGGTTAACGTTTATTTTGGCAAGAACAGTTTTCAAACAATCGAGCAAGTAAAGGAGGAATTTTATTTTTATACGAAAGTTAAAAGAAATATTAAAACGAGACACATTGTATTGTGTGATGTTAATGGTTGTAATTATTCTATTGATTGTAAATATTATTGTTTTACATCATGTGAATAAAGCAGCAGATCAGACATATAACAAATCGTCAAAAGAAGTCGATCTTATCATTGAAGATCCAAATAATGACATTCAACCAATTCTTATTTATTCTAATCCAGTATCGGATTATGAAGTATCTAATGAGCCAAGAATTATCGAAATAGAAGATTATGGCATTTCTGAAATTAAAATTGAAGAAACAATTGAAACAGAAATCATAAATGATATTCCAACAACAATTGAAAAAGAGAATATAGAAATAACATATAACTCAGATAGCGTGCTGACAGCTTCCAAGGGAGTAAATTACTACAATGGTAATAAAGAAACATATTACAACTTAGATATGTCAGGCTGTGTATCTATTATGAGAAATATGGGGAACACTGATGAATATTGGGTGAGAGAAGATGGCTGTAAAATGCTTGGGAATTATATTATGTGTGCAGCAAATCTTGAGACTCACCCACGAGGATCATTAGTGGAAACAAGTTTAGGAACTGCAATTGTCGTTGATACTGGTGGATTTGCTGACAGCAATCCAAATCAAATTGACATTGCGGTTAACTGGTAAGGAGGTATACACATATGCATAAAGTGTTTTGTATTATTGGACGAACTGCATCTGGTAAATCAACAATTGTAAGTGCAGTTGCAAAAGATATGAAGTTAAAAGTCTTGAAATCTTATACGACAAGAGCGAGACGTAAGAATGAAGTTGGAAAACATTGTGATCACACATTTATTTCTGCTGACGATGTAAATAAATATATAAATGACATGGTTGCCTATACAGAAAGATCAGGCTATTGTTCTTTCGCAACAGAGTCGCAGTTAATGAATTCTGACTTATATATTATTAATCCCAGTGGTTATTCAGACTTAATTAACACGACAAGAGATATTCCGAATTTACAGTTGATTGACATTTGGATTGACTGTGACACTGACCAGTTACAGCTTCGATCGAAGAAAAGGTCTACAGCAGATAATTGGCAAGCTAATTACATAAAAGAAGAGGAAGAGTTTAATAAGATTTATTCTAATATTGATCCAAAACATTCATATCATGTAGACAACAATGGAGATATATCAGAAGCAATTGGAAAAGTCGAAAGTATTATATTATATGAGCAGCATTTAGCTTAGAGGTGGTGAGAGAAAGATGTTTGAGAGTTTCTGTAAGCATAAATCTTACAAAATAATCAGATGTGAAAAGAGTGAACATAAATATACATGTCAGTGCATGAAATGTGGCAAGCAGTTTGAACTGCCAAAAGCACCTGATGAGATGTATACCATTGGACAGGTTGTAAAACTATGGTAAGGAGGTAAATATGTTTAAAGAGTATTGGATTGAATTAGATACCATTGATGGAGCAAAGCAATTAAATGCAATTGCGCTCAGTTATGAAGAAGATATAGATATTATTAAGGGTAGGTATGTCATTGATGCAAAATCAATTCTTGGTATCTTTAGCTTGGATATTTCGAAGCCAGTGAAAATAAAGATTCATTCTGATGATCTATCCGTATTGGATAAGTTCTATCAGGATATTAAAGATTTTGTTTTGTAAAATATTATATATAAAGAAGAGGTGATTTTAGTGAGTCGAATACGTGATTTGTATATCGATTATGACTGATGGGTGCATAGTTAATACGATTAAAGCCATATGTGAGATGTACAATGAAGATTTTAAAAGAAAACGTCAGAAATCCCATTAGCTTTAGCTGATGGGATGAATGACAGAGAATAATCATATATGAATAATAAATGGAAATCTAAAAACAGACATAAATTCTTATTACAATATCATCTCATATTTGTTTGTAAATACAGAAAGAAATTATTTCTAAATAAATCTATATCAGATGATATAAAACAGTTTTCTTATGAAATATGCCAGAAACATAATGTGATAATTCATAAAACGGAGACAGATAAAGACCATATTCATTATATGATTGGGACTGAACCTAATATCAATCTGTCAAATCTGGTTAGGATTATAAAATCATATACAACTTATCATATATGGAAGTTACATAAAGAATATCTGTCTAAACATTTTTGGAGAGAACATACATTTTGGACAGACGGATATTTTTTTGTAGCATCGGAAATGTAAGTGAAAAACAATTAAGAAAATACATCGAAAATCAAGGATAAAAGAGAGAATAATATACTGAAAGGAAGTGATCATAGATGTTGGTTGCATATAAATACAGATTGTACCCTAATAAAGAACAACAAGAATATTTTGCGAAATGTTTTGGGTGTGTACGATTCATCTATAATCGTATGCTTTCAGATAAGATTGAGTATTACAAAGAAACAAAACAAAAACTAAATAATACTCCTGCTCAGTACAAGAAAGAATTTCCTTGGTTAAAGGAGGTTGATTCACTTGCATTAGCAAATGCACAGATGAATTTACGAACTGCTTATAATAACTTCTTCAAAAGACCAGAAGTAGGTTTTCCTAAATTCAAAAGTAAGAAAAATCACAACTATTCTTACACTACTAATAATCAAGGTGGAAATATTTATATATCAGATAAATATATAAAACTTCCTAAGATTGGATTAATAAGAATTAAGAAACATAGAGATTTTGAAGGATTGATAAAGTCTGTTACTGTATCTCAAACTCCATCTGGAAAATATTTTGTTTCTGTATTGGTAAGTCAAGAAGATAAAGAAAGATTTTCAAAGTCGAATAATGAAATTGGTATTGATTTAGGTATCAAGGAATTTTGTATTACTTCTGATGGAGAAATGATAGAAAATCCTAAATATCTGAGAAAGTCAGAAAAGAAATTAAGAAAATTACAGAAGGATTTATCTCGATGTCAAAAAGGAAGTAAGAATAGAGAAAAATGTAGAGTAAAAGTTGCAAAACAACATGAAAAGATTACAAATCAAAGAAAAGATTTTTTACATAAGTTGTCTACTAGAATTATTCGTGAAAATCAAACAATAGTTCTTGAAGACTTAAAAGTAAAGAACATGATGAGTAATCACAAGTTAGCAAAATCAATCGCAGACGTATCTTGGAGTGAGTTTGTTAGACAGTTAGAATATAAAGCCGAATGGTATGACAGAGAAATTATCAAAATTGACACTTGGTATCCATCAAGTCAGATATGTTCTAATTGTGGTCACAAAGATGGCAAGAAAGCATTGTCTATCAGAGAATGGACTTGTTCTGTTTGTGGTGCACATCATGAAAGAGATATAAATGCAGCTATAAATATTCTCAACGAAGGTTTGAGAATGAGAACGGCAGGAATTGTCGAGATAGCCTAAGTAAACTTGTGCGGTTACGCACATTGATTAGGAAGCCATCGAAGCTTTAGCTTCGTGGTAGTTCACTCACATCAAATGCAATGATGAATATATGTTTTGGATATATATGGAACAAAGATTGGAATGGAATTAAATGCCACAATTGGTACGACATATATTACAAAATACAGGAATTAAACGAAAGGAGTACAACAGATAATTGACATACATGACAAGCCATGAGCTTGCTAAAGAGCTATTAAATAGACCAGATAAATTAATCAAAGCTACTTATGGGAATAGAGAATATAACATTAGAGATTATCAAATTGCCGTAGATAAACGCAATTATGATGACTCTACTACATATTGGAGACTGAATTTATGTTCAGAACAAATTTCATAGAAAGGAGATTTTATGAGCATTGCATTAATAGGGCAAGAATGTAGTGGTAGACATACTGTGTTAAATGAATTATTGGCTATGGGATACGATACCATTAGATATTATACGACAACTCCTGATTATGGATACGATAATAACTATCATATTAGTGACAAAGAATTCTGTGAAATGATTGATAGTGACCAGTTCCTATATTGGGAAGCTTTTGAAACAAATGATGGCATTAATTATATCGGAACTAAATATTCTGATTATGCTGGTGGAAATAAAGTTGTCATAGTAGAAGATATGGCAAAGTTACATACATTAGTTTCGTACTTCCCAGAGTTTAAGTCTATTTATTTAAAGGTAGATAAACATGAAATTAATAATCGAATAATGTCTATATATACTACGAAAGATGCCGTTAAAAAGGTAAAAAAGCGTAACAAGAAGTTAAAGGCGAGAAACCAAGGGATGGAAACACTTGCTGATTGTATAGTTGATAATTATGGCAGATTACCTTATCAAACAGCAGTGATATGCAAGTGGTTTGATCAAGAGTAGGTGAAAAGGTTAAATTCTTATGGAGTTGAGAAAGGAGAAAAATGAACGTTAGTAAAGCAGAATATGAAGTAAAAACAGCAATGGCAAACGATTTATTAAAAGCAGAAGAGTATATCAATTCACTTGGTGTTGAAACAAGAAAACCAGGTGATGATGACAAATTTAGAAGTATATACGATGTGTTGAGTGACATTGTGACAGTATGGAACAATAATCCAACCATCGGCAAAGATGTAGAAGAGTTCTTAGCTGGTAATCCTGAGACTTCTGATGAATTAGATGAATTTCTAAGCCATTATAATTTGGATGGAATTATGAGAAACAGATAGGAGGATATATATTGACAAAAGTAATTAAAAGAGATTGTACAGAAGTTAATTTTGATAAATCAAAAATCTCAGTAGCAATTCTTAAAGCAATGAAAAATGGTTCAGGTATTGTAAAACAAAAGATTGCAGAAGATATTGCAGATGAGATTGAAGAGGAATGTAAAAACAAAGAAGAAGTAAGCATCTCTGATATTGAATCAATGGTTTATGATAAATTGATTACTAAGAAGCAGAGACTTACTGCAAAAGCATACGAGGGATATAGAAGTATTCGTGAGTTTCAGAGAGAAAATGAGAATACAACAGATTCCGAGATTGATGAACTGTTAGATGGTGAAAGCGAATATTGGAATACTGAAAATTCCAATAAGAACTCAAAAATATTAAATACTCAGCGTGATTATATGGCAGGAATTGTAAGTAAGGATATTTCTCGTAGATTTTTACTTCCACCAGAAATTGTACAAGCGCACGATGAAGGTATTATTCATTTCCATGATATTGACTATTTTGGTATGAATGCGATGAGTAACTGCTCACTTATTAATCTCGAAGATATGTTACAGAATGGTACTTGTATTAACAAAGTAATGATTGAAAAACCACATAGATTTATTACTGCTTGTACAATCGCCACTCAGATTATTCTTGGTGTTACGTCACTTCAGTATGGAGGGGCTACAATTACTCTTACACATTTAGCACCATTTGTAAGAGATAGTTACAACAGATACTATGAGAAATATAAGTCATGGGGTTTTTCTAATGAAGATTGTAAGAAGTATGCAGAAGTTGATACCAAAAAAGAAGTAGCAGATGGCGTTCAGACATTTAACTATCAGTGCAATTCTATGTCTAATTCAAATGGGCAGTCTCCTTTTTTGAGTGTATTCATGTATCTTGGAGAGACTACAGAGTATAAAAAAGAACTTGCAATGATTATTGAGGAATTCCTTAATCAGAGATTGCTTGGTCTTAAAAATGAAGTAGGTGTTTATGTCACACAGGCATTTCCAAAACTTCTTTATGTCTTAGAAGAAGATAATATTCATGAAAATTCCCCTTATTGGTATTTAACAAAACTTGCGGCTAAGTGTACTGCAAAGAGAATGAACCCTGATTATATTTCAGAGAAAATTATGAAGAAATATAAAGAAGGTAACTGTTTCCCATGCATGGGCTGTGTTGACGGAAAAGAACTCGTTACATATAAGATTAAGGATAATTTATATGTAGAATCATTTGAAAGAATGTGGAGGAGATTGTCTGATTCATTTGAAATTAAACATCAGTATTCCGAAGATAATCCTAATTTATATATGGATTTATCAGAAGTAACAATTTATGATACAGAAAAAGGATTTGTTGATACAAAAAGAATTATTCGTAATGTATCAAGCGAATGGTTAGATGTTGATTTTTCAAATGGTAGAAGGTTGTTATGTACAACAGATCACCCATTAACATTGAGAAATGGTAGAAATGTACGTGCATCAGAGTTAAAACTTGGAGATAAAATTTTAATCAATTCAAATCAGTATAACGAAGAATCAACTCTATTCAATATTGATAAAGCATGGCTACTTGGATTTATGCTATGTGATGGATGTTATCAAAATAATCATGTATTCGCTTCTATTGCTGCAACAGGAGAAGATGAAATTGAAGAAAAATTTAGTAATACATTTACTAAGTATTTCGGTCTGAATGTTAAAACAATTCTACAAGAACGTGGTAAAAAAGGAACATACAAAGATTTATGTGCAATTTCAGATAATAACGGTGGAATTCAATATGTGACAAATTATTTTACATCAAAATTTGGCGGCATTAATAAAGTAAATAGACAAATTCCAAATGAAGTATTCTCATGGAATTATGAAGCGAAGCTTGCTTTTTTTGCAGGAATGATTGATGCAGACGGATATGTCAATTCACATCAAAATGAAAATAACTTTTCTACTGTTCAAATCGGCTCTACTAATAAAGAATTAGCACTTCAGCAAATGGCGTTAGCACAATCTATTGGAATCCCAGCTAAAATTTATCATAATCATTACACAAAGAAAAATCCAGAATTGATTAGATATAGGGTTGAATTTTACCCAACTGATGAATTAGTTAATTACATTGTATGCAAAAAGAAATGTGATAACTATATTGAATCAAATGTATCAGGATATGCTATTGAATCAGAGGTTATCAAAATTAATCCGATTCATAAAGAAATGTATAGTTATGATGTGACAACATCTAGTGAGCATTTTGAAGTTAGTGGTATTTATAGTCACAATTGCCGCAGTTTCCTTTCACCTTATAAAGACGAAAATGGTAATTACAAATTTTATGGAAGATTAAACCAAGGCGTTGTTACCTTAAACCTTGTAGATGTAGCATTATCATCTGAAGGAGATTATGAAAAGTTTTGGAATTTAATGGAACAGAGAACAGAATTATGTCATAAAGCATTACTTTGCAGACATAAACGATTAGAAGGAATATTATCTGATGTCGCACCTTTATTGTGGCAGTATGGAGCATTTGCGAGACTTAAAAAGGGTGAGAAGATTGATAAATTACTTCATAATGGATATGCAAGTATTTCTCTTGGATATGCAGGGTTATATGAATGTGTAAAATATATGACTGGTAAATCACATATTGATTCACAGGAAGGTCATGATTTTGGTATTAAAGTAATGCAGTTTATGAATGATAAGTGTGACCAGTGGAATAAAGAGCATTATATTGGATTTTCAATTTACGGATCTCCAATCGAAAACACAACGTATAAATTTGCGAAGTGTCTACAGAAACGCTTTGGAATTATTAAAGGCATTACAGATAGAAACTATATTACAAACAGTTATCATACATTTGTAAAAGAACCAATTAATGCATTTGATAAACTTGCTAAAGAATCAGAATTTCAGGCGTTATCACTTGGAGGTGCGATATCTTATGTTGAGACAGATGGATTGGTAAATAATGTAGATGCTATTTTGGAAATGAATAAATTCATCTATGACCATATTATGTATGCAGAAGAAAATACAAAGTCTGATTACTGTCAGATTTGTGGTTATGACGGTGAAATCAAAATTATTGATGAGGGTGGTGAACTTATTTGGGAATGCCCAAATTGCCACAATAGAGATAAAGACAAGATGAATGTAGCAAGAAGGACTTGCGGATATATTGGAACTAATTACTGGGGAAAAGGACGTACTCAGGAAATTAAAGAGAGATATGTTCATATGACAGATATTGCGGAGGATTTATAATGGCACAGATTTTTAGAATAAGTGGATATTTAGTTGATCCATCTGATGACTGTAATAAGGAAGAAATTAAAGTATCTATTACAGATAGATTAGATATGTTTTGCCAGCAGTTACATATTGAATCTGCTGATATTGGAGAATGGGAAGACGATAACCCATTAAATTATGAAAATTGTGATTTAGCATATTGTACTCAATATTTTAAACAGACCAATAATTATTTTAAGTTTGATAGACCATTACCAGCGGTAGGACAAAAATACAAACACTTTAAAATTGGTAAAATTGTTACGATTATTGGAATTTCAAGACATACAGAAACTGAAGAGGTGACGGTTGTTTATGACTATGAAGGACATATTTGGAATCGTCCTCTTGAAATGTTTATGAGTGAGGTTGATAAAGAAAAATATCCTAACACTACACAAAAATATAGATTTGAACTTGCGGAGGATTGATTATGAGGTATGCACAAATTCGGTCTATGGACATTTCTAATGGAGAGGGAGTTGGAGTCTCCCTCTTCGTTCAAGGATGTCCGTTCCATTGTTTCAATTGTTTCAATTCTGAAACATGGGATTTTAATGGTGGTAAAGAATGGACAGAAGAAATAAAAGATAAATTTATGAAAATAATTGATAGACCATATATTAAACGAGTATCATTCCTTGGTGGTGAGTGCCTAGCTGAACAGAATTTAGATGGGATTTTAGATTTAATTAAGGAAATCCGTAGTTCTTTTCCTGAGAAAACCATCTGGTTGTATACAGGATTTACATGGGAGGATATTATGTATCGAAGAATGCCACATCCACCAAAATATACACAAGCAGATTTTTTACAGTGGAATAAAAGAAAAGAGATTATTTCCTTATGTAATGTGGTAGTTGATGGCGAATATATAGATGAGCAACGTAACTTATCTAAAAAATGGGCTGGGAGTGATAATCAGCGAGTAATTTCAGTTCAGGAATCTCTCGCTCAGAACAAAGTAGTTTTATATTGTGATTAACTTAAAAGGAGGTATACTCTTATGGCAGTAGCAATTATAACATTTTTTCTTGGTTGCATTCTCGGTATAACCGTTGCATCGTTATGTAGTGCAGCCAAAACAGGTGATGATCTTATATCATCATGCACAGAAGAAGGTGAAGAACAATATCATATCTAATAGAGAAGTTTAAAGGCATTTATCGAATCAAAGCACCAATAGATACAAAGACAAATGATTTTCCACGAAAGATGAATAGCCAATATGAAGACATAGATTTATACATCGACTGTCAATTTGGCAATAAAGTATTCTACCAAGGTAATAGCACTTTGTTGGCATATATTCCATCGATCGGACGTGGCAGAAATATTATTCAAAAGATTCAAGAAACAAATCCATCAATTATATATAATATAGAAGAAACAGATGAAGAAATTCTATTTGAATTCAAATATGTCAATTCTGACAAAATTATTCCATTGTTAAAACCTAGAACCAATGGTGCAAATATATCACCATTCTCAAGCAAGAACTTGCCACGAAATAATGAATATAGATTACCAGATGAAGTCTTGAATAACTATAAAGAAATAATCCAAAATGTACCCCCAAACAAGCTTCTCAGTATTAATATTATACAGAATTCTTTTATTAAGTCGTTGGCATCAAAGAAGCATCCATTATCCGAAATAAAAGCTGATATGAGATTAAAAGGATTGCGTGGTAAGGAATATATACATTCTATTGGCAAGTGGGATAAGTATATTAAATATTTAAAGGAGAACTTATATGGAAACAATTAAGATAAAGTATTTTGACGATGAGATAGATAAAATTGAAAAGATTAGCAAAGGAGATTTAATTGATCTTCGTGCAGCAGAAACAGTAGAAATGAAAAAGGGTGAATTCCGGCTAATTTCTCTTGGCGTAGGCATGAAGTTACCTAAAGGTTACAAGGCAAATGTATACCCAAGAAGTAGTACATATAAGAATTTTGGTATTATTCTAGCAAATAGTGTTGGTCAAATAGATAATAGTTACAGCGGAGATAATGACTGTTGGAAATTCCCAGCTATTGCTATGAGAGATACTATAATTCGTAAGAACGATCGAATTTGTCAGTTTGAGATTCAGAAGATTCAGCCTGAGATCGAATTCGTAGAAGTTGATCACTTAGATGATGAATCAAGAGGTGGAATTGGGTCTACTGGGACAAATTAAAGAGGTGAGCATATATAGAACAAACAGTGGAAATTAAGGATAAGATTAATCTTACCATTAAAGAAGCATCGATATACTCTAATATTGGAGAAACTACAATTAGAAAACTCCTATCTGCAACGGCATGTCCTTTCTTATTAAAAGTGGGTAATAAACAGTTAATTAAAAGAAATGAATTCGAGAAATATTTAAATAGTAAGCATTTTATATGAGATTGATATAACAATAAGAATCTTTGTGTGGTATAATACATACACGCAGAGATTCTTTGCCTTATATAAAGGAGGAATTACGATTGGGCAAAGATCTAAAAGGGAAAGAATTAGGGCAAGGTATCGTCCAAAAAAAGAGTGGTAGATATGAAGCAAGATATGTTGATCGTTTTGGCAAAAGAATATCGATTTCAGGCAAAGATTTAAAAGATGTCAAAAAGCGATACAATGAAGCATTGTATGAAAATGATAAACAAATCAACATCAGAGAGAATATCACACTCGATGAGTGGTATAAAAAATGGATGGATGTTTATAAGTTTGATGTTATACGAGAAAATACAAAAAAATATTACAACACAGTATACAAAAAGCATATATCACCTTATCTTGGTATGTTCCATTTAACAGATATTACTCAATATCAAATTAAAAAGAGACTCAAAGAATTAAAAGAAAACGGGTATAAATTTGAAACTTGTAATAAGGTGAAAATTTTATTGGTTGATATTTTTAATAAAGCTCTTATCAATGAATATGTGCGAAGAAATCCAGCAAAGGGAATCACTTTAAAAAGAGACGAGAAAAAAGATATTAGAGTATTAACCAGAGAAGAACAGGTAACTTTCTTTGATTGCTGTAAAGGCACATTTTATGATAATCTATTTGTGGCTGCGGTATCAACAGGAATGAGAATTGGAGAACTTGCAGCATTAAAATGGGAAGATATTGATTGGAATAACATGGTTATTAATGTCAGAAAAACACTTGTATACCAACAATATGAGGGTGATCCGAAAAAGGATTTTCATTTTGAGAACCCTAAGACAGATACAAGTACACGAAAAATCCCAATTAATAGGCAATGTGAATTAGCCCTAAAGAAGCAGTTCATGCAAAAAAGAGCTGTAGCATCCAAACAGCCAATTACTAAAAATGTTAGGGAAGATTGTGCAGATTTGTTATTCACAACAAGATTTAATACACCTTTAAATTCTCAAATTGTATGTGATGCAATCAACAAAATTATTGAAGAGATTAATCTAACAAAAGACTATTTAGATGAAATGGAATCATTTTCTGCACACTGTTTTCGCCACACATTTGCCACACGTTGCTTTGAAGCTGGTATTGCACCAAAGACAGTACAAAAATATCTGGGACATGCTACATTACAAATGACAATGGATCTCTATACATCTGTTATGCCACAGCATATGGAGACAGAGATGAATAAATTTGCAGATGTACTTGACACCATCTCTCAATCGGGTGATAATCTTGTCGAAAAACAATACAAAAATACAGTCCATAATGCTAAAGTAACTGTTTTTCGTGGAGACTCAATGGTGGTATAACTGGTGTTAGTGGAGACAAATATTCAAAGAATGGCTTAAAATAAGCATTTGTGAAGTACCAATTTTAACAACAAGAATATCTTATTACGTATACCAGATAACCCCGTATTTATGGACAGAAAAGGCGGATAAAAAGAAAAATGAAACAGCAGAATAAACGATTAATACTTCTATGTATAGCAGCTTTGTTGATATTGTTTATGGGAGCCGGGAAAAATACCGGAAATGTGCAGGCTGCGGAATCAGTAAAGAAACAGGAATTATCACAGGACGAGAACACACATACATTTTCAAATGCCAGTGACGGTTCCTTCCAATATGATTATGCAGTAAAGTCAGATTACTATAAAGGTATGGGTGTAGATGAGAGCACCGGACTGAAATATGCACTTGTAAGCTATGATGAGAAGCTGTGGGCGGTTGTAGTAACTAAGAAAAGTGAGTTTAATGGTTCCTATGATACCAGCTCTTATACAGGCAAGATGTCATTGAAATTTAAGCCGGCAACGACAAAGACCGTGCTTCGGTTTTCAAAAAATAAAACCGGAAACACAGCTCTTGAAAAATGCTTTTACTATAGTGACGATTATTCCATTCTAACAACCGGTTTTTCAAAGGATATATATTACATTGACGGAACACCGGTAAAAGGAATCAAGAAGGTAGCAGGAACGTATTATTTCTTCCGGAAAGGAAAGCGGGTGGATGAAACCGGCTGGTATCCATATGGAAGATCACAGGTATATGTAAAGGATGGAAAGGCAATATTCCGTTTTTCAGGAGATGCCTGTTATTCATTTACAAATGGCAAGAAACAGCGTGTAACGGATCGTTACATCAGCGTTAAAGGCACAGTGTACTGGTTTGATGCAGCGGGTGCACTGGCACAGGGAATGAAACAGGCCGGCGGAGAATATTATTATCTGCGGGATGGTGTAAGCCGTCGGAACTATTATAAAAAGGTTGATCGTTATGGCTATTATTTTGGCGAAGATGGCAAAGCAGTAAGAGATACATGGGTAAATGTAAAAAATGCCATGATGTATTTTAATGCAAATGCACGTAATACAAAGACCTATTATCTGGATGGATATAAGGACAGCGAGCGGATCGGAATGTATAAGATCTACAGTAAAAACAAATGGAATTTTGTAACAGATGGCATTTATAAGATCGATGGCTCATTTGTATATTTTAAAAATGGAAGACATTATACATCAACCAGATGGTACAGCTCAAATGATACGACCATGTATTATATCCGAAAGGGAGAAGTGCTCTATAAACGAAAACAGTCCGGAAACGGATATGTGCTGTATCAGGCAAATGGAGTCAGATGGAAGAAAGTTTCCAGTATGTGGGCGCCATATAATAAAGGAAAAACCTTTTACTATGATAAAAATGGAACAAGTCTGTACCGGTATTTTAATGCCAGCTATTCAAAGAGCAAATACAGGAACACAGTATGGATCTATGATGCAGGAAGTTCCGGATGGCAGCAGGTAACAGATAAATTATTAAATATTCATTCGGATTATTATTATATACCGGAAGATGGCGTGATAAAGGCAGAAGAGGGCTGGCAGACCATTGACAAAAAAACTGCAGTCTATACGGATGCTTCCGGAAAAGTATCAAAATACATATATTATGACAAGACCGGAAAATATTCCATATACAGAGAAGGACAGAAGCTGGATCAGATTGTTCCGGGGATTGTTACTGTCCAGATCAATGGCAAGACGGTATATTACCTGATGAATGAACAGGGACAGAGTGTATCTGGAAGTCAGTCCGTGGATGGATATCTATATGACTTTGATAAATATGGACGTGCATATAGCAGACGACTGGAAGGTTCTGTTTACTGGGATACGGATGCATGGATGAAGCGCGTGATTCTGGCATATCTGGGTAAGACAAATATATATTGCAATGTATTTGTCGATCAGGCATTTGCACTTGCTGGTGGAGATGATCCATCGCAGAAACTTGCGGTTCAGTATACAAGTCCGGAAAAAGGCGGTATCCTGTTAGATCGGATGTATACCGGAACGGAATGGGGCGGTGCCGGAACTGTGACCGGAAAAGTTGTTCTGTCAGATGGGAAAAGCTGGATGAAACAGGATTCGATTCAGTTGAATTCAGATATTGTAGATTTCTCATATGATGCATTAACTCCGGGAGACGTGATCGTATATTATAAAAACGGAGAGACAGAGGCAAGCCATGTTTCCCTGTTTCTTGGTAAGTTTAAAAATGCGGCAGCGGTTAAGAAATATCTGATCCGGATGGGTGTTTCCAAACAGTTGGCGGAAGCCTGTGTCAAGGACTGGGGCGCTTATTATGATAATGATGGAACTTACTGGTGTATTCACGGTGGAATGGGAAGCAGTAGTCAGGTCTATATCAGTAACAGTACTTATTGTATTCCGGCATCCGGCAATACATATACGTATGGAAGAAAGATCATAAATGTGATCGACTGATAATACAAAAGCATTAGAATGCGGATATTGCATGGTTGTATGTAACTTACAACAGCAAATTGTCGTATCTAATGCTTTTTTAGATGTTTATTCCTCAGAAGATAATTCTTCCCACTGTTCATACATCGTGTTCAATTCTTCTTCTACAGAATTTCGTTCTTTTGTCAGATCATTTAACAGTGCAACATTTGTTGCATTTTCAGGAACCAGAAATTCTTCATCAATTTCAGCCAGACGGTTTTCAAGCTGTTCGATCTTGTCTTCCAGCTTTTTCAGATCATTTGCTTTTTTCCGAAGTCTTGCCTGTTCGGCTTTGTTTTCCTTCCAAGAGAGCTTTGCCTGGGATTCTGTCTGTTTTTCCTGAGAGACAGTATCAGATACTGGTGCAAATGCCTGCTTTCCGGTGGAAGCCGGCTGGGCTCTGTGGCTTTCGTAGTAATCATAGTTTCCAATATAATTGGTTAACTGCTTATCCTTTAATTCGATGATCCTTGTTGCTGTCTGATTGATAAAATATCGATCATGGGATACATAAAGGACTGTTCCGGTATAGTTCCGTATCGCTTCTTCAAGGATCTCCTTGGATGTGATATCCAGATGGTTGGTCGGCTCATCGAGAATCAGGAAGTTTGCAGATGAGAGCATCATTTTGGCAAGGGATACACGCCCTTTTTCGCCCCCGCTCAAGTCTGCGATCCGTTTGAACACATCCTCTCCGGTAAACAGAAAGGCGGCAAGAACGTTTCGGATCCTGGTATTGGTCAGGTCGGGATAGGCGTTGCTGATCTCGTCAAATACCGTATTGTTCATATTCAGGACCTGATGCTCCTGATCGTAGTAACCGATCTTGACACGGGAGCCTAAGATGACAGTTCCGGCATCCTTTGGAACAAGCTTGTTGATGATCTTTAAGATCGTAGTCTTACCGGTTCCGTTTCCGCCGATCAGGGCGACATGCTCACCACGTTTGATCTCCATATTCAGATCGGAAAACAGATTATACTGTTCAAAGGCTTTGGACAGCCCTTCGATCGTAAGTACATCTTCACCGCTGATAACGGATGGTTCCAGCGTCAGCCGCATTTCACTGTTTAATTCGGTTGGCTTGTCCAGACGTTCCACACGGTCTAATATTTTTTCACGGCTTTCTGCCCGTTTGATTGATTTTTCACGATTGAACTGCTTTAATTTTGTGATAACTTCTTCCTGATGCTTGATATCTGCCTGCTGGTTTAAGTAGGCTTTCATCATATTTGTCCGGATCTCGGCGCGTTTTTGAGAGAAGTAGGTGTAGTTTCCGTTATATACGGTGCTGTGTCCACGATCAAGTTCTACGACCTTTGTTACGATCTTATCCAGAAAGTAACGGTCATGGGAGACAAGAATCACACTTCCCTGATAGCCGGTTAGAAAGGTTTCAAGCCAACTGATCGAATCCATATCCAGATGGTTGGTTGGCTCATCCAAGATGATGATATCCGGTTTTGTAAGAAGAAGTCTGCCGAGTGAAAGACGGGTTTTTTGTCCGCCCGATAAGGTATCGGTATGACGGTCGAAATCTTCTTTGGAGAAGCCGAGACCTTTTAATACTCCGGTGATCTCACTTTCGTAGGCATATCCGTTTTTATATTCAAATTCATGTGTATAGCGGTTATAGGTTGAGAGGGCGGATTTCAGTTCGTCGCCGGTCAGTGTTGTCATATCCTGTTCCAGTTTGCGGATCTTATCCTGAAGCTCGATCACAGGCTTCATGGCATCCTCCATCACGCCGTATACCGTATCGTCATAGAAAATATCCTGATGCTGGGAGAGGTAACCGATCGTACGGTCTTTTGATAAAACAATCTGTCCGGAATCTGCTTCTTCTTCCTGCATAATGATCTTTAATAATGTTGTTTTGCCTGCACCATTGATACCAACGATCGCCATTTTTTCCTTATCTTCAAGATGAAAGGATACATTGTCGAGAATTACGTTGGTTCCGAATGCTTTACTTATATTTTGACAATCGAGAATCAT